ATTCCCATGAAATACTAATTTCATGTAAATTGTTCTGCCAATTCACATCCTTCGATATGACAAAAATCATCAATTCTGCAATCAAAACAACAAGTTAAATTAGGACATAAATATTGAACAATATGACAAACATCATCTCCAAATTTATTCTGCAATTCATTTAAAATTTTTGTTACCATTCTAGAATTTGGATGTCCAATAATAGGACATTCATTACAATTTTCATCACACAATTTCATCTTATCCCCCAACCACATACTTACTAACGTACTCGGCATAACTAATACCTTGCGCCTTCGCACGAACGTGACGGATATGATCTTTGCGAGACATAGTAATTGGTTTTTTGGTTGCTGTTACATCTTCAGGCGCTTTATAATTCTTCATAGCATCCAACGCCAAAGATTTGTTAGTGAAGTGACCGGTGACGACTTGATTTGTGATTGTGTTAACAACATTCCATTTACGTTGTGAATCCTGTGTGAGTTTTAAGTTAGTGTTATTCATTTTTTATATTCTCCTTTTAATTTAATAGATTAAAGTAAACCATCCAACCATTTATTTACATTTTCTAATTTCCAATTTTTTACATCTTTCTCTGTAACTTTCAGGATATTATCAAACATAAATAAATCTTCTTGCGTGTCATCATCTTTAAAGTGTACAGAAAAATCTGCAAATAATTCTAATACGGGGTCATCTTCTGGAAATTTTTCTCGAATCCATTTAAAAATATTTTTTAAATGTTCATCCATGTTATTACTCCATCTTATAAAGTTCTGTCATAAATTTAAGATTTTCGTTGGATTCATAAGTTTCTCTGAATCTTTTTAATTCTTCTGTTAAGGCTAACATACAGTCAGAATTATGAAGTTGAACTCGCTCTGCCCAACTCATATCAATACGATCTTGATTTAGCCAATATTCATCTTTAGCTCTTTCTGTTGGTGAACTATACATGTCTGCCATTATACTACCTCCAATTTTTTAGATTTACGTACCTTTTCATCACACCTATCATCGAACCACCACTTTAACTTATAGTGTTCTAATAATACTTTATACCCTGCTACCATATCCATGTAATCACTCCAAGTCATTTTATAGAGATGTGTTAATTTGTTTTCTTTGGCATAAGCTCGCATTGCATTGTAATCATAAAAATTTACTTTCTTTGATTTCTTTGCTTGCTCGTACTCAAAAAAACATTTTTTTGGAGTTTGTTTGATTACTTGCTCATCTGTTAAGGTCATTCTGTTAAGCTCCTTTCAATAATTTTACCTAGCGCCCCTGACAGAATTTGAATCTGTACCATCGGATTAGAAGTCCGGCACTCTGTCCAATTGAGTTACAGGGGCAAAAATTCTAATGCCCAGTATAACATTCCCTTGCCAACTTCACGCCTTCAATTTTGCCACGCAATCTGATAACATCATCGTGAAGCGATTTATAATATTCAGGATTCTTTTCCTGAACACCTGCTTGAGACATTGATTCCAATCTTTCTGTTAGAATGTTTTGCAGTCCATCAATTGCACCTTGAAGCCTTGAAATATAATCTTGATCCATTTTATTTATCCTCTGTTCTAGGTTTTAATTCAAATATCTTTTCACATGAAATATCTTGAGAAAATACATTAAATGCTCTAATAATTATATATTGAACATCAAACGACATCAACAACCTTTCAAATAATTTGAATTTTTTCTTAATATCAACGCTAGTTCCATCTTTAAAAACTACAAATATATTAATTATGTCGCCCGTTTCCATTTGTTATCATCCTTTCTTCCCATAAAATGCGATTTCATGGTGTTAGCCTTTTTGGTTAGATAAATTTGTGAGCATGAAAATCTGAATGTCTTTTGAAACTTTCTCTGAGACAAGAGCTTTTGCCATTTTGGTTAATTTTGCATATGTGGTTACATTGTTACTATTTTCTCTTAATAAAATGGCAAAAATCTCTGTGAATCCTAAAGATTTCAAAATGGAAACAAATTTATTTTTTGCAAAATCAGCATACTCTTTAATTTTATTATATTCTTCAGCGGTTTCTACCAATGGATATTTTTCAGAAACAAAGGATTTTAAATCTTCAAAAGAACATTCTTGTACAAGTCGAATTTCTTTGGCTGTAACTTTTGAGTCTTCACCTACCCATCCCCTATATGAAGACATATATAACCCTTTTGATCCTTCGGCTTTTTCATATGATATTTTTTCGACTAGTGCTTCCGCAACAAAGAACCTATTGATTCCATTTAATTCATAATAATTAAAAACATCTTTTAATTTTGTGCAAATATGAAAACCTGATTTGCACAATACAACATCATCTTTGTCATGTACGAATATTTTGCCAACTTCATACTGAAATTCTCTGCATTGAAGATTTTCTTCTGTTCCCTTATATCCCTTTACCCAAATCCATTCTTTTTGTGGTTCTTCTTTTTTTATCTCTAATGGAGCTGATTCGTGCTGAGTAGTAGGAATCCAAGCATCTGTATTTTCTTTCTTTTTAAATATATTCATTTTATTCTCCTTTTTTTAATTTTTATATTATTTAATTTAATGAAATAGTGATTTCATAGACACTAATACTAAAAATCACAGTCTGACAAATAAAAGCTATAAACCCATTCGTTATTTTCTAAATACAGCTTAAATCTATCATGAATTCCCACAAATAACTTGGATAGTCCCTTTAAATTAGGACAATTATATGCAAACAAAGGGTAGCTTTTTCCTGTGATTGAATCAAATTTATCGGACGTTATTTGTTTAGATAGCATTTTCGTACCACATTTTTTGCAATATTTAATTGGAGGAATAATTTCATTATTTGAATGTGTAGAATTTTCCATCTTATATCTCCTTTTTTTATCTAATTATTACCTAGTGAAATATGAGGCTACTACAATTCTGACTCTTTACAACCATCAAATGCTAACAACTCTTCAATTTCAACAACTTTGACCCATTTGACATCATGCCCAGAGTTTTTTAGTCCATAGTAATAATCTAATGATTTTTCATTTTCTGTAAAGTCCATTCCAGCATCCCATGGATCAGATATATTTTTTCTACTATAAACTCTTTGAAATTCTCTATTGATTTTCATTTTATCCTACCTTTCTGTTACATGAAATGATTGTTTTATGTTACTCAATCCAAAACTCACCTAACGTATCTTTTTCAAGACTTGCTTCTTCAATTTTTTCAACAGTTAAAGTATCGAAATTAGAAAAACAAATCAATGCCTTATCATGATCACCATCCTCATTGGCAAAATGCCCTGAATGGTCATAATACAAAAGTACAACAACTTCTCTTACATTAAATTTCTTTTGAACCGCATCAAATAGTTCATCATATTCGCTCATTTATTTTATCCTTTCTATTATAAACTACCCAATAAAAGAAGTGTTTCACGCGCCAAATTCTGAAGACATGACAGTTACTTCACTAAACTGTTTTTCCCAAATAACGGCTTTTGTTTTTTCATTGACTTCGCCAACAACAATTGTTTCTACATGCCTCAATGCAACCTCTAGGAACAAAACATTGAGCCATTCATCATGTCTAAATACCTTTCTATTACCGTCATCATATATAACGCCTATAATTTTCATTTATCATCTCCTTTCAATCCATTACCATGAAATAATCTTTTCATGGGATTACTTTTCAGTAACATACAAAATTCCGATGGTTGATAAAACACCTAAAATGAAGTGTACAGCATAACCCCAATCACCATATACTGTATATAATGCTGTACCAACCAAATGCCCTAAAACAAAAAGTACAGCAAACAATAAAATTCTCCAAAATGTTCTCATTTTTCATTCCCTTTTTTATATATGATATTATCTAATGAAACAGTCCTTTTATGCTGTTACCGCTTTTGAATAATAAGGAACGTCATCAAATTCTTTTGGGTATTTGCCATAATAAGCCACGATCTCATCGCCGGTAAAATTGCCATAGCCGGATTCTTCTTGACCATCTTCGTTTGTAAACGTAGTGCCAAAATAATCTCCTGCCCACCTAGTCAACTTTGAGCGCATAATCCATTCAATTTGCTTTTCTGTAAATCCTAAGAATGCCAAGTTTTCAATTGACTTGCGCCATCCTTCAGCACCGTAGCGGCCAAAAGAATATGCGTCTTTCGTAGTATCAAATAGTTTATCAACATTTACTTTTTTCATTTTAATCTCCTTTCAAAAATTATTAATCCAACATAGAGCTTTTCCACCAATGATATCGTTATCTAGTTTAATATCTCCCCAATCATAGAGATTCCCAAGGCGATAATCAAACTCTTCCACTTCATCGTTCATTGAATCATCTTCTGCGAACATTTCGAAATCATCAATAACCTCCTCAAATTCAGTTAAATAATCTGCAAATTTTGATTCCATTACTAGACGCAATTTTTCCAATCTGTTAACAATTTCTTTTGCACCTTCTTGTAATGTAAATTCATCATATCTAAGTTTCTCCATAATGTCTTTTATTTCTAATTTTAACTGCCATTGTGACATAATAATCTCCTTTTTGTCTAATTTACACCATGAAATGAACGTTTCATTAGAAACTAATCTTCTGGCTCAAATTTTGTTAAAACAATCTTTCCTTCACTAAAAATTTCTTCCACAGGATCATAAACCTGATACATTTCATATTTGTAAATTACACCAACTTTTATTACATTGCCTTGGTCGTCAATTTCAATATCGTTGGTCAATAAAGGCGCTTCTGTTAACGCTCCGATATCTTCAGCATTTACCCAATCCCATCCGTTACATAAAAAGTCTTCAATGAGTTCCATAAATCTTTGGTCACTATGATAGTCCTTTGTATCATTCAAAAATTCTTTTCTTAATTTTTTTGTAATGTTTTTATTCAAAGAAATAACCAAATCACCATCATTATCAAAACTAAAAGTTACATATTCACCGGTTTCTTTCATAGATTATCTCCTTTTTTTGTGTGCTTTTTTAATTTCTTACATATAGTATGGCACGAAATTTTATCAAAGTCAAGTGTTTTGAGAAATTTTAAGGTTGAAGTTTTCTTTTTTAAGAATACCATTTATTCAATTTTTTAAAAATTTCAACAACTTGATTACATCCTAAATCAACCAACAATTCACACAATAAATCATCGGCTTCAGCATGGGCTTGTTCTCCACCACCATGATTCCTATCATAAATTTCTTGCATCAATGTGCTATAAAGTGCTAAATCTTCATCTGAAATATACATTATTTTCTCCTTTTATAAATTACTCATGAAATTCTTCTTTCATGTAAATTAATAACCTGCTAATTTAAACATCCTGTTCATAACAACCTTATCACCACCATCATACTCACATTGACAATTATTACATAATCGAACCTTACCATAACCATAATAATCTCTTATAGAAGAGCAATTAGAGCATATAGGAAGCCCACAGGCGAAGCATTTACCCCTTGCGTGTCTTAATGGATATAAATTGGCTGGAGCAAGGCAGAACTGATCTACAATACAGCAAGCAGTCATAATAATTACTCCAATTCCTCATATTCTTGAATATCTGGAAAATATTCCCAAGTGGCGTAATCAATTCTAACATTTTTTCCCTTTACTTCCATAACTGTGCCATACTGAGGAAAAAAATAACCTCTTCCAGATTTATCTATATCGCAATTTCTTAAGTATTTAATTTTCTTTCCAATCAGCTTTTTAACTTCATTGGTATATGTTGGGAAACTTTTGCCATTTTCTAAAATCATTTTAATTCCTTTCTACATGAAAGCATTGTTTCATTCGGCTTCTTGTTTGACTTTTCTAACATATATCGCACCTTCATCCGAAGCAACTTTCTTTTCGAGTTTACACCCTTGATTCCTCATATGTTCTGCCATTTTCCCATGATAAAGTGCTGATCCAAAAGATTTGAGAAACGCATCAGATTCAAAGCCTGTAATTTTAGTAGTTGATCCAATTTTCATATTTATGATATGGTCATATAATTCCGTATATTTGTTCTTTCTATCAAAAAAGAATTCAGGAACATCTTCAATTTCTTCAAATTTATACATCTCATATCTCCTTTTTTTATTTTCAAAATATAAATAGTCGGGGTCATTTGGGTCAAACTCTCCCACATATTCTTCCCTGCCATATAGAGCGTGTTGTATTATCTCTTCTGCAAGTTTCATCATTCTTCTTTCTTACTACATAAAAGTCTCATTTCGTGTGGTGATTTACTTGTTGTTTATTTTGTTAGATAACTTATCCCAAAATTCATCATTTTTTTTGAAAAAATTATTCCAGAAATTTGTCCTAACAGATATAAAAGTAAGTCCAATAATAATTAATGATCCAAGCAAAAACATTCCAAGTGCCATTATTGTATTTAACATTTTATTCAAATCCTTTCTTTATTCCTGCAAAAATTGTATTTAATGCCAATATAAAGAATCCTGAAAACATAATTATAACAATAGTTTCTGCATACCGAACAAGACAAAAGTTAAATATTAAATTTATTGCAATATAAAGCATTTCAATAACACCAAACAATATCACATAGGAAACTAATAATATATTTTCTCTACTGTTTTTCATTTTATATCCTCTCTAAACTTTACCCAATAAAAACCTTATTTCATGGGGATTACTTTGCGAAACTGGCAATTACAACCATCGCAATGACAAGAACAATATAAAAAAGAACCATGCCGTCAATTTCAAATTTCCCAATTTTCATTTTGATCTCCTTTTTCTTATGTTTGATTTATAGTAATATTATAGCACGACATTTTTGTGATTACAATAGTTTTTAGAAATTTTAAGAATTCTAATCTATTTCAGTGAATTCGTCTGTAAAATCTTCGCTAGTATGAATTTTACCAGCAAAGGTGATCCTTCCACCAAAAGCCCTAACATCATCAATTTGTTCTCTCATTTCTTTTTCGGTCTCTAACCACCAATAATCAAAAATACCTTCCATTTCCGCTAAGACCAAATAATCCCTATCGCCAACCATGTTATCCTTCCTTTCTTATATTTGAATTAACCACATGAAAGAGCATTTCATGGGGCAACCATTGATTTTATATATTTTTCTTCGTATCGTCTAATTAATTTTAAATTTTTTCTTTTTTGTTTATCTGATATACAATAAGGTTCTCCAGACAAGATATTCATAATTTCTTTTTTATTTTCTGTAATTAATTTAACTGAAAGATTGTCTGCTAATTTTTCATAAGGGAAAAGCCGATGCAACAATTGTGGGTCAATAGATTCTTGATACTCTGTGCGCCATTTATTATAAATAATAGCGTATTGATCTATTTTCATATTTACCGTGAGCATGTGTGATAATTCATGAAAAAAGATAAATAAAAATTTTGGGCAATTATCATAATTTTCAATAGCAACTTTTGTATCCATATTTTTACGAAAAGATTCGCTATAAAATTCTTTGTATTCTTCAGAATCCTTTCCAAACATTATGCGAATTTCTTTTTCATCAATTCTTGCCATTGAACAATAATATTCAAAACCACATTCAAAAACGGGAATATCTTTATCAAAAAGTTCTTTTATAAGAATAGAGAGTCGCTTCAAAATAGTTTTACTGTCTTCACCATAGGCACATTCAATATGATTTAAGTCCATTTTTATTTATCCTTTCCTACCACATGAAACGGTAATTTCATTGACTAATCAATTAACTTTTCTAAAACTTTTTTCTCTAAATTAGGAAATAATTTCTGTAATCCGGCAATAGTTGTCCTGCAAATAAAATATAATTCTTCAGGAGTTGTTTCATGACATTGCCATCCAGACCAAAAAATTTCTCCATTATTTTCTGAATGAAATACAGTCTTGCCATTTAAATGTTTACCTACATGAATTTGATCCATTATTTAATCTCCTCTTCCTCAATCATTTTTCTAACCTTATCCAATTCTGCTTCTGTATGTACTGTGCCACCAGAGTTGAATTCGAGATACCATTTTAATACTTCTTTACGGGTTTTTAGATCATTGATATGAAATTTTAAAGTTACAGTCATAAAAGGAATTTTGTCAATATCTTTTAAGTAATGACCGTCAAAGACAGGTAATTCATTATTCATAAATTCTAATACCGATGTTAACCGTTGTAAGCCATCCACACAAACAAATTCGCCTTTGAAACTACGCATCCAACCAGGATGATTAAAATAAATATCACGAGATGTCATTCCACCACGAATCAAAAACTCAATATAAGCAATTTTTTGTTTTTGAGTCCAGACATTACCACGTTGAAAATCTGGATTTAATTGTAATCCATGATCTTTTACATGTTCATCAATCCATTTTTTAGCATATTCTAAATCTACATCAAAATGATAATTGCCGTCCCCTGTAAATTTTGGAATATCTTTGTATATTAGTTTGTCCATTATTAATCCTTTCTTATAACACCATGAAATAGAACTTTCATGTTCTACTTTTTACCGAACTCTTTTTCTATCTTTTCTTGCTGTTCAATCATTTTCTTTTCTAGCGCAAAATACATAGCATTAGCGAGAATTGCAGGCAATCCTTCTAGGTTCTCGTCTGCCCACGCCTCAACAGCATCAGACAATTTGTTCCTAACATTTTCAGATAATTCCATTTTTTATCTCCTTTATCTTTTGATAATATCATTATACATATCAAAAATTTAAATTACAATAGAACATTACCTTAAATTAATATCAAATGAAATAACAGTTTCATAGTACTTTCCATTTTGCTTGTGGCAAATGCCCTTTTCTTTTATATTTTTTGCCAATTGGTATAAACATAGATTTGACTTCGTGTTTTTCTTTACTTTGAAAATGTCCTAATTTCAGGCAAGACAAACATAGGTGTTCTTTCTTTTTTAATAATATATTGTATCTTTGCCTTTGTATTATTTTTTCTCTGCCACATTTGTCGCAAATTCTTAATGCGTCATATTTATTTAATAATTTCAGCATATTTCCCTCATAACACCAACATTTCATTTGGTAGGTTGAGCATCCATTTCTTTTTTCTTTGCTTTTGATAGTTGACTCGGAAGCCAATCAGTAGTTGATAAAAAATCTTCAGCTATTGATCTGTATCTGTTAGTTAACGGAATGTCTTTATTAAGTCTAACATAATAGCAAAGAGTCTCCATTACTAAATTTAAATCTTCTTCAAATCCTTCTTTTTCAACTTCAATCCATGTCATTGTATTATCCTTTCTAACCACATGAATACATCATTTCATGATGTTAGTCTAAATTCCTCTAAAATTTGTTCTTTTTCTTCCATTAATTTATTATAATCAATTTTAAAATATTCGGCAAGAATTAAATTTATATCTGTATGTTCTGGAAGATATGATTCAATTTCCTCCCAGTATTTACATAAAGTATATTTGTTTTTTAACCACTCCAAGAAATAACCATATTCTTGAGTGTCAATCCCTCGTGTTTTTAGTGCCTCCATCTTGTCGTGCTCTGGATATTTCATTTTATATCCTTTCTACTAATTCTAATGAAACGAAGATTTCATGGGATTATATTTAATCATTCAGATAAATATGATAAAATATAAGCAATTGCATCAACCGTCCATCCATCTCCAAGCATATTATATCTACTAGTCATAGAAACTCCTTCGGTATAATTTTCGGGTACAGTTTGAAGTCTCTCATATTCAATTGGAGTTAATTTTCTACATTTCCCATCCTGAAATACTTTTTTCTGTAAATTGCCACCTCGACATGATGTCAACGTTGGAGAAGTAAAATCTGGATTATTTACTCGTTTTAATATATCATGTCCATTCAAATTTAAAGTAGCACATACTTTTTTGTCGAATCCATGAAAATCAAATGATTGTTTATACCAGTATTTTTCTTCTATTTCTGAAGAATTTTGCATTATATCTTGTAATATTAATCCTTTATTATTTGGTAATTCTTTCATAGGAATATTAGTCCAATATAATCTTTTTCTATCTTGCGCAGAAAAAATATTACTATTAATTAAAATTGGTTCAACATTTAAACTGTTGTTTATTGTCTCTTGATCTTGTTTGGACATGCCATCAACATTTTCGCAAAGAAAATATACATCTGTATTATTATTCTTTTGTATCCAATGTAGAATATCTGCACAAGGGAAAAACAGCCATGTACTTTTACCTTGTAGTCCATTGTCATATCCGTCTCTTCCTTTTACAGCCTTAGATGCGTTTCGGCAAGGGAATCCAAAAATAACTAAATCAATTTTGGGTAAAGTTTTTAAATAATCAAAATCAATATTTAATAAATCTCCAACTTGAATGGTGTTAGGAAAATTTTTCTGTGTTATTTTTATAGATTCAGAATCTATTTCTGACGCAAAATATTTATTATATTTTATATTCGCTTTATTTAGCGCAATTTGTCCACAAGACATTCCGTCACACAACGATAATATATTAATTTCCAACTTATGCTCCTTTTTATTTTTATTAAATTCCAATGAAAGATATATTTCATGGTGTTAAATAAACCTTTTAATAAGCCTATAAACACCATAAACAACGAGGTTAAAAACCAATGTGAATCCGAATCGAAATGCCACCATTTCCCAACTTTTGTCAAATAATGCAAAAATAGGCGTGATAATCAGCCAACTACCAAACAGCCCGATTGCAAAAGAATCAATTTGTTTATTGTTTTTCATATTTTTCTCCTTTTATACCACATGAAATATAAATTTTATTGAGTATTATAAGGTTAATAAATAAATTGATAATCCTACACACGCAATACTTCCGTATAATGCGCTTCGCCTAGCTTTTGCAACTTTTTTATCTTTTTCAAGAACTAAGAGTATAAAATTGGAAAAAGTTGCGATTGACCAAACTACTAGAATAAAAATATAAATAAACTTTACATTCATTTTAATCTCCTTTTCTTCACATGAAATCTGAATTTTATTGGTCTAATTCTTCAACTAACCACTCAACGGCATCATCAATTGTGCTAAAAAATTTTTTATTCTCATATGCATCATCAGAAATAGATTGCATGTTATATGAACCCTTGTAAACCACAATTTGATCGCTGTTACGATGTTGTGCTACATAATAGGCTAAAGAAGGTTCCCAAATAATAATCCCTTGTTCTCTACCGTTTTGATAGGCTTCAATCCACCATCGTTTTTCATTGTTGGCGATTCTGTCATTTGCTTCAAGAACTTGTAGAACTGCCAAAGAACGAGCAAAGCTAGTAATTTTACGAATCATTTTAATCTCCTTTTTTGTTAACCACATGAAAGTGGTATTTCATGGATTTAATTATTCTTTTTATATTCAATACAATCAAATGCTTTATCAAGTCCGGCTTGCAATCCAGCCACATATCCTTGAAAATAATTATTCTGTTTATGATTCAATGCAAGTTTTAAAATTTCATCTTTGACGGTAGAAATGATCATAAGAGAATCGTTATAGGCAATTTTCTTTGTTGTTGCCATTAATTCATTTACTAACGCTTGTTCAGTAGGCATCTCAATATCCTTTCCTCTTACCAATCAATCGGCTTTTCATCATAAAATTCCCAGCCATAAGTCTTTTTACAATCATCATTGCTAACCATACCACCTTTGAAGAAAAATTCTAACTCACCATCACCATCCCAAAAATATTTCATAATAATTTCTTGACCATTTACCATTTTCTTGAATACATGATATGAACCATCTTCAGGATATCCTTCGTCTAGCAACTCGTCAGGCAGTGGTGTTACATCGTCTTTAAGTTCAAATGTATCATAACATCCTAATTGACGATAATCACCATGTCTGGTATGTTTGACTTCTTGTTTAAAGAATTCGTCACGTAGATTTTCGCCTAATAGATTAGGGTTAGTTTTAGGGTTAATGTTGAGTTTCATAGTTATAGTCCTTTCTGTTAAGCGATTAATTCTAATTCAAAATCAGGTAATTCCCATTCGCCAGATTGTTCATCATCACCCTCTACTATGACGTAATACGTGATCAATCCATCTAATTTATTATTCTCGCCAAATCTGTCTATAATTGCCATTCTTCCAGCAATACCGGCTTCCTCGTTGCTATTAGTAGGTACTATTCTTACTTTATCATTTTCTTTAAAATCGGTCATTTTATGTCTCCTTGTTTGTTATTCCTAATGAAAGTAGAATTTCATGGGACTATTCTTTAATTTCGTTACCGCTTTCATCCAACTTTGTGCAATTGGAATCGCAAGTTTCATTGAATGCAAATTGAAAAACTTCTCTCCATTCAAAACCACAATCGCAAGTGCATTCTCGCTAAACAAAATCATCATCTGCTTCCCATTCACCGACAATAATTTTATCGCCAAATTCTTCTTCTCCACATTTCGGGCATTTCATATATTGATATTGGTTAGACCCTTTTTATCTCCTTTTATATGATGTTGTACCATGAATATTGTTTTCATGGGTTGTTAATTATTTTCTTTATTCCAATCAATATTCTCTTGAATTACCTTATTTGCTTCAGCCATTTTTTCTTCCAACTGTTCATCTGTTACCAACATTGCACCATAATTATCAGACGTAACAAATTCTGTGTCTCCACCTTCTTTAATGTTGTCCCAATCAATTAGAGAAATTTCAACATCTGGATTGTTAGAAAATACTTCTTGAACCAGTCCACCCTGAACGTCAATAAGAATTTTAATTGGAGTTCGATTGATCAGAATACCGGCTTGATTATTAATCTCGTCTAAAAGACTTGCCAGCAAATCAGGATGCTCAATATAGTATTTTGCAATTGCTTCATTATTTTCATTCATAATATTATCTCCTTTTCATTTCGATTGATAGTAATATTATACAGTCCGTTTTTATAGAAGTCAAGTGTTTTGAGTTAATTTAAGAATTCTAATGTTCAATTTTTCCGGTAGGATACCACAAAACTACACACCAATCTTTATTTGTAATATCGTATTCTCTTCTTAAGACTGTATAAGTTTTTTCTTCAAAAATAATAATGTCATCTTTTGCAGGAACATTATTCAAAAACAAAAAACCAATCTTATCAAAAGAAAGTCCAGTATGAACATCTTTAAACCAAATTCTAGTCTTTTCCATTTTCATAGTCCTTTCTATATACATGAAATCCTGATTTCATTAGGTTATTAAAAATTCTTTTTGCAAAATTATGTATATCTAATTCTGAAGGAAGCCCACCAGTTAGATCAATAAATTCAGAAATAGATTTTCCAATTAATGAAAAATAATCTGTATAAGGAATATTTTTCATTAATAATTTTGCCAATATATCACTTGCTTCCGAACTTTCAAAATAGTAATCTAATCCAAACATATTATATATCTCCTTATATTGAGTTTCTTTAATGAAATTATGATTTTATTGTAATTTTTAGATTATATTCAGCGCAATGTCTAGCATCATCCGCAAACCATTCGGCAACATTGTCATTAATATCTTGCTTGCTGTTAATAACCCCATCTTCAATCATTTCATTTATGGTTTCGGTATAATCAAAATCAATGACTCGTTTTGCAATAACTGATTTTACTTTTTCCACTTTCTAGTCCTTTCTCTAATCTAATTTGAGGCGCATGAAATCGCGGTTTCACGGGAACTATTCTTCAAGTTCACAACCTTATTTTTCTTTACATCCCTTGCAAATTCCCCAAGGCCAAAATTCGGGGAAAATTTCGTTTGCCATCCAACTGCCACACAGTCCACAATGTCCACCCACAACAAGTTCTTCAATACGGTAATAACCGTGATCAAATCGCCAATTGAAAATTTTGTTTTTAATCCAGTCAAACATATTTAGTCCTTTCTTTTTTAATGAAATCATTGTTTCGTGGGGTAAACCCTGCTTGCCGGAACTTCAAAGTTTCCAATATAAGAAACCCCGTTTACTTCATTTCCTACAAGCACAAGAATTCCATCATCAAAATAGTTAATCCAATTAACTTGCCCGTGTAGTGTAATTCCCTTGTCATACCTGAAAGAAACATTATCACCGATCTGCAAATTTTCTTTTTTCATTTTTATTATCCTTTCTGTTATATATTATTGCACGACAATTATAAAAAGTCAATAGTCAATTTTTTGTTATAATTTCATATCCTAATTCTTTTAATTTTGATTCAACAAATTTAAACATTTTCACAGCATTCTTCCTATTAGAAAAATATGATTCACCATTTTCGTAAATTATTGCACCAAAATTTAGTTCAACGGATGGATCAATACCAAATTTTGAATTTGCCTCTTTGCCACTAGAAAAGAAGGCATCATCAGGAGATTCTTCTTTCAAAAACTCTTCTTCTGTATTATATCCAGCTACGCACACCCAATACGCATAGCGATTAGAAGGGGCGTATTTTTCTAAGTCGCAATCTCTAGATGTTTCATAATCCAATATTAGTCTAAGTTTGTTAATCATTTTATCCTTTCAAAAAAGCCGATGAAATTGCTGTTTCATGGGGTATGACTATCCTAAATGATAGCGTTCAGCAATATCCATTAATTTCTCTTGCAAATCCCAATCTGGATTTTCATCAAAAGAGAACAAAAACCACATATCCTTTTTGGGATTAAGTTTTTCAATCATGGCATTTTTGTTTGTTTCAGTCACAAAATTACCCCATTTACTATCATCCTCATTGTTTTTGAGTTTATAGTCTACACTACCATCCCAATTTTTACCACGGTCAGTGTCCTTTTCATAAAGTTCGTCAAAAGTAAATCCGTTCAAAACAGGATACATTGATTTTTTTGCAGGCCTCATGTGAGGTGAGCAAGCGTAACTAAAATATGTGTCAAGTTCATTTGCATCTAATTCTACAATATTTTTTGGTTCTGCATATTCTTTGCGCCATGCAGGATCAATAGTATCGAGCATTTGTGTGATTGCTTCTTTTGTACCACCTTTTAGCACAAAAAGTTCCGATGATGAGTTAGTAATCAAATCAATTGTGTTTTCAATATTCATTACAAAAATTGTTTTCATTTTTTCTCCTTATTTGAAAGTTAGATTATACGAACTGTGACGAAGATTCATAAAAGAATCATCAAAAATTCTATATCCAGAATACATCTCTGGTTCGTAAATGTCAATAGGTAATTTTAGTTGGTTTTCTTTTAGATAGTCATAAAAATTAGCTCCGTATGCGAATTTTTCATATTCAGATTTATTTAAGGTTGATATCCACTTAAACAAATTATTCCATGTGTTTCTAGTTTCAATATTTGTAGCCCTTCCAACTGCTTTATATGGCAACAAAACAAAATATTTCACTTTTTCTTTATATGTTTCAAAAAGAATTTTTAAATCAGTTAAAGATTTTTCGTCACCAATAATAATGTGAACATTCAATACTGTTTTTATTTCAGATAAAGTGTTAATTGATTGATGAAAAACTTTTTCAATATGGGGATGATAACTAACTGCAACGCCACCGCAATATTGTTCAGTAGCCATTAAAATATTTTCTGTTAAGTGCATTCCGTTGGTTGTATAGTTTGGTACAATTCCTAACTCATAAACACTTTTAACAAAATTAATCCAATCTGGATGTAATGTAGATTCACCAGCACCACCAATAGCAATTTGGAAAGGACGGTTGTTTAATATTCTTGATCCCCATATCAGTCGTGCCTTTTCAACAATGTTTTCAAAATTAGTGCCAGTATGAAGTGCAGACGTATAACAGTAAGGGCAATTACCAAAACACTTACTATTGATAGCAACATCTTCTATTTCGGCATATTCAGGGGCGGATACCGGCATAGAATTAGTAATTCTTTGTCTGATGGTTTTGCCTTCAAAGAATATTGCTTTGTAGTTTGCATCAACATCCGTTCTAATTCTCATTCAAATTGTCCTTTCTGTTATATATGTCCATGAAATCTTAGTTTTCATGCGGTCAATTCCCACGATTCGGCTGTTACAGGATTGCCTTTTTCGTCAGTAATTTCTTCCCAAATTACACGTTCTTGGAGTTGTTCCTTTGTCGCACTCATAATGAATTCTAATTGATCGAACCATTCACTATAATCAAAGTCGAATAAAACCCATTTTTCAAATTCTGTTAAACCTAAATCACAACACTTTTGGAAAGCAAGTTTTGTTATGGTTGGATGGTTCAACGTTTTATAATCTGGTTCGTAAGTTTTCATTTATATCTCCTATTCTGTTAAGTAACCGAATAAAATTCTTGTTTCATGGTGTTATTTGTATAGCGCATTGAAAAATGGCTCCATTGATTGTGATACAATATCGCGTATTGCTTGTAAATATATTTTGTCTTCCTGCGTGAATTTATTATTAGCCGATTCCGCATAGAGAACCATTTTATCATTCTCTGGATGTTTTGAGGTATATCTGTGCAGTTCTTCGCTCCAATAAACACCCTCGGTTGCAGAAATTACAGTAAACCGTTCATGCAAAACGTTAGAGATCAATCCATTTAGACGATGCCATTTGTCACAATCTTTTCTTTTATAACTTATTAGTTTAACTTTTTGGCAAGGTCTTTTCTCAAATTGATCATCATAATGGTTATCTGAGTTTTGAATTTTTATTTTTGGGAAGTCGCTCATCTGTTATATCCTTTCTGTTAAGTCTAATGAAATGGAAATTTCATGGGGTAGTTATAACCCTACAATTTCTTGTAATTTTTTTGGGCATTTCAATATCTTTTCACGAGTAAGTTTTTTATAATCATAACCTTCAACTTTATTTTCAACGTAATCAACAAAATACAAGAATCGGTCTTTGTTTAACCATTGAGATAAAAATTTACCGGACGTTTCTAATTTAGATAATTTAAAGAATAAGCCTTCTCTTACATCATGGCTAGTTTCAAAAACCATATTATCATAATGACTCATGCCACCACTAGACAAGTTCAGCCAGATATCTTGTTTGTCTTGTTCACTATTCGCACGAATTTCACCGTATAATTCACCACCATTTACGTCTTTTTTGTTAAAATAACTATCAGCGAAAATTACCAATCCTTTTTCTTTATGGTAATAAATGACGACTTCATCTATTTGATCGTCATGTTTAATATCATATTGCAAACCAAGAACAAAACCATAGTCTTCTAATTTTTTCTTGAATTCACTCCAAGGCATATTAAACCATGTATCACCAATTGATTTAAGATGATTTTCTTTTACTTGATTGTCTACCATAAAACTAAGCATCATCAAGGCATTTTCAGAGCCATTGAAATCATGGTAATCTTTGCCTAATAAGTTTTCAGTTTCCTGAATAGAATCTCTTTTTAAAATTTCTTCTGTTTTATTCATTATATTATCCTTTCGTGTCCAAATATGATTATCTGTTAAGCACCATGAAATAGATGTTTTATTGTGGTACTACCAGTGATAATCAACTGTTACCAAAAAGCCGGTAGTAATGCCGTTTTTAGTCAAAAATTCTTTCACGTTTCCGTTAAAATCTTTGTTTGGTTTGAATTCTTTATTGTCAGAATCCCATTCTTCATTTTCCCAATAATCACCATTGAAAAAGATAGTGCCACAATCTAATTTTTCGTCAATTTCTTCAACCGGAATAATGTTACTTTCATGATTGAACCAGTCCGTAGGCCATTTCAAAGCCATTCCGGCACCAAAGAATCCTGGTTCATCCACTCCGGTATCTCTGTTATAGTGATAGCATTCGTTACATTTGTAATCAGGATTTTCTTGTCTGTGTTTTAACCCAATTTCATCATTGCGTAATCCTGTGCCACCACATAGTCTACACTTCTCATAATTTCTAATATCTTCTTCTGGATTATAATTACCGTGTGATCCAGTCCATCTACCACCAATTTCATACCAATCAAAAATTCCGTTAGGATTACACCAATAAAGATTACCGTCATCATCTTTTTCTTCTTGAACTTCTAGGTTTTCATCGTAAGGTTGTAAAATTTCTTCAACCTGTTCTTGCCAATTTTCTTTGCTTTCTAAGTAAATTTCTGCGTGTGTGTGCATTATTTTCTCCTTTTATCTGTATATAATTGTCTGTTAAGTACCATGAAATCGTTCTTTTATTGGCTGTTATAGGTTATTGACCAACATCCAATTTTTATAATCTTTTCGGCGTTTTGTTGCCTTGTCGCAAAGACTAGCAGAGTCAGTAAACTTTTCAGCCAACAACCACCGGAGTTCAATACCATCCCAATTTTCGGGAATATCACCATCTGATAAGTGACCAAGAATATCGTCCAAAATGTTTTGGGTTAAATCTTTGAGAAATTGTTCTTGTTCGGTTTTGTTATTCATAAGTTTTGTCTCCTCTCGGTATTCATAGTAGCACTTCTGTTAAGCAATGTCAAGCACCAATTTTACATGAAAGAAAAGTTTCATGGAGATTAAAATCTATACCATTCTGGATGTTCTTTACTTGATCCTCTGTCATCCAGCCATTCCCAATCGTGTACTGATTCAGGGTCTCTACCCATATTGTTCATTGTAATTGTTTCCTCAATTCCGTTTTCCATATCAACGGTTAGAATACGGCGATAGGCATTCCAATCCTTTACTACCACGCCTTCTACACCGTTCTTACGAACCTTAATTCCATTCCAACTATTTGATCCGTGTTCAAACATTATATTCTCCTTTCTATTTTTATTTAATGAACTCCATCATAAATAATTCGAGATTTTCGTATAGTGCTTGTTTTTGGTAGGGTGTTAATTCTGATTCTTTTAGTCCCAAATCATCAAGGACTTTTTGATAATACCATCGAATATATTCTTGTTTTTTTTCTTCAGACATCGGTTTATCCTTCCTGTTATTTGATTACTGGCAAAATTATGAAAGTCGCTTTTGGGTAATTCACGAACCCAGCGTCAACCCATGCGTGAAAACATTCCGACGCTTCTTCTGGTGATTTAAATTCAATGCCAAATTTTTCAGGTTCTAGCTCTGACAAAGGGCAAGTACGGCCAAAACTGATATAAAAAATTTGATAGGTCATTCAATCCTCCATTCCTGTTATTAAGCTCCAGCCCATTCAATAGGCATGAAAGTACAAACATTGTGTCTCTTTTTGTCATAAATAACTTTCAGTTCTTGCTCTTTGTACTGTATAACGTGTAAGGTTCTAGCGTTGGTTAATTTCTTTGTCTCAACGGCTCCACGGTTCTGAATAAGATTTATGATTTTATCTATGTCAGACTTATCTAGTTCTAGCCCGTAACGTTGTTTAGCCCTTCGTGTTGCATGTATACGCTGTTTTTGAACCCTAGTCATGTAAGCCTCCGGTTCTGTTATAGCATCTTTTTAATTTCAGTGCGTAGTCGTTCAACTTCTGAAGCCCAATAAGTAAGTCCGTGAAAATCAACGGAACAATCAGCATTCCCAAGTGTAGATAATACTGCTTTTTTAGCATATTCAAGTTTTTTAATTAGTTCTTCCATTTATATATCCTCGTTTGTTATTTCAACCCATGCTTCAGGATAAAAGTAGTTATCAGTAATTTCAGAATCGTTTACCATTTCTGGATCGTAAAAATATGGCATAGAAAAATCAGGTTCATACATACCAATCCAATAATGATAATCGCCACTATCCATTTTTTCACGGAGAAGATAAATTGCTTTATCGTTAGTGGGAAGTCCACTACTTAGGAATAATGCGGGAACGATTTTACCCCAATCAATATCCTCATTTTCATCATGTTCATCGTTAAAATTGCTTATAGCGTCCCAATCAATTTTATTCCATCTCATGATCTAATTCTCCTTTTCTGTTAAGGCTAATGAAATTGACATTTCATGGGAATTTATACGTCTGTCAATTCTTCGCCATTCAGCCATGAGTTTAAAGCGTCACGAAGTTCTGTTGCTTGATCTTTAGTAAATTGGGCATAGCCAATACTATCATGCAACGTTACTTGCAAGCACCGGCCTCTTTCCTTGCCACCAGCAAAAGAAGTCAAAGATAATTCGTTATCTTTATATTCTGGTGTTGGAAATTTTCCACTTTCAAAATTGGTAGGGCGGTTACTGTAATCTTCAAATTTTCCAGTTATTCTTTTAAAGGTTGTACTCATTTTTATTTTCCTTTCGTAAACTATTTTTTGTTTTGTGTTACACCGTTTGATCTAAATAATAATTCCAATGTCCGTTATCTTTTTTCCAGCACCTGCCAACGATTTTCCCATTTTGCTTGACAATTGCCTCATGCTTTAAAGAAGACAGTTTTTTGATTACGTTATCAGTACCACTAACTGTTGATCCTTTACAAGCGCCAGACTTTAGTTTTTCGATTATCTCAAACATTATAAAAACCTTTCACAAATTATTTTTAATTTGAAATTTCGGCGCTTCGGTGTAGGTCACGCTCCTACTAAAAATCTCGATTTATATTTATTGGGCGTTTTTATTTTAGTGATTCTTTATATCCGATATTTTATTCGAGCGCCTTATTTCATTTCATAATAATATTATATAGTCGGTTTTCGCAAAAGTCAAGTACTTTTCAATTAATTTAAGTTTTCTAATGTTCAACCTTATATCACCACAAATTTTATCCCACAGGAAGCCCTACAAACGATTTAAATGGTTATAGTGTATATTTGTCCAATTTGTTGTATAAATCGTTCCTAGAGGTTCCTGATAGGGTTAAATGGGGTATGTGGTGAGGTGTTTGGTTATCTCGGTAAATTTTCAAGATTTCTAGTACTAAATTCAATATACCAAAAAGCAAAAGATAAACGAAAAGAAGTTTTATAACTGGAATATTTTTTATGTTTATAGATTTTTATTCCAATAGCGAATTGATTCCAGTCAGTCACAAAGGCTAAAAATCCAATTGTTTTATCACTAAATAAATTCTTACTAGTATATCTCTCATAATTATCATACATAATTTTAATCCTTTCAAATTAGATAGTTTTTGTCATACACCATGAAACCACTCTTTCATGGAACAGATGTTCTATTATGCTAGTTCGGATTCAATTTCAGCCAACAGAAAATTAAAGTACCAGACATCCGTTAAAGCCGGTTCAAAGCCCTGCCATTCAATTACATTATGCCAAGGGGTAATAATACCGCCCACAAGGTCATGCACTAGCCAGTAATCGGTATCTGCATGGAATATCCCTACATGGGTCATACCATTTTGATCTTTGTATTTTATTTTTTGACCGAGTTCAGGTATGCTGTTATTAGTATGCCACATGATTATACCTCCTAGTAAATAGTTGTATCAAAATTTTCATCAATAAGATAATAATCAACTTGATCAGAAAAATATAGATTATTACCTTGTAATACAACTTGACAATTTCCAGGCAAGATTTTGTTGAAAGTATCAATTATGTTATTTATTTCTGTTAACGTTCTATCTGATACATTAGAACTAATCTTGACTGTTATAATGCCATCTTTGAAAGTAAAATATTCAGTATCCATTTTTATCCTCCTGTTATTAAATCCGATTGAAAATTACCCCATAAAAGGATTATTTCATGGAACAATTGTTCTATTCCCAATCCCAATCAATATTTTTTAATTCATCAGATGTTAATTGATGATAATTATCTGAAGAATTATAAACATGGTAGTATTTATTCCATTCGAATCGCTCCAGTGTTCCGTCTTCTTTGGAAATAAACACATTATTTGCTAGCTTATTTGTATTACTACTTCTTAACTTTCTGGCTATAATTTTATTCATTTTATCAATCTCCTCTTATTATCCTAATACTTCAATTTTCCACGAGTTGGCGGTGTAATCAGTTCCTATTTGTTCACCGGCATACCACGATCCACCATTTTCAAAAGTGATTTTCCATTTATCAATAGCTTTGACTTTACCCATATTTTCATAGTTATAACCGGTTTGTTGAGGACGTTTTGAACCTTCGATATATTTTAATAGGTTAATCTTTTTGCCGGTCAGTGATTGAGGTTTTATGTTTTGGCTTTGTAGCCATTGATATAATGTCATCTGTTATCCTTTCGTAATCTAATTATAGCCTACTGTTAAGAGTATTGTCAAGGGTTATTGAGGTTTATAGCCTATCATTGACAGCCAGATTAATTCTGATTCAAAAATCCTGCCACGTTCAATGATTTTCAAGGCGCGTTCAGCTTTTTGTATTTCTTTTATATTGCCAGATGGTTTGATTAGTTGTAGTAAAAAGCCACGGATACGGCTGTTAAGTCTCATAGTTACACCTTTGCATATTGTAACAGTTTCAACTGATTTCTGGCTTCTGTTATGGCATTTTCTGTCAGTTCATCAATAACTTGTTGGCTTTCTTCTTCGGTCATCATGGAGTTTAGCCCCAATATAGAGTCTGATCCTAGTTCAACGCCATTTAATGACGCTGTTACAATACATCCGCGCATATACCAGCTATCACCACAAGATTCTAATAACCGTGTATCTTGTATGATGTACTCCAGTTCTTCATCAGTAGGTTTCGGATAGTTCCAAGATTCGATATATTGGTAATCGTTACGTCCAAACCGGCATGAGAAAGGTAATTCTTTATAGAATACATATTTTACATCAAATTTCCCGTTCTCGTTTTCTTCCTGCCAGAAATCAGTACGAATATTTAAGTCTTCCAGTTCTTGATTAAAATTATCGGCTTGTTCATACGTACCAAAAGTTTTCATTAATCTGCGGTCGGGCACTACCAATAAATTATTTTTTCGATCAACGTATGCGGTTTTGGGCTTATCCCCCTTGTAAGTTCCCAACCATGATAAATCAGGGTTATCGTCATCTTCCCATTTTATTTTAATGTCAAATTTCTGTTTTGCTGTCATGTTATTTTATCCTTTCGGTATCTGAATTGGTTATGCTGTTAAGACTCTGAATATAATGGATGGTCTGTTATAGACCAGAGATAAACATAATTTTGTAATACTAGTTTTTGACAATCTTCAGGTAGTTGATCGAAACTTATTTTCTTGCCAAGATGCCCGTATGTAGGTCGGTCAATTGGCATGTTACTATCGCAATGCATACCGATACCTTGCGGATGAAACGGACTAGCGTTCATGGCTAGATTCCAATGCATACCGGCTGTATTTTGGGTATAATGACCGGTAAAACATACAGTATAGCGGTCTGCGGTTTCCCCGCCGTTATCATAGCATCGGATGTAACGGGGTTTGCCGTTTGGGAATAATCGAGCTTTGCGTTCGGTATATTTTTTATTCATGGTATTTATTCTCCTATTCCTGTTAGGATTGAATTTCTGCATTATGCCATCCATTATGACCACCTTCGCAACCTTCAAAATAGCCAGCGGATTTTTCAGTTTTTTGATTGATGAAAATTAGTTCCATCTGGTATTTATGATAATTTTTTGTTATCCAACTTTGTGCCTGTTCGTATGTTTTGAAGTATTTTGTCTGCCACATAATTTGGTCTCCTTTGTTGGTTAATTTCTTAATTCAATTATAACCGATAATTTCAAAAATACAATAGAACAAAATAGAACAAAACCTTAAAAGATTTGAGTCTTTTAAGGTTTTAATAATTGATTGAAAAATCATAGTCCCTTTGAAAATCATCAGTATCAGAATATAATAAAAATTTTAGTCGTAATTCTGTTAGCGTCCCTTCGTAGAGTCTACCCATCCAGTAGTTAATAAGACAATTAGGAAGTTTTAGGTCTGCCATGTGATCCTGAAAACGGATTATTAATAATTCGTCCATTAGATTGATCCTATTAAGTTTTTATTCTTTAATAATAATTCGCATTTTTTACAATGTTTACGATTTGTTGAGTGTTGAGAAAGAACATCTAGACTGACAAATATTGTTTTGCCACAAATTGTATAGCTTTCTACAATTCCTAAAAAATCGTTTCGTTTTTCAGAAATAATATAATGGTCGGTTTTTGCTTTTTCAAAATTACAGCTCCAATAATTTGTCATCTGTTTAATCCTTTCTGTTAAGTAAACTTGCCACAATGAAAAGGTTATTTCATGGGAAGGATGTTCTATCTTTTAAATTGATCTGCTTTCACAAAATTTATGCTAAAATGAAAAGACCTATAACCATATCTTAAAGCATAGAAAAGAAAAGATAAGAGGTTATAATTTTGTTGAGACACGAACCGTCCACCATTTTTATGATTGTATGCTGTTATCCACATTTTAGTTTATCCTTTCATTGTCTGATTGATATTTGACCGGCTGTTAAGCGGTTTATTCCTGTTCTTGTTCCTGTTCTTCAGCCAGGATATTTTCAAATTCTTTTTGTGTTGATTCGATCCATCCGGTACTCTCAGCAATGGTTTTAAAATCTGCCTTGCGTTGCATAATTGCAAAACCCTGTACACTCATCCACGACATAGTTAAATGATACCTACCATCATCTAATTTGTCAATGTGTATTAAAGTTTCAATAGTGTTTTTCATTATTTCAAATCCTTTCCTGTTATGAGTTTATACAATCCGCAAAACGCCAACAATATAATAAAGAGAGCGAACCCGAAGATTATAACCGGCATGTTAAGTCACCTGTAAGATTCTAACACGGCGGACAATCATTCTATGAGGGTACATTGGTTCATTCTCGCGGTATTCTTTTAACCGTTCTTTGCATTCTTTGCGTGTCGGTTCGGCTGTTACGTCTTCCCAGCCTTGACCATAATTGCCCTGAACCGTGTACTCATCTTGTGTTAATCGTTTGTATGCCATTGTTAAGCCTCCATTGTTTAATTTTACACTCATTTTATAACCGGATTATGTTAAGTGTTATGTAATCCGGTTATATGGTCAGGATAAAATTAATCTTCCATAGCCTTGTTAAATTCGGCTTCAGTGCTTCCAATTTCATCAAAGAAGTTATAAATCTCTTCCATGAGTTCATAATTTGAGCCGGTCAATTTTTTGCATGAACCGTCATACCAGTCTAAAAACCAGTATTCGATTTTATAGAGTTTTCCGGCATTGTCAACAAAGAACCGGAATTCATCGGACGGCCCACCATAGGATAATTGATACCTGAAATATCCATTGCGTTGATTATTGAACGTGCCAGGGGCGATATAATCAAAACATAGGCCATATTCGTTGAATTGACCGAGTTCAGGATCGCCGTTTTCGTCACCGATTTGATATAATGACCAAAGTTTTTTGAGATCTGAAATTCGGTCTTTTAGTTCTTGATTGATTCTATCTTTGCATGTTGGGTCAGTCATTTTATTTTCTCCTGTTTGAATGTTTGCTTGATTTCTTGATTAAGTTAAGTATACCACGATATGATTATTAATGATAGAACATAAGTTAAGAGTTTATAGAACATAACCTTAAATTAATCATTTTTCATAAAGTAATTTTTCTATGTTATGAGATAAAATAAAAAGGAATCCGTCAAGTTTATTAATATGATTATGATGAAATTTTTTATTTTTTTTCATTCTGCGCAATACTTGATTATGATTAGAGATAATTATTTTTGCATGATTGGTTGATTTGTATTCGAGCATTTTAGCACTCCTGTTTTAGAATTTTTGTTCTATTCACCATGAAAGATAGATTTCATTGGAAATATGTTCTATCTCTTCCAGATATTCCCGATATTATAGGCACAATCTCTGCCAAAGGGGAATAAACCTTGAGATTCATTTTCGGGAATATGATTATCTTTCAAGTGATAATAATACTGTCCGTTTTCGTTGTTCAATTCTAGCCAGACAATTTTTTTACTGTCCAGTTTTCTTTCGCATTTAGTACAATAATAAACGGTATCATCCATTTTGTTGATCCTCAATACGATATTTTAAAACTAATTCAGCGATTTGATGCTCGGATTTTTTAAATAAATCGGCAACCATAGCGACTGTTATATTGTTTTCGATTGATTCAACGTTTAAATCGCTGTTGTTGTCATTGTAAGCTATCCATTTTACAGCTTCGATTAATTTTTTGTTCATTTTTATCTCCATTTGTTAATCTATAATAATTATACTACTTTATAGCATAATTACAATAGAACAAACATAGAACAAAACCTTAAATTAAGTTTAAATGAAATGAGTATTTTATTGGGATATATGTTCTATAATTCTTCTTCGGTAGTTTTGTTAAATACTCTTACAATTCCGGTATCAAAAAAATAAACATAATATAAAATATTGTTGGGATTTATTGTGACAATAACATTATCATAATTATTAGTTAATGTGTATTTGATTTTGGATGATTTTAAATTACATAAATATTGTAAAGCACAATGAATTAATTCTCTTTTATCCATTTTGTAGCCTCCAGTTATCTATATTGTGTTATCTGTTAAGCATTGTAACCGTTTTGTTAAGACTTGTCAAGTACTAATTTTCTGTTATATTAATCTTTTGAATGTTTCGCATGTTTTAGAAATAACAAAGGCCGGAAAGTCCATCCCAGCGCCGTTAATTGGTTGTGTTGATAGTGCATCCATAAAAACACGATTGTTAAATCCAAGAGGAATACCACCAACATAAACGGCGTGCAATCCATCAGATAAATAATGTCCACTTGTTTGACCACAAGAACATTTTTTGTCTTTAAAATTAAGATTGAAAACATCGGCACAATTCGGGCAGTATAATAATTTCATTTTTTAACCTCATTCTTTTTGTCGTTGTTGTTATGATATATCTCACGTTCAACGGTTTGATTAACTAATTCTATTGTACAATCTAACAGTTCAGCGATCCGGTCAATTTTGCAACCGTTAAGCCACAACTGAATTATTTTGTCTGTTATAGGTTTGTTATTCATGATATTATCCATTATAGATATAATTTGACCTTGGGAGTGTTTTTACTACGTTCTTTTTGTTCTGCAATAAGTCTTTTTTGTTCTGATAACGGCCATAAATGACGTTCTGCCAGTGGGAACGCGCCAAACTTGACAAACATATAATAGAATGTTCCGCCAGGGTTCGGGTCGGTTCTAACTTCTTTAATGGTGTAACTTTTGCCGGTTATGTCACAAACTTTTTGACCTTGGTTAAATTTTGCGTTCATGTTTTGACCTCTTTTTTATTGTTAAATAATTATATCATTTTTAAAGTTGAGAGTCAAGCGTTAATGTAATAAGTTTTTAAGTCAAATGTCATAGGTATTTTGTTCTAATTCCCATGAAATAAGAGTTTTATTAGAATGCGTGTTCTATTTTTGTTAATTGCACTTGTGGCCGTGTTATATGTCAAGTATAGCACGGTTTGAGCTGGAATTAACAAATAATTGATTGTAATTCAATTTTAAACCAATGATATAGGGTTACATTCATGCTTGTATCATCGTAAAAAAATCGGAATGTTTTTTCTGCGTTTTTTCTGAATAAAAAAAATTTTTTGTATTTAATGTTCTTTTTTTCTGCAATTACTGTATACATTTTTTTACTCCATTCTTTTTGAATATAGTTTTTTAATTTTACTTCCGCGCTTGTAATCTTATTGTACCATCTGTTAACAAGATTACAAGAGGCAAAATAAAATTAGTTTAGTTCAATTTTAGTCAAAAATTCGATCCTTTTTTCTTTATTTTTTCGTGCTACTTTTAAATTGAATTTTTTAACTTGTCTGGTCTCCATCATCCATTTTTTGTTAATGATTTTACGCATTTTGTTTTATCCTTTTTTATAGAGTTTCGATTAATGCATCCAACATAGCGTTAACTTGTTTTCTTGTTATGTCAATCCATTTTGTTTCGCCAGTTTCGGAGATTAATTTCATTTTAATGTTTTCTGGTCGATCCACCATTACATTATTGCACTGTTGTTCTAAATACTCTTGATCTGTCATTTTTAACCTCACTGTTATACCGGTTACAGGATTATAACCTTATGTGGCTAGACAATTCTGTTAAAATTGTCTAGCGTGATAAAATTACAATCTGTTAAGCATGATAAAATGATGTAAATACTCCTGCCAGTTGTTGAATGTTTAATCGAAGTTTACCGGCATGATTTTGCAACCATACCCGCGATCCGTCCGGTTCTACTTTGACAAGCCGTTCATGACCAGGAGTCGGATATTTTGTTCTGTTACCAAAACTTTTTGACAATTCTTTAGCTTGTTTAAGTGTACACATTTTAACCTCACTGTTCTAACAGATTACCGAATTGTAATCTTATTTGATTATGCTATACTGTTATTAAAATATAACATAATCTGATAATTCTACAATCTTTTAGTAAAGTTCCGAATTGATTACCTCTGACTGTATAGCGATGGATTCCTGATTAAAAACTGTTTTCAGCATATCGCATATTTTTTTAACGGTTTGATCATCAATGAATAGTAATTCAATTCTCAAGGTTTTTTCTAGTGTTATAGTTCCGTTCTGGTGTTTATAAAAACCTTGTGCTTCAAATATTGTACCACCATCACAAAATTCTGTTAAAATATTCTGAGTAATTTTGTAACTTTCAATAGTTCCGATTTTTTGAGTTCCTGTATCCTTATCATTCAAACCAAGGTACAATGTATGTTTTTTTATTTGGTCGGTCATCCTCTTTATCCTTTTTTAAATAGAATTTAACTTATAAATCATTATATCACAAAATTATAGAACATAGTAGAATTTTACCTTAAAAAATGTTATAGAACAACCTTAAAATTTTACTAAAAATTCAATCTTATTAATACCAAAATTATATTTAACTTTTATTAAGATTATTTTCTAAAATAACCATTTTTATATTCAAAAAATAGAACATTACCTTAACGAAAATTAGAACAATCTTAAATCGGTTCGTGGGAATCGCTGTAATCGTTTTGTACAATGATTATGATACTTTATATCTATAATGCTTAAAATTGCTAAAAATGGCATATTTTAGGTTAAAAAGATTATTTTTATAGTGAGAATTTTGCATATAATGTAGAAGCGATAAAAACAGGGTAAAATGAGTATAAATACCAATTTAAAGCGAATATTTAAAAACCCTTGACAATTTAAATATAATGGTTATAATGAGATTATCTGATTAACTAATTTTTGGAGGATAAAAAAATGGGACATAACATTGAGATTACATACCAGAAAGTTAACGGGAGATCAATTTGGGGATTCAAAATATTTGGTAAACTTTCCACTGGTGAAACTGTTTTAACTCATGTAACTGATGGCTTGCCATCCTATACAATAGCGGAAAGTTTAGCTAAAAGTTATATTGAAAATTTAAGAGGATAAAAAAATCATGGTTACTATGACCAAAGAACAAGCTACACAATTTAACCGCTTCTCCATCACGAACGCCTTAACAGTGGCTAATGCTTTACCGTGCGGTTGTATCCCATACCAAGATGTTTTTACATATAAAAGATGGCTTGTTCAAGGTTATTGTGTTAAAAAAGGCCAACATGGTATAAAGATTCCTGTAATCGGATCGACTCAAAAAGAAAACGAAAACGGCGAAGTGATCATCAGAAAATATACAACCACTAGTGCAGTATTTTGCCGTCATCAGGTGGTAAAATTGGAACCCAAAAAGTAATATTTCAAGATTATAAAAATCATCCTATTCTTAAAATTTCTATTTTCTTAAGAATAGGATTTTTTATATTCAATTTTGAGAATTTTATACAAAATTTTGCATTACTTTATACTCTTTAATTTGACTTTTTATTGTTTAATTATTATAATAAAAGAAAAAACAAAGGACGGATAATATGACAAAAAATGAATATGCAAAGGAATTAAACGCATGTGAGATTTTATCAATAGAATTTTCGGGATGTGTCGGAATCGTAAACGGTGAAGTAATTCAAAACGGCAAAGTAATTGCAAGTAATTTAACACTTGCACAATGGCAACAATTGTTTTCTGAATATTATGAACAAAATATCTAGTTAATTTAATCTAATAAATGGGAGCAAATAAAATGAATAAAATGACGGAATACATGGATAAGATCGAAAAACAACTAGAGCAAGAAAAACAAAATAGAGAACGTCGAATTAACAATTTTAATAATTATCAATTATGCGCACTTAATCGTGAGTCTCGAATATCTCAATTCATTATTAACTTTCCTGTTGATTATTACGAGAGATTGATTAATCAAGAAGCCGGATAAAGGAATTAAAAAAATGAATAAACCCACGGTTGGCCAAATAGTATTAAGAGTAATAATTATTATACTTGTGGCATTATTTTATACAGGTATTATAATCTGGCTTTGAATCAGGTAATCAATTTTTATAATATTCTATCTATTGAATAGATAAGTGTAATTGGTGAAATAAAAAGAGTAGGTTGGTTCCTACTCTTTTTTGTTTTAAGTTTACTTACTTGCTTATTAAACGATTGATTATTTATGATAGAATTTCAATTTGTATTGATAATATGATACTTTATATATAATAGTATATGAGAGTGATTAAAATGGCTATGAAGTAGTATAAATAGGGTATGTAGTAGGATGGATGGATTAAGGTTATAGGGTTAAGGTTATTGTATCATTGTATGATAATATGATAGGGTTAGTCTTATTATGTAAAGTTTATTATACATTAAGTAAAGTATATTATACTATATGTATATAGGGTTAGTCATAGTGTAAGGTATATAATACTTCTCTCGTAAATTGCATGTTACCCGAAAGTTATTAAAACACTCATTATAGAACAAATATCCTAATAAAATCTTCATTTCATGCACTATCAGCATCATTACCAGGCATTCAATAGTGATTATAAATAATAATCAATATCAATTATAATAATAAGTACCCCCTATTTTACAAATTCAGCATCATAAATACTATCAAAAGTCGGTGTAGCACATCTATTCACACACTTTAAAAAAATAAATAAAAATAATAATAAAATATACTAAAATAATATCGAAATCATAATCGAATATATATATCACACATAATAATAACTAATATTGTAAATATGAATAATCAAAAAAATATAATCACATATTCCTACATTTATATATCACACATAATAACAACACGATAACTGCTATTATCGAATCACTTATTCCTATTTCTCGACAAAAATAATAAAAATTAAATAAAAATAGGTTACTGCAATTATACAATAACCTATTTTATACATCAGACATATTTAATTTTTTTTATTAATATATTACTAGAGTTAAAATAAAAATAATCAATGAAAAATTATGCCCCGTCAAGTGGCACATAACATATTAATGATTAATGCCACTCCACAGGGCACTTTTTTATTCATTTTATTTTATTTAAATCTACCAATTCCCAATAAGTTTCATATTTCCTTTCTGCATCACCGTTTTCTTTTTTTACTCTAAAATAAAATGGTAAATTATCTTCTTCTAACACAGCGTTTATAAACAAGGTACTTCTCAGAGAATAATCAACATACCCTTGAGGATCAAATAATTCCCTAAAGAATTCTTCTTTAAATTCTTCTTGATGCTCAATATACATTTTTATTCCCAAATATTTTTGCAATATTTTAGTTAATGCTATTATATTATCCATTTATTTTTCCTCAACAATCCAATAATATTTTTTTCTATTAGCCCCTTTATCTTCTCTCCTAGAAAATATAGTATAAGGCAACCCATCCTCTGCTATAATACGATTCATAGCAATCAATCCTCTAGCAGAATAGTCAGTCTTTTTAGTTGAGAATATCATATTGAAAAACATATGCTTAAATATTTCTTGATTGTCCTTAAACATCTTAATAGACAAATACTGTTTTAATAATTCTTCCATTGAAATTTTCTCAAATTCTAAAAATGCGTCTTTTGTGTCTTCAATATTTTTTCCTAAAATTTTACATATATATTCTGCATAAGCACTTTCTGAAATACTGCTTTTTATTTCTTGTATCAATCTCTTCTGGGTTAGCAAATGTTGATATTTAGCAACCTTAATTCTCTTTTCTTGTGTTTTGTTAAAATTATATTCTGGAAATTTTTGTTGAAGAATCTTTGTTTCTATTTCATTTTCTTTTTCTATATCATGCAATTGCTTATCAATTCCTTCTAATACATAATGCATCAGCCCTTTATGATAATTTCTCACGTATAGGCAAATTGTATCGTCTGGAGATATTGATCTTTTTCTTCCAAGCGTTTGTAAAAATGATATGGGATCTAGCACATCAATAATAATGTGTTTTAAAGTTTTATCTTTTAGGTTTACTCCGTTATCTAATACCTTAGTGGCAAATAATATTCTTTTATTAAATTTTTCTAGTTCTTCTATTTCTAAGAATGTTGATATATCAGATTTATTTTTTAGTTTATTGCTAGGGGAACAAATAAAAGACGAATCCTTAAATTTCAAAGATAATTTATAAATGTCTTCTACACGTGATCCGAAGTACAATATTTTTTCATCTTTCGGAATATTATTAATAATACTTTCAATAGAATTGTTTGCTATTTTAGCATTACGATCATAAAAATACACAGTTTTAATGTAAGAATAATCTCTGGGCAAATCATAGATGTAATCAAAATCAGGCTGATAATCTGTTAATGCTTCAGGAGTTGCAGTAAGGAATAAAAATATTTTATTTTTTGGTGTATTTTTTATAGGGTCTATAAGTAAATCTGTGTTTGTGTTGAAGGCCGAGTCAGCAAAGGCATAATGTCCCTCATCATAAACGATATAATCATATGGTTCAAACAGTGAATAAATATCTTCAATACCTGATAATATACGAGATTCAAATTCCTGATAGTTATGTAAATCAATAACATCTCTTTTATTTTGAATTTCGTATTCATTTTGTTTTTTTAGCAAAATGCGATTTGACATTAATAGAATTTTTTTGTTATTTTGTTTTGCATAGATATATAAATTATCCTTGATCATCTGGCTCTTTCCTCGCCCTGTTTGCGCACAGATAAGAATTCGCTGCCCTGGTTGCCATTTCTTTATTTCTTTTATAGTTACTATTTCCGATATATATTTTTGCATTCTTCCCACATGTTACCCTTTCTTAATTTACATCCCATACTTGAAATTTAGGGCAAAGCGAGGGAAGTTGCGCTTTTCGTCGGTAGACTGTACGGGTGTACCCTAGCCCTTCCTTTACTATAACACACTTTTCTATATTTGTCAACCCCTACAGACCTTACAATTTTCAGATTTTAGAAAATTGGTTCTATTTAACCCTTGACAAAATAGAGATTATGTGGTAGACTATAGGTATATTCTAGTAATATTATAGACATAAGAAGAATAATGTGTAAATACTAATAATGATATATAATATATTTTTCTTATGTGCCCTATTTTATAATAAGAAAGGATCGCATGGATAACATAGATTATATATCAAAAATATTAGAGGAAGGAGGACAAATTTCTTGGAGATGCAAATATTTTCTAATGTTCGAAGAAAACTGGAATAGCAATCCTGATAAGGAATGGTCTGGGTATGTTATTAGCCAATTAAATTATTGCCAATATTTATGTAGTTTTTATAAAAATATGAATTTAACAGAAACATTAGAAGAATTTTATAATCTTATTGATGAAGAGACAAGAAAAGAATTGAATGGATAATGATAACAATAACAATATCATAAAAGTGAATAAATGTCAAGAGTGTGAATGTTATGAGTTATGTGATTTCGATATTGATAATTGCATAATGAAAGAAACATATTGGGTGGAAATGTCATACTATCGTTATATTGAAGATACTCTAAGTTTCAAGCATTCGGAATTATAAAAAAAATAAATCAACCGCATAGAGGTGAATTATTAAAAAAATCCAGAGTTTTTTTGTTTTTAAATTTAATTCAAGTAGATTACGTGATACAAATTACAAAATAGAAAAATTAACTTTAGATCAAGCAAGACAAAATGGGGAAGTAGTTAGGTTGAGTTCAAGCGAGTTGATACGCGCAATTCAAAGAATCAGGGGAATAGCCTATAATCAATCAGAAGTAGACGACCTGATTCGTAAAAAGAAAAAAAGAAAATCTAATTCCTTTATAAATGAAAAATTAGATAAACTTTTATATATAAATGATATTATTTCTATTGAATTTGACGATAGCAGGCATTACAAAACCATTATAAATAAGGGCGGAATTTGGATTAATGGTAAGAAGTATATAAGATTACTTTGCGGAGCGGGTATGGCGCGAAGGAGTACTGTAATTTTTGCGAATGAAGAAATAATTGAAGACTTAAAGTGGTTTTTAAATTGTGGTAGAAATATTTCTTATGAAATATCCCCTAGTAAATTTAATGCTTATTATTCCTTAGCGTCTACAGCAACATGGCAAGTCTCAACTCCAAATTTTTGTTTAATTCCAGATTATGAAGTTGAAAGATTAGTAAAAGTTGATTTTTTACATGAATCAGATGATAAAAATAAAGATCCAGTAGTTTATCCTGAAGAAAAATCAATAACCTTTAATTTGTTTGATGGTCAAGGATTGATAAGCCCAAGACAATCTCGTATTTGGATGAATGAATTAAATGTTAATTATACTCCTGCTGAATTTATTTTTCGTTCTGCCTATTCTAAAGGGCTTTTAGCAACTTTTGATTTCCATGAATTGGCAAAGCAAAGAGGTATTACTCAAATAAAAGATGTATATGGAAAAGAACACTGGATAGAAGATGTTGATGTTCTTGTATCTGCTTCACAATTTAAATTATGGCAAGCATATGAAAGTGCAGAAGATTATAACGCAAAATGTAAAGAAAGAAATTATTCATGGGGAATATCTAGAATTTCTCCTCAGCAAGATAAAAACCATTGTTTCTCAACATATCAATATATCGAAAATTTAAATATAACTTCAGAAAAACAAATAGAAAACTTATGCCAAAAAACTTTGGATTGGTTTAAAAATGTCACAGGAGAAAACTGGCTTTATACTATCCTCTTTCTTATGGGCGATATTGATAAGAGCAGAATGAATGATTTATGGTTCGAGCATCTTGATAATCCTCTACTTCAAGTCTTATTATTAGACCCGAATCTAATTAATGATAAGCAAATACAGGCAAAAATTCAAAGATTAATAAATAAAAAAATAAGAGAAAGTTATTTAGGTATTCTATTATTAAATGGCAATTACCAATTTATGTTGTCAGATCCATTTATGCAAGCAGAATGGGGGCTAGGTTTACAACCTGTTGGATTACTTAAAGACGGACAACATTATTCTGCTTATTGGAAAGAAAAAGGAAAATCTCTTGTATCTGCCATTCGCTCCCCAATGACTTATTTTTCAGAAAATAATATTTTGCATTTGCAAAACAACGATGAATTGTCTTATTGGTATAAATATCTAAATACTGGAATTATTTTTAATGCATATGGAACTGATCTAATGCGCATGTCAGGCGCAGATCTCGACGGCGACGCTTGCATGACTACAGACCAAGATGAATTTGTAAAATGCTCTTATGGCAATGTTATTCCTCCTTCTTACGACAGAAAGAGCGCAGAAAAAAAACGAGTAGAGGAAGATGAATTATGGTCTTATGATATCAAAACATTTAATTCTAGAATAGGATTGTATACTAATTTTGGTACAGAAGATTTTGCATTATTAGAATTATTCAAAAAAAATTCTGAAGAATATAATGAAGTTCTCAATCGTCTTAAAATATGTAATTGCCTTCAATCCATGGAAATAGATCGTGCTAAAGGAATACAGACTATGGATGTTCCTAGATATTGGACTAAGTGGGAGAAAATAACGGGGAATGAAACACAAGAAGAATTACGCTTGAAAGAATTGCACCACAAAACAATATGCGACAAGAGACCATATTTCTTTAGATATTTATATCCTGAATATGAAAATAGATACCAAAAAAGAATGGAATTATATAATAGATACTGTAAACTATGGTTTGATAAAACTTTCAATGAAATATTTTTAAAAGAAGATAGGAGTGAAAAAGAAGATAAAATAATTAGAAAATTTATGAGATTCACAGAATTATTAGACTCTGATTGTGTGATGAATAAAATTTGTCATTATATGGAAAACAATATCAAAGAACTTAAAATAAGCAATAAAGCTAAAACATATGATTTTAAAAAAATAGTAGATAAAAATATTTCTTTTAAAGCAAAAAATAAGAGAGTTATCGATAATCTTTATTTAAAATATAGACAATATAAAAAAGATATAAATTATCATAATTCAAGTTCTGGATTTAAAGATATGATGGCATGGCTTAGAAATCAAGCAGATGGTATTATAGACACAAGCGATGAGATTGTTTATTGGGGTAGCGAATATGGATCTTCTTTTCTTCTTGATGTTTTTCCATTAGATTTGATAAATGTATTAAAAGAATATTTTGGCTATAAAATATTCGTTCCTGCTGTTTCTGATAATAATTATGTAGAATATATGAATTCTAAATATTCAATTGAAAAAATAGACCTATGACATATATAAAAGATATTAATTTCGATGAACTTAAAAGTGCAGAAAGAATATTAGAAAATGGTTTTGATACAGGAAAAATAAATAAAAAGGGCGTATCTCTTTTGTCTAAATTATTTTTTTCGAAAGGAATGAAAACTCAAGAAGCAAAAAAAAGGCTTGTTGAATTTTGCTATAAAAACAGTTCTGGATTTAATGATATTATGTATCGTGGTTTAATAGAAGATGCGATTAAAACAGGAAAAAAATATTATCTGAAACAATCAGATACAGTCTGCATTACAAAAAATGAACTAGATATTATTAGGTCATTACCTGTAAAATATGCAAAAGTATTATTTGTTTTATTGGTATTATCAAAATATAATCATGATCATAATGTAAAAATAGGGAGCAAAGAAGAAGATGCTACAACTAGAGGATATTGTTGCTATGACAATACTAGAAAAATTTTAAGTATTGCAAAAATAACCATGTCTAACGATGATATTGATAAAATGGGTCAGTTTTTCATAAAACATCAATATTTATATTATGATATATCAGAGAAAAAAGGGAGAATGCCTTTTGAAATATGGAAAATATTATTTGCAGAGGATATAGGTGAAATAGAAATAGAAGTTACTGATATGGATAATATTATTAGTTTTCTTCCTGCTTTTTGTGAAAGATGCGGAAAAACAATCGAAAGAGTTGGAAGACAAAAGTATTGCGAAGAATGTACTATTAAAATAAATAGAGAAAATACCAATAAAAGGAAATTGAAGTATTCTCACGGAAACTGCGTATAGTCGGTAACGCTTTGCGTTCCCCTACACTATTATGAGATAGGTTATCAAAAAGGTAAAAAGGATAAAAAATATGCAAAAAGATGAATTTATAAAAGCATTATCAGTAAAATCAGGTTATGTCAAACAAGGTTGTGAAGACATTCTCAATTCTATGATAGGTCTTTTTGAAGATATTATCAAAGAAAGAGTAGAGTTATCTATAAGAGGATTTGGACAAATTCAATATAAAGTTACTGCTGAACATGAAGGTAATAAACCCACTAAGGGTGTAAAAGGTGCAACAGAAAGAATAACTATTCCAGAAACAGAAAGTGTTAGTTTTAAACTAGCATCAAATTTGAAGAACATTGTAAAGAAAAATTATATTTCGGAGGAAGAAGAATCCTCCAATTAAAAAAGGAGGATGCATTATATGGGATATATTAATACTCATACGTTTTTAACATCTGCCAGTTTTGTAACTACTGGCTCACCAATGTCTGTACCTGGTGTTTGCAATCCATTATCAAAAGTAGTTATTTCTATCAGTGGAAGTCCTGCATCAAATACCATTAATTTTAAAGGCAAGGGAGATGTTGGAGATTATTCTGCTATAACTGCTACTAATTTAGCCACGAATACAGGCGCGTCGCAGACAACTAACAATTTAGATCAGATATGGTCAGTGCCTATTGCGGGATTAAGATATGTGATTTGTGATTTGGAAGCAATTAGTGGAAGTATAACAGCACAAGGAATAATAGTTATTTAGAAAATTAGTGCTATTTTAACCTTGACAAAAATGAAAAAGTGTGATAAACTATTGGTATAACTTGGTTGTATATTCAGAATTGTCCCCATTTATCTCAATTTTATTGATTTTTATTAAGGGAGCAAGTAGAATTCTTGCCAGTCAAGTTATAATATGAAAGATATAAAATCTTAACAAGGAGCTTATATTGGGCTTAAAGAATTTAGATGACAGAGTTTTTAATGAATGTTTGGAAGCAAAAATAAAATCTCAAGGTAAGATTCCCTTTTGGGAACAAAAGTTTAAGAAGTTTGTTGATGAAGGATATAATGTAAAAGATAAAGAAAATTTGCGGGATAAGTTTCGCAAGTGGTGCAAGAAGCGAGGAATTACTGTTAATTTTGAAAATGAAAATACTAATACAAATGTCGAGGTAAAACAATCTCCTAGAGTTGCAGTTTGTGACATTGAGACATTGCCTATCATTATGATGGGGTGGTCGCTTTGGGATCAAAACATTAGTCTTGATCAGATTGTTGCGGATGGATGTATGCTGAGTTGGGCTGGAAAAATGTTGAATGAGTCTGAAATGTATTCAGATATTTTAACTCCAAAAGAAGCGAAGGCTCGTGATACATCTAGAATTACAAAGTCCATTTGGGATTTTCTCTCTAAAGTTCAAGTAATTATCGGGCATAATTTCTCGCAATTTGACGTAAAATATATTAACACTGAATTTTTGAAGCATGGTTTGCCCCCATTAAAATTTAATATCGTAGATACTCTTATGGTAGCAAAACAGAATTTCCGCTTCTCTAGTAATAAAATGAAATTCATAAATGATCAACTCAACATTAGGAATAAAGAAGAAAACAGCGGATTTCCGCTTTGGCGAGGTTGTAGCGACGGAGATGAAGAATCTTTGAAAACTATGATCCACTACAACATTCAGGATATTGGTGCGACTGAAGAGTTATTCTACAAGGTTCGCCCTTATGTTAGGAACTTTAATGTTGCTCTTTATAATGAATTAGATGTGGAACAGTGTCCAGTTTGTGGGTCAACAAATTTGAAGGGCGAAGGTGAATACTTTACAAGTGCTGGAAAATGGCAGAGTGTTCGTTGCCAAGACTGTAAATGTATTTCGCGCAGAAAGAGCAACTTGCTTTCTAAAGAAAAGAAAAAATTATTGTTGGTAAATTCATAAAAAAGGACAAAATATTTTGAAAATTTTCGAAGTAGAATTTATGATTCCTGAGAAAAGGGAACTGCCCGAAGGAATGGAAGTGCCTGAAGGTCTTGATGTAGAAAATTTGCATGAACATGTTTTCCGAACGTTACATTTTGGAGGAGAAGACTTTTTTGATGTTCAAGAAGAAGCTGTTTCTTTAATTGAGGATATTTTCTTTGAAGATTATGATGAAGAAAATGATTATTATGAGATTGTTGGTATTCGTCAACTTCCAAATATAGAGATCGTCAATTGGCCGGAGAACATCTCGCCTTTAATCAAAGCAGAACATATGGCTGATGAAGATGTAATGCTTATTCAATGTCCTAATTGTGATAATGTAATTAGAATTACAGAAGAAGGTTGGGATTGGGTAAGATGTAAAGAATGCGATACTAATATTTTGAGAGAACAATTAATAAAATTGGGTAAATATCATAAGGTAGTCAAAATAGGTGAAGATAAATCTACCAAATGAAACGGATATTTCATGTGACAAAATAAGATAATCCATATTATCATAATTATAAATATTATATTTATATGTTGCAGAAAATCACTATTTTTTATAATAGTGATTTTTCATAATATGTAAACTCATCATTATAACCTTCTTTACAGAAACCGCAATAAAGGAGGACATATGCCGATTCATCAAATAACAGATCGTGAAGAATTTAATCTTAATCGGTCTATGCGCTCTAACCAAGATATTCAAATCGGGACATACTTAAAAGACCTAACCAATTACACAGAACAAGTTTCTGCCGGTGTGTTTACAAAGCCTACAATGACAGATAATTTAGATGGTACTGTAACAATAGGCGATGGTGAATATTTATTATATTCTGGTAGTGGTTTTGTATTTCCTTTGGATAAATATAATCTTAGTGGAAGTACTGTAACGCTAACAGATAATTCAACTAATTATGTTACGGTTCAATACAATTCCGCATCTCCAATTATCGTATCTTCGACAAATAGAGATAATATTACTCAGTCTGACGTTATTCCTATTGTTACAATATACAGATCTGGCAGTTCTTTACACATACTCGATTGGGATGAGTTGGGTCGAGGCTTAGCAAACAAAGTCAGCGATCGTCTTGTTAGAACAGAACGTTTTGCACCAGAAACAGGTGCTCTTATTATTGGAGAAAAATCTACAAGATATATAACTGCTACGGGTGGGCATGTATGGTATGGTGCGTCTAGGCAGGTTATAGATTCTTATGACTCTTCTGTAGATGATCTTCAATTTTATTATCATAGTAGTGGAAGTTGGGTTTCTAGTTTTACTCCCCAATTTAACAATTTACAATATGATGATGGTTTAAATTTACAATCATTATTGCCTAGTAGATATGCTGTAATTTGGGTTTTTAGAGCGATATGTAATGAGAAACATGCATATTATGTGTTGGGAAATGGGAATTATAAATTAATAGAAGCTCAATCTAGTGGCGTTCCTGCTTTACCGAATGAAATATCTTCTCAAGGTTTGTTGATTGGGAGAATTATAATTGAACAAGGCGCATCTGCTGCAACAGAAGTTTCTTCTGCTTTTGCTACACAATTTACAAAAGGATCTGTTTTACATAATGATTTGAGTGGGATTCAGGGTGGGACTACAGATCAATACTATCATCTTACATCTTTAGAACATGGTAGTGCCTCAACTCTTGCGTCTGGTAGTGTTGTGAATTGTCATGTATCGGGTAGTTTTATTGGAACAGCAATATCTGCTTCTGCTAAATTCGGCACAGGGGATAATTATACTTATTTTGAAGAAGACGGAACAATGGGGATGAGTGGTAGTGCAACAACATGGGAAGACTTGCGTTTTCCAGCTACTGCAATTAATCCAGTTGGCGCTCCCTCTCCAATGGGATTTGATACTACTTATATTGGATTTACAGCAGCGGCAGGACAAACCCAAACAATAGCTGTTATTGCTCAAATGCCCCATAGTTGGAAATTGGGTTCGACAATTTATCCTCATGTACATTGGATGCCAACATCTACTAATAGTGGTAGTGTGTTGTGGAATATTCAATATAAATGGACGGACTTAAATCAAGTAGAAAGTGCTAGTTTTATATCATTGAATGTGTCTCAAAATGCTTCTGGTTCGGCATATACGCATCAATTAGTGGGATGGGCGGTTTCTGGATCATCTATTTATGGGTTAAGTTCTTTATTGACTATTTTGGTATCGAGAATAGGTGGATCTGATTCTTATACAGGTGATGCTTTATTGAAAGAATTTGATATACATTATCAAATAGATAGTGTGGGTAGTAGAGAACCCATGAGCAAGTAGGTTTTAATTTTTTTGATATAGTAGCTAGAACTACGCATTCTAGCTACTATATTGTAATATTTATACCATGAAATCGCAATTTTATGGGGTGAAAATAAGATAATAATAGAAATATTGCCGGTGTCGCATAGTGGTCGATTGCGCCTGTTTTGTAAACAGGAATAAAAACATCGGAGGTTCGAATCCTCCCATTGGCTCTGGTAGTACAATAATAAACAATTAGGTTGGGCGAGTTGCCCATACAATTATATCTTTAAGGAGAATAATAAATAAAATGGCAACAGCTAGTAATGTGATTAAGAAAAAGGTTTTGGTTAAGAAGAGCAAGAACGATGGAACTGGAATTACTGAGAATTATTGTAGGGTTTGTATGAAAATGAAACCCATAAAAGAATTCTACCAAGCCGTAGACGCAGTACTCGACAAAAATAATTTTATGTCAATCTGCCGTGAACACTGTAACGAAATTTATAGCAATTCTTTAAATATAGAAAGAAACTTTGAAAAAGCATTATTTCGCACTTGTAGAATTTTAAATATAAAATGGGCACCAAATGCAGTAGAAGCTACAAAAACGCAAATAACAAAAATGCAGAATGATGGAAAACAAGATATACAAACTTTTGGTATTTATAAAAGCAAATTATCTACTCTTTCTAATCTTTCTGATGATACCGATTTGACGTTTAATAGCAGGGGAGATGAAAATACACAAGTACAATATTCTTCCAATGAAGAAATTTCTGATGATGTTGATTTTAATAAATACTTAAAGGATTTCTGGGGGCCAGATTTAATTTTTGAAGACTACGAATTTCTAGAATCAGAATTGGCAAGATATAAGAAGACACATAAATGTGACACGGCTACAGAAGAATCTTTGCTTAGGCAGATATGTTTTGCAGAATTAGATATTAGAAAAAGTAGAATGGGTAAAGGTGGTGGTGATGCTTCGGCAGTAAAACGTTTACAAGAACTTATGAGAACTGCTAGTGTTGATCCTGCTAAGGCTGCCACTGCAAATTCAGGACAGGCGAAAGATACTTTTTCCTCTTTTATAAAAATAATTGAGGAAAATGAACCCGCTGAATATTATTCTGGAAAAGACAAAGATTTGTTTAAAGATTTTGACAATATTGATTTTTATTTTAAAAAATATGTTACTCGTCCTCTTAAAAATTTTATTACGCAAAGTAGAGATTTTAATGTTGACACTGAGGACGATGTTGATGAAATTGTAGAAAGCGAATCTAATGAATAATAAGATTATAGACATAAAGGGGCAAATATTCAATGAATGGGTCGTATTAGAATATGGTGGAAAAAATAACAATAGACATCAGTGGCTTTGCAAATGTTCTTGTGGCAAAGAAAAACTTGTTGATGGCGCTGAATTAAAAAGAGGAAAATCAAAAAGTTGTGGACATGATAAAAAAATAGATTTAACTGGTAAGATTTTTGGTGAATGGACTGTTTTAAAATCATCAAGAATCGTTACAGAAGAAAACTTCAAACATTATTGGTTATGCCAATGTTCTTGTGGTGAAATAAAAGAAGTTGCGCATGGAAATTTAGCAAATGGAAATTCTACTAATTGCGGGCATTTGAATAAAGTCTATGAAGAAATAAAAATTGGAGACGTATTTAATGAATGGACTGTTATTGGCGATTATATAAGAAAAAATCATTCTAAATATTATTTATGCAGATGTAGTTGTGGTAAAGAAAAAAGAATTGAATATAAAACTCTTTATAATGGGACTTCTAGTAATTGTGGACATATTAATAGCGACGGAATAATCGCAGGTATGATATTTGGAAGGCTTACGGTTATTGAATTTTCTCATAAAAATTATAGAGGAATGAGTTATTATTCTTGCCAATGTGCTTGTGGTAATATTAAAGCAGTACAAGGTACGGCTTTAAAAAATGGAAACAGTTCTTCTTGTGGATGCTATAGAAAAGAAACTTCTAGTATAAGAGCAATAGAAAATCAAAAGAAAATGAAAAAAAGAAATCATTCTTGGTATTTTTATGATAAAAATAAAAATAAAATTGACTGTAGATCTTCTTTTGAGGTTTTATATTGGAATTATCATTATTTTATTCTTGACGAAAATATTCAATATGAACCAAGAGTTTTTATATTGGACGACGACAAAAGATATATGCCTGATTTTTATTTTCCAGATTATGATAAATGGATAGAAACAAAAGGTAGTTTTTTTATGAGCGAATATGGTATTCGCCAAAAAGAGAAAATAAATATTTTGAAGAAGGATATTGATATATTTGTTTTGTTTTGGAAAGATATAGCAGAGGAATGTCAATTGAAGTATAAATCCGTATCTTCTTATTTTTACAATGCCAATAAAAATAATATAAAGATTGAAGACTATTTGGCAGAAATGCTATATTTATAGGAGGCGTCATATATGTCAACATCGCCTCGTCCGTATAAAAATAAAGAACTTAAGAATTTATCTTCGCAAAATGAATTTTTACGTCCAAAATCTATGATCAGAAGTTCCACATTAGAGGGGGAAAGAAAAGATAGATTAAAACGATGGATAACTATGTTCCGGCGAAACCCAGTAAGACTGATCCAAGATTACTTCGGTATTCATTTGCACCCTTATCAAATATTAATGATATGGCTATTGCAAAGAAGTAATTTGGCTTATATAGTTGCCAGTCGTGCAGCGGCAAAAACATGGATTATTGCTGTGTGGACACTTACTTTGTGTGTTTTATATCCTGGGATTAAAATTATTGTGTGTTCAAAAACACTTGCGCAAGGAGGCATTCTTCTTTCTGAAAAAATGAAAGAATTGCAAAGCAGATATCCTAATGTTGCCAGAGAAATTGATCATATAACAACAAACTCGAATACATACGAATGTATTTTCCATTGCGGTAGTACTATTAAAGTTGTTCCTAGTTCCGATTCGGCAAGAGGGAATAGATGTCACTATATCGTCATAGAAGAGGCGAGGTTAGTTCCAAGAGAGATACTTGAAAAAGTAATAAAACCTTTTCTTGAAGTTAGAACCCCGCCTTATAGGTTGAAGCCGGAATACGGTTCAGATAAAGATTTGATAGAAGATGGTAGAATATCTTATATTACTTCTGCTTGGTATACCGCTGAATATTGGTACACATATGTAAAATCATGCATAAGAAGAATGGTTAATGGGGATGAAACAGCTAATTTCCTAGCTTTAGATTATTTTATCACATTATTCCATGGAATAAAAACAGAAGATATGATAAAAAATGAAACAGGTGATATGGATGATATCGGATTTCAACTTGAATATCTCAATATTCCTTCTGGTAGTAGTGGAAAAAGTTTTTTTGCATCATCATTATTTAAAAGAAATCTCAAACAAGCTTTTTATCCTCAAAGGGATGATAATTTTAATGCTAAAAAGAATCCTTATGCCATTGAAAAAGTGGAAGGTGAAATTAGATTCATTACTTGTGATGTTGCTATGCGAGCAAATAAGAAAAATGATAATTCTATTATGGCATGTATAAGGCTTATCCCCATAAAGGGAGAAGGCTATGAAAGGCATTGTTCATATATGGAAAGTCATAAAGGCGAACACACTGGGGTTCAAGCTAAAAGAATAAAAGAACTTTATCACGATTTTGAAGCAGATTATGTTTGCTTGGATCTTCAGAATGCAGGTATCAGTATTTTTGACTCTTTAAGTGAAAACACAATGGATGAAGAAAGAGGGGAAACATATCCTCCATTTACAATCGTTGATGAAAATTTTGCTTCGGTAAAAGAAGACGTTAGAGATGAATTGAGAAGAAGGACTAGGGGTATTAATGCTTTACCGGTTGTGTTTCCAATGTCGGCTAGTCAAGACTTAAATAGTCAAATTGCGAATTCATTTAGATCTTCTTTACAGAAAAAATTATGGAAATTCTTAATTTTAGATGGAGACGCAGAAGAATTTTTAATAAAGTCGAAAAATAAAGAGTTTTTAAGTAATCCTGGAGATTCTTCAATTTATGCCTTCTATTTAAATCCTTATGTTCAAACTGGGCTTCTAATAAGCGAATGTATAAATCTTGATTTGGCTTTGGTAAGTGGGAAAGTTAAATTGGTTGAAAAATCGGGATGTAATAAAGATCGTTATTCAGCGATTAGTTATGTAAATTATTTTGTGTCGCAAGAATTTGATATCAATTTACTTAAAGAAGAGGACACAAGTGACGATTGGGAAACATTATCTGGATTGTTTCAGATGTATTAGTATTTTATTTCAAAGAGAAAGATGCAAATAAAAATGATAAATAAAAACTTTTATATACTCCTAAAGAAAGGAGGTAAAAATAATTGCCTAAAACAAAAAAAATGACTACTCCAACTGATCCAGATTTAATTTCTCAAGATCAAGTTTGGACTGCGTTAGAATTTGCACAATCTTTGGGCGGACTCTATCCTGGGGTTTATAATCCCATGCTTATCAACCAGAGACTCCGAGATATGTCCCTCCTTTCTACGTCAGATATAACTCAAGAAAAAGCAGAAAAAGCTCTTGCAAATCCAAAAGATAATGAACGCGAATTGTTAGCCATTTCTGAGAATCTTGAAGTCACGTCTACAACGTATCGAAGAATTATAGATTATATATCCAATCTTCCTTCTTGGGATTGGACTTATGCTGTTATGAATCTCGATGATATCAATGAATTTAAAAGCCCAGCATATAAAAAAGACTTAAAAGTTGTTAAAGATTTCTTTTACAAATTTGATCACAAGAAAGAGTTTTCTACTGCATTGAAACAGATGCTCCGTGAAGAAGTTTTCTTCTGCTCATTCAGAAACGAGGGGGATCGCTGGCTTCTCCAACAACTCCCTTCGGATAGGTGTATGATTACTGGGAAATGGGATTATGGAACACTTTTTAGTTTTGATTATACTTTCTTTCTTCAAGGTGGTGTTCCAATAGATGGCTTTGCGCCATCATTTAAAACGGGATTTCAAAATTTATTTGGAGAAGGTAGTAAAATTATAGATTATATCCCAATGCGAAGTGTAGATACAAGAGATCAAAACGTTTATGCTTATTGGGGAGATATAAGCCCAGAGGACGGTGGGTGGGCATTCAAAATGCAGCCCGAAAAAAATTTTAGAACACAATATTTTAGTGGTATGTTCCCTGATTTGGCATTACAACCAACTATTAGAAATTTGCAAAAGAATAATTATTTGGCTGAAGCAGTTAAACTTATCATGGGAGAAGTAGGAACACTTAACAAAGATTCAAAAAGTGCCGTTCTTAGAGATCAATTTAATTTATCTCCAGAAATGGCTGCAAAGTTTATGCAACTTGTAAAGTCTGCTATCAATAATAGTGCTGTTAGCGTTGCTAGTGCGCCTTTGGGTAATATGAAAGCATTTCAATTTGAGGGCAACAATGAGTTATATGAGAGTTATATGACGAATTTACTCGGATTATCTGGGGTAAATAGCAATATTCTTTTTAGCTCTTCACAGAAACAAAATGTTACAGAAACTTTGCTTGGTGTTGATGTTGATCAACATATTGTAGAAAATCTTTATCCTGTATTTGAGAACTTCTTAGAGTATCAAATTAATAAACTTACAAAAAAATATAAATTTAAGATTACTTTAGAAGGAACAAGATTTTATGTTGATAGAGAAAGGAGATTGGATCGTCAAACTGCATTGATGGATAAAGGAATTATTAATTTTCCAAAAATATGTTCTGCGCTCGGAGTTAATCCGTTTGAGTTTCAAACACAGTTAGACGAAACAAGAATGTCTGGTTGGGTCGATAACCTAACTCCTATCATATCTAGTTTTCAACAGAGTGGAGCGAACTCATCTGGGGCAGGACGTCCCACAAAGTCAGATTCAAATATTGGAGAGGCGGGAGAAGAAACTCGCAGCGCAGGTTCGAACATCTCAAAAGGTGGAAAAAATTAATGTAAAAATAAAAAAATATCATATCGTATTAACTTGTCATAACAAGGGTAAAACCTCGGCTCCGTGACAAGAATTATATCAAAAAGAATGAAATGGAGGAATAATGACTTTTTCAGCTTCTAATGCTTCAAATGTTAACAAAATGAATACTTATGCACAGAGAACTGGTCTTGGTACTGAGGTTCGCAGATTGGGCACTTTGACAGATACGTTCTTTTCTGCATCGTCCCTAAATATCGACACTGCTCCTACGGGACTAAACCTCCCTGCCTTGAGCGTGGGTGTTTATAGCACTCCTGTGACCGATACAAGTTTGTTGGACAATATCGCTTTTACATCCAATATGGCAACCGCTACTAATAAAACAGATGAAGGAAGTTCTTGTTTGTCTGCTTTTGTTGGTGTGAGAAATACTGCTGCGACGGCGAATACTCGTTTACAAGGTGTTTTATCTAGCGCTTCCGTAGCTGCAAACTGTTTTGATGCCTATGCGGTGCAAGGGCACACAAATATTGGCGCTGGTGGTGTTTCTACCAAAAATGCTAATGCTCACTTAGCCGGTGTTTCTGGTAAAGTTGTTTTGAATGGTGCTATTGGACAAGGTTGGGCGACTGGTTTGCTTGGCATCATTGATGGTACTGGCGCAGTGACAGGCTTATGCCATGCTATTGCTGGTCAAGTTGAAGCAACCACTACAGCTTGCGCATGCGATGCCGTACTTTATTTGGGCGCAGATCAAACAGTTGGTGCAGGTATCGAATTCGCTGGTACTGCAAAAATGCCTACAATTATGAAATTCAACGCTGTTGCTGGTGGTGTTGTTGCTAATGCTTTGGTTCCTTCAGCTTCTCCTACTAGTGAAACTGTTGGCGCAGATGTTGCTTTGGTGTGTGACGTTGGTGGTACTCCTTACTTTATCCCAATGTACAATACCCTTCACGCATAATAATTAAATAGTCAATAATCATAATGGGGATATATTAATTTATATCCCCAAACATAAACTTAGGAGATATTTGTAATGCTATTAACAGTATCAGAAAGACTTGTCTTAATTTCTATTTTGCCAAAAGAAAATAATTATACTACTTTAAAGATTGTTAGGGATTTGGTGAATGATTTATCTTTTACAGAAGAAGAACATGCGAATCTGAATTTTTATAATGCAGAAGATGGGATGCTTCACTGGACTCCAGAATACGATATTCCTAAAGATATTACTATTGGAGAAAAAGCATCTGATATTATTGCTGAATGCTTGAGAAATCTGAATAATGCAAAAAAATTAAGAGAAGATCATATTTCTTTATATGAAAAGTTTTATGATGTTATAAATGCTATCCGATAGAAAGGAGGCACAGTAAGTGAAATTATCTGAGAATTTAAATGATGCTTTAAATGAGCAGGTTATGATTGAGTTATTAAATCAGAATAAATATATGCAAATCCAATCATTGTTTGAAGATATGCAGTTGAAAAATCTTGCCAAATTCTTCAAAGAACAGTCTGCGGGTGAAAACGGTCATGCTAATTTATTTATGGATTATATCAATGACAGAACTGGCGGAAAAGTAAAAATAGAAGAAGTTAGTGCCCCCATAATTGATTTCACAGACATTAATAGTATCGCTGATTTTTATGTATTGACAGAACAACAAACAACTGAAAGTATCGAGTCTTTATATAATCTTGCATTAGAAGAAAAGTCTTATATTGACTTAGGATTTTTAACTAAAATGTTGGACGAGCAATGTGAGGAAGAAGATACTAGTGTTGCTTTTGCCACAAAGATTAAAGCGGTCAAGGATGTTGTATTGTTCGATGCAACTTGGGAGTAAAATGTTTATAGTTAATTCAAAATCTATTAAAAATAAAATTGGTTTCAAAGAGAAAATATCAAACTATTTAGAGAACCATGGAGTTCCCCTTTTAACAATAGAGGGGGATATTTATTATTTTTCACAAACTAAAATTTTGGAAGATGCATTAAAAACCTCTCCTTTATGGGTTAAATGGGCGAAACAATATTAGTCCATGAAACGTGTTTTTATTGAGCAATAATTTGATAGAATTTTTAAAGACGGAATTATTTTCCCTCTTGAGAAAGGAGGAATAATTGAGTGAAGAAAGAACAGAAGAAAGAAAGCCGTTAGTTTTTAGTGTTGACTCAGCAGAAATAATCGAAGATAATCCTGATTCTAGATTTATAACTTGTAGAATTCATGCATTTTCATCGGGTAAGAATTATCATGATCTTTTTTGCAGCGAAGAAACCCTTAAAAAAACAGCATCTACTATCTACAATATGCCTATTGTATATAATTTAATTAATAGCGGTAGGGACTTCGGTTCACACGTAGAAGTAGATAAGAGTTTAATATGCGGGTTCGCTATTCCAGATACTGGATCTTTTGAAAAAGTAATAAATGAGAACGGCGAAGAAGTTTTGGGATTTTACGTAGATGCCAAAATTTGGAAAATTTATGTTCCCGCCGTATCTGAAATTCTTGAAAAAAGAGATGGCAAAGTTGGAATCAGTGTTGAAATGTGGCTTTATGAATCTCATATACGAGAAGATAATGGCATAGAAGAAATGGATGATTTTTGCTATTTTGGGATATGCTTATTAGGAGCATCTGTAAAAAGTGCAATCGAAAATGCAGAACTTCAAGTATTATCGTTTTCTCAGCTTAATGAAAAATATCAGCAAGATTATGCGAAAGAATTTTCTAAATATTCTTCAATTGATTTTTCTATTTCTCAAGAGATTAAAAATAATTCTAGTAAAGGATTGGAATTATATAAGCAATATGGAATAGGTGGAAATTCTGTTGCATTAACTATTGCTAGACATTTTTCTAAAAATGAAAAGGCGCATCCTGAAAAAATTAAATCGGCGCATAAATATTTGTCATATCATCAAAACGATTCTAGAAAGAAGTCTCCTCCAACAACATCTCATATAAATTGGATGTTATATGGGGGAAATGAAGCGCTAGAATGGTCTAAAGATATGGTTAACAGAATGAAAGAAATCGAAGATAAGCCTATGTCTTATTTTGATGATGGTGAAGTTTTGACATTTCCATATGAAAAAATATCTGACATAAACCCTGCTCTCAAAGGTATTAAACCTCCTATTTCGTTGAGCCAAGCAAATGCAATAGCTGCTCAAGCCGATGCGATAGGTGGAGAATATGCATGGCCCACGGCCATAAATAGTTTTAAAAAAAGATATCACGTTGAAGGGGGAATTTGGGTGAAGAATAAATCTGTAAAAAAGGAGGAACTTAGTGTGAAAGATGAAAATGATAAAGAATTAGAACCTAAAGAAGAAACTATGGCAGAAGAAAAACTTCCAGAATCTGAAACTCAGCCAGAAAAAGAAAAAATGGCGGTAGAAACAGAAGAAATGGCAGTAGAAGAAAAAACTGAAACTTCTGAAGAAGAAAAAAAAGAAGATGAGGAAAAAGAAACTCCTGCTGAAGAAGCCAAAGAGAAAGAAGAACCTAAAGAAGAAAAAATGTCTTTAGACGCAAATCTTGATATGGCTGCACTTATGCAAATGCTTGTAGACGAAACTGAAGACAATAAAGAACTTGCTGACAAATATACTGCTGGCGAGGAAATGAATTATGCTTTGCTTTGTTCTGCTATGTATAAAAAAATGTGTAAAATGGCAGAAGAATCTGTTGCCGCCAAAGAAGACAAAGATGTTTATATGGCTGAAAATGCTAAACTTAAAGAATATAAAGATAAAATTGAAAAGCAACAGTTCGATTATGCTGTTGAAAAAACTTTACAAGAAGTGTCTGATGTATTCTCAAAAGAAGAACTTGACAATGCTAGAGAAGAAGTAAAAGAATTTACTTTGGATACTCTTCCTGCTTGGCAAAGTAGCAAAAAAAGTTTAGCTTATGAACGTATTAAAGATGGCCCCAAGAAAAAAGAGACATTCACCCGTATGGTTACTGTCAATTCTTGGTTACATAGAGATAACGAATCTTCAGAGGATGTATCTAAAAAATACGCCAAAGAAGGTTGGTTGCCAAAAAATTAATTCAATAAAAATGGAGGATAAATAAAAATATGACTTATCATACTGTTACAAACTTAGATAGTATCGCTGCACAGGATGTAAATGCTTATAGCTCAAACTTTATAAGCGCATCCAATCTTGATAACGGCAATCTTGTCGTGTTGTTAACCGTTTCTGCGAGCGAATGTTTTGCTGCTACCGCTCCTAACTCGGCTTCTATGACCGGCATTCACATGGTTGATACCCCAGTGTTGCCTTTCTTACTTAATGGCGCTGGTGAAAAAGTTAATGGGCTAGGAAATGCTCGTGATTTTTATACAATTGCCGGAGAAGTCGGTGTTGCGAGGCGTTTACAGTTAGGAGATATTGTGACTGTTAGCGCTGAAACTCTCGATAGTTCCACTGTTGCTGCTTACGCTATTCCTGATGATGGCGGTAACTATAAACTCAAGTGGTCTGCTGTAACTGTTAATGGTTTTTATCTTCAATATTTGAAGACCGCTTACATATCTCTCCCTGATGGAAGCATTGGATCAGGAAGAGTGGCGGCTTTCCAATTTAGAGTTGCTCACATCTAATCTAGTCATGTTCTTACCTGACTTTACACAAAAAATAAAAAAAATGGAGGATAAATAAAAATATGACTAAATTACCTGCAAACGTTTTACATTTTGCTGCCGATGTAGACATGAAAACTATTCTTGAAAGTTCTATTGATTTTTGGAATCATTACCAATCCGAAAATTCTAGAAATACATCAACCAAGTTTTCTTATGCATCAAAAGATCGTGAAGGCAAAGAAGTTACCTTAACCCAAAAATCAGAAGCTTTAAGTGAAATGATTTTGAATTATGCCGCAAAGAAAGTCGGTATTACCGATCTTTCTCCTGCTACTGCTAATGAATATCATAATCACCCTACTCTTCGCTGGGCTATCGGAAATATTGGTACTCAAATTATTGACAGTATTCTGCCCGATACGGTTTTGAAGGGAAACAGCGCTTTCGCGTCGATACAAACCGTTGGTTGGGGCGAAACAGCCATCTTCGATATTCGCTCTCGTGATATTTTTGCTGTTACTAAAGCTTCAAATCTCGGAAAGAAACAGGCTAATCGCCAGACTCAATTCCTTGGCCAGAAGTTCTTGACTCCTGAAATGAGACAAGTTACGGTTAGTCTTAATTTGTGGAGAGTTCTTACCGGCAAGGAGAGCCTCGGAAACTTTATCGCCAAGGCGTTGCTGGCACTTGAGACAGAGATGAGTCGGGATATTTATACATCTATGGCTACTGCTATGGCCGCACTCTCAACTACCGCATCCACCGGATTGCGCGTAGTCGGATATTCCCAAGACGATTTGATTACTTTATCAGATAAAGTTTCATCGTGGTCAGGTGGGGCTGCTACTATTGCTGTTGGCACCAAGATTGCCTTAAATAAAATCTTTCCAAATGATGCTAATTATAGATACGAGATCGAAAGCGATTATGTGAAACTTGGTTATATGCGCAACATTTCTGGTATTAATACCTATGAACTACCGCAGGTTGCCGACTTTTCTACCGGCCCATTTGCTACTTTCTTGAATAATGATCGTGTTTGGATTGTTGCTCCTGGAACCGATAAGCTTATCAAATGTGTTATTGGTGGAACAGCTATGAGTAATGTCGATGAACCATATGCTAATCCAGACATGTCTCAACAGGCTACTATGTGGAAATCTTGGACTGTTGGCGTAGTTACTTCGAGCGTCGCAGCCGAGATTACAGTTTCATAACGTTCAGTATGTTAAATATGGAGGGTGTAAAAGCCCTCCATATTATCAAAATAAAAATTTTATAAAAAAGAAAAGGAAAATAAAAAAATGGCTCCCGCTAAATCTTTAGATAAAGTAATAAATTCTTCTCAGAACGGAGAAGGGGCAAAAAAAGTTTTAAAAAAAGTTTCAACCGTAAGGCATGATGATCCCAATATATCTGAACTAGAATATTGGAAAAATAAAGCTTTAGAATTAGAAAGTAAACAGAATCAGCAACAATATGTGAACATATCTCCAAATGACATGATTGAAGTTGTCAGCCTTTGTAATGATAAGCTTAATTTAAATACAAAAGATCACGGACAAGGAAACAGATATAGTTTTGATTATTTTGGTGAAACAAAAAATATCATGTTTTCAGAAATTGCGCAAATTAAAGAGAATCAAAGAAATTTTGCAAGAAAAGGATATTTTTTTGTAAATAATACCTCTGCTGTTAGACTATTAGGCATGGAAGAAGATTATAAGAAAATTTTAAGCGCCGATAAAATAAAAGAAATATTAGCAAATTCCCCAAATTCTGATAAATTACTTAAATCTGCAAATGTTGGCCAACAAGGGATTATTGCAAATATGTTAATAGAAATGCTTGTTGAAGGTCAAGATATTGATATGAATTTAATTCGTAAAGTTTCTGAAATTTCAGGCATTGATATTAATCAGAGGGTGATGGCTCAAAAAGAAAGCATTGAAAGGAACAAATTAGAAGATTAGAAAATAACGTGGTTTTTACTATATAGCAATAAGAGGGAAGGAATATTTATTTAACCCTTGACAAAATTGTAAAAGTGTGGTAATATAAATGTAAATGAGCGGATAGACAAACCTCATGAATTTGTTGACAAGAATACGACCCTTAAGTATTCTTTCGCTCATTTTTATAATTAAGGGTATTTATTGAAATTGGGAGATAAAATTGAGAAAAAAAGATTTGAAAGAAATAGAATATTTGGTGTTTGAAAAATTTGGAAATAATATTACGGTGTTAGAATATACAAAAATGAGTGCAAAAGGAAAATTTAGATGTAATCTCCACGGTGTTGATTTCTATACTATGCCGCGAGATATAATTGGAAGAGGAACCGGATGTCCCCAGTGCGCGAATGAAGGTAGACGAAAAAAGCATTCGTTTTCTTTTGATTATGTTAAAAACTATATAAATTCGACAGATTGTGAATTGATTTCTGAAAATTATTATGGTGTAGATGAGAAACTTTTAATAAGCTTTCCTTGTGGACATACGAAAGAATTATCTTTTTATAATTTTAAAAAAGGGTCGCGTTGTCCTGAATGTGGTAGAAAACTAGGTGGAAAATCAAGGCGATTAGGTGAGAAAGAAATTGAAAATCGTTTAAAAACAAAAGGACTTGAAATAGTAGAATTTGTAGATGGTTATTTAAATAATCATTCTGTAGTAAAAACGAAATGCCCAAAAGGACATATTGAAACTCATGATATTTCAAGTTTATTATATTCTTGTAGATGCAATCAATGTACAACAGAAAGAGTTTCGTTAGAAAAAAGAGGCGAGGGAGGAAACAATTGGCAAGGTGGTAAAACATTAATTTTTAGTTATTTGCAAAAGAAAATGAAAAAATGGAGGGATGAATCTTTAGAAATATCTAATCATAAATGTTTAATTTGCGGTGAAACAAAACATCTTCATATACACCATCTTTATAATTTTTATAATATAGTTCATGATGCTTTTAGAGAATTGGGTATAAAAAGAAGATTAAGAATTTCAGAGTATGACACTAAAGAAATAGATATTATAGTTGATAAAGTTTTAGAAATACATTACAGGCATTTATTGGGTGTAGCAATTTGTAAGAAACACCACGACGAATTTCATAGCTGGTATGGGCAATATAACAATTCACTTAATCAATTTGAAGATTTTATGCAATACAAAGAACAACAAAAAATAGCATCTGGTGAACTAATAATCCCCTGATAAAAATAAAAAATTATAATATATATTAACAAATCTATCTTTTTAATCGAAGGTAGATTTTTTAATATTAACTATATTGATAAAAATTAAACAATAAGAAAGGAGGGCTATGGGAACAAGTGCAAGTAGTGTTGTAGACAGATTTATGCTACAAATAAAAAATGATGATACTTTGAACACGCTTTATACTACTAGCGGATCTGCTGCGATGGTCAATTATACTGAATACTGGCTTCTCGCCGCAATTGATGATTTTTCAAGAGTAACAACGGCAGATATGAGTTATACCGAAGGGTCTGGATCGTCTGTTGTCGGATATTTTACAAGAGATTTGGCAAGTAGAGAGATCAATATTTTGTCTCGCGCAATGGTTAAACAATGGTTGCAACAACAAGTATCAGACAAAAATGCCCTTGGAAGATATTTTGTTGATAGGGAATTTAAGATGTCTGCTCCCATGCTTCCATCAATGAAAGCATACTTGATTGAAGTTATTGAAGGCGTTGATAAGTTATTGGGTGATTATGATTGGGATAATAATGTGTCTTGGGACAATTGGTTTAATCAGACTTTTTATACTACATAAAGGAGGGGTAATATGATGAGATTTGCGCTCGGACAAACCCCTTCCGCTAGTCAAATAAAAGTAAATGAGTATAAATACGCAGGACATACACTATTTAAAAATAGTACAGATATTTTTACTATACAACGAGAAATATCTTTTGGAAGTCAAATATATCAAGACATAGATGTTCGTATTACTGCTGTTGTGGATAGTAAAACAGGTCAAAAACGTGGAGACGATTGGAAACAAATAATCTTGGATACTTATGAAACTTTTATTCCTACAATTGGCACACTTTTCTACTTTGATGATAATTTTTGGCTCTGCGTATTTACAGATAATATAAAGTCAGTACTTTTGAATTGTGTTGTTCGAAGATGTAATGAGCAATTGCGTTGGATTGGTGACAACGGTGTTATTTATCAAGAGCCACTTGTCGTGGATTATGATATCACCGGAACCCGTGATTTGCTCAGGCAGGATGATCTTGCACTTCCGCAAGGATATTGCGACTGTTTCCTACAGCTAAATACTCGTACAGAATTGGTTCAGCCAAATCAAAGATTCTTATTTGGACGTCCAAATCAAAGAGTGTGTTGGAAATTGTTTGGTAACGGGATCATGAATTCCCAAAATCAGCAAACGTTGACAGATACAACAGCGAGAATGATGACCTTGACTATGGGCGGATATCAATATAATACACAAACCGATAACTTAACTTTGGGTATCGCAGATTACTACAAGTTGGTGTACTCTATTTCCCTCTCAGCCTCTCAAATATCAGGTAACGTATCAGAATCATATCCTATCAATGCTACTCTACTCTGTAACAACCTACCTACAACTGGTTCTCTTACCTATGCGACTAGTTCATCAACCATAGCTACTGTCAACACATCTGGATCGATTACTCTAAATGCATCTGGAAGTACAACAATAACATCGTATATGGGAGGTAATCCTTCCGTATCGGCATCTGCATTAATATCTGTGACCGCATCTGGAACGACTACAACCGAGATACGAGTATTACCATCAGATAACACAGAAATATTAGAAGGAGATACAACAATATTTACAACATATCTCTATACTAATGGCGTAGCACAAGCAAATACCTTTACATTTGCGGCTGCTAATACAAATGTTCCTACTGATCATTACATTATGATTACAAATAATAATGGATTCTCATTAGAAAACGTAGAACGATACCTTGACCTACCCCTACTCATAACCGCAACATCTGGTTCATACACAAAACAAATTTCAATAACGCTTAACGGCGCATTCTAAAAGAAGGAGATATGCAAAATGACAGCAACCCAAATTTTAGATGGTATTCAAGATGCTTATAACAAATATACAAAATTAGAGGAAGTCCCTTATAATATTACAACCTATCTTATGAATAATGATGATTTTATTTGGAGATTACTAAAATATCCTGTTAATACTGCATGGAATGTAAATGTAAATGCTAATCTTACTAGTGCTCAAAAAGGTGCCTTAATATATCAAGGCAATGGGATGATGACTGATTATCGAGTTTTCTTTGATGCGGGCATGAGCGCTGCATGGACAGAAGTTGCTACTGTTTTAAGAATAAGTCCTGTAACTGTTGTTCCTAAAAATTATGTAACAGGAACTCAATCAATTCGCTTCGAAGTATACAGTCATGAAACCATCAATATGATGAGTAATAAAAATCCTCGTTCATTATCTATAATACAGCGGTTGATAGAAGTATTAAACGGAGCAGATATAGAAAACTTGGGCAGATTATTCTTTGATTATAAAGCATCTCAATATTGTCGTATGACAGGTATAAATGTTGGTAATAGTGTATATAAAGGTTTCGAATTAATTATGTGTAATCAGAATTTCTAGGGAGGTATCCATGTGAACACAGAAGCGATACAAAATTATGATGAAATTAATGATGCTTTTGGATATCCTCAAAAATATAAAGAAATAGAATTTCACCCCTTACTTGTAAAAGATTTAGAATATATTAAATTATTTAACGGTATTTTTACTTATCCTAAATTGGCTGCGTCTTCTACAAAAAGATTATATAAAATGAGTTATTTGAAATTTGTGTTAATAGAACTTCAAATCCCTCAACATATGATTGAAGATTTTTTTAAATATATTACAAAAAATGAAGATGTTGAAATAATAGCTTTAAATGCTAAGGGGAAAGTAGAAACTTTAGAAGATTTAGATAACAGTATTTTTCAATTACAAATTGGGAAAACAATATTTTCAGAAGAGGAGTTTGAAAATCTTAGAGAAATAATTCTTGAACAAAATGGCAGTGATATTGATTATATTAATCAATACAATCCAGATCTAGAAGAAAATCTGAAATGGGTTCAAAGGGAATACCCTCTTACTTTTAATGATCAGATATTTACATTATCTGTTTTATTTAAATATATTCCTAAAGAAATAGGGGAATGGACTCTTTATCAACTATCAGAATTATTTGATAGAATTATTGTTTTAAAGCAATATGAACTTTATGAGCCTTTGATAGCATCAGGGCAAGTAAAAATGAAAAGTGGAAAATTACAGTCATATCTTTATCATAGAAAGAAAAAAGATAGATATGATAGTATATTGATGAGTCAGGAAGAATTCGGAAAACTGGAAGCTGAACTGACCGGAAATACCATTTTAAAATAAAAAAGGAGAAAATAAAATATGACTCGTGTGCTTGTTAGTGTTGGTGATGCAATTATCAGAGATTCTACGACTGGTGTTGCTTTAATGTATGGTAAGGCAAATATTGATAGTGCTTTTACCATGTCTGCTCAATCCACTGAAGTTCGTGGTGGTATTAATAACCAGTTACTCTTTACCTATATTCATGATAAAAAAGTTGATGTCAAAATTACTGACGCTTCTTTCAATATGGATATCTTGTCTTTGAACGCTGGTACGACTGTATTGAATAGTTCTGTGACTGCTCTAAAAACCGAATGTGTGACCTTCTCTGCTAGTGGTAGTGCTACTTTGGCAAATACTCCTACTGGAACAAAGGGTGTTAATGTATTCCTTGGAGATCCTGCCACTATTCAAAACGTGACTCCTGTTGGTAGTGTAATCACTGTTTCTGGTGGAAATAGTTTATCTGGTACGGCTGTTTATGAATATGCGGTAACTGCCGATCAACTTACAGTAGAAGCAGTTGCTCCTCCTACTATTGTAGACCTTACCTTGACTACTCAGGAAAGAGATTCTACTACTAAAGGTATTGTCAATCTTGTTCAAATTCATATTCCGAATTTCCAAGTTCTGGGTAACTATACTTTAGCAATGACAGCAAATGGTGTTTCAAGCCAACCTCTTGAGGGGACTGCTTTAGTAACTAAAACGACTAATTGTACTGTCAATGATTATTATGCTACTATTACTCGTATCCCTTATACTGGTGCTAATCCTAGTGTGAATAATCTATTTTTGAGCAAAGATACTTCATTCTCTGTTGCTGCTGGACTTCCTAAGACCATCCAACTTCAGGCTCTTGGCTTGCGTGGTGGACTGAATGGAAATGTTGATGTGACCACTTCTGCGTCGTATCACGTGACTTCAGGCTCAGTAACTCCTCCTGCTGCATTCTATAGTGTTGGCGCAAATACTGGTCTTGTGACTGCTGGTTCATCAATTGCTGCCGGATATATTGCTATAATTAGTGCTTGCTATACCGATAGTGTCTCTGGCACTTTGACAGATACTGCTACTATTACTGCTACTGCTTAATTCTAAGCATTGCTATTAGGGGGGCGACTAATCCTCGCCCCTTTTTTAAAAGGAGGCAATGCGATGGATATTATTGCAAACATTTATTTATATGCAATGATTTTTGGAAGCTTTATTGTTGGATTAGCAAATTTAATAGATGTATTAAAAAATTCGAAGAAAAAAAGAAGGTTCTCTGATGTTGGATGGGCTAAATGGACATATATAGTATTAGGTTTTTATTGGAGTGTTGTTTATACTATATTAGTATTTATTCCAAAAGGTAGCGAATACAATTTTGCATCTACATTTATACGACCATCTATGGTGATTTTAGTTTTTCTGTTATTGCTTGCTAATCAAAAACCTGTTTATTTACCTGATCTAATTCGTGACAGCATTAAAAAATTTAGAACAAGAGGAGAGAAAAGGAATGGAGAATCTTAGCGTTACAGACATTATCGCTATCGTTGGCGTTCTAGTAATGCTATGGAAGACCTTTCTTTCTAAAAGCGATAAGCAAAAATTAAAAGTAGAGACCGAAAAAACGATTCTTGAGGGTGGCCAATTAGCGTTGGACAATACCGCAGATGCTTTGTCTATTTCTAAAGAAGCCGCTGCTCAAGTAGCTGAGATGCGTAAAGAACTTACCGCAAATTGCAGAAAATATGAAAGAGAAATAGAGGGGCTTAGACTGGACGTAGAGGAACTTCAGTTTGAATTAGATGAAGCAAAAGCAGAGAATGAATCTTTGAGAGATTGGGCAGATAGACTTGTTAGCCAAGTTAAGACATATGCCCCTGCTAATGTAGAACCTGTCAAAATGAAAATTCCTCGCAAAGTTGTAAGAAAATCTGACAAAGAAGAATTTTAAAATTTTATATTTTTAGGATAAAGGAAAAATGGAAGAAAAAAAGATTGATTTAAAATTTCCAGAAAAAGTAAAAACAGAGATTGAGGTTGGCAATCAGAAAATATGGGTAAATTCTTATCTTGATATTACAGGAAAGCATGCTATATTGGATGCTTATTTTGCAGAGAGAGAATTGTCCCCCGTAGAATCTCACTTAGAGGCAGAACTTAATTTGGTTTTAAATGTCATTAATATTATGACTGATATTAATATTGAGGATGAAAAAAATGATAATGAAAAAGCCACTAAATTTGTAGACAATCTTTTGAATACAGGTGCTTGGTATAAAATTAAAAGTGCTATTATTAATTTTGCAGAATTGTCAAGAGACATCGAAAGAATCTCCCAACAAAAAAATCTGGAAGGAAAGTTAAATAAACTTATTGACAAAGTAGGATTGTTTATTGATAATATTTCACAGATGGATTGGTCTCCTGAAGGAGTTCAAAATCTCGCAAAAGATATCGCACCCCAATTACAGCAACTCGCAGAAGTATTCCCTAAAATTGAGGGCACCTCTTCCGTTTCGGAAAAGAAATCTAAAAAGCCTTCCGAAACAACACAAAAGATCCCCATGAAATCGTGATTTCATTGAAAAGATAAATATGACTGTGAAAGAGAAATTTAGAAAAAAGATAAAACATCCGTGTCCTGACTGTGAAAATGACAGGATGAGCATTGTTGATATTATTGATGACGAAACAGGGGCAAGTTATGTTGAAACATTTCGTATTTGTGACGAATGTGGGTGCAGGGAAAATATAACAGATAAGCGCAACAATAATAAAGTCGAGGTTGTTGAGGCAGTTGTTCTTGAGAAATCATGGAAAGATAAAGATAAATTTAATAATTCTAAGTATAATAGGAGGTAAATTCTTATGAACAGTACTCCTATAACAAATGATGCTATGCTGATGCAAATTATCGGAAATGATCTGAGAAAGATCATGGATGATGTAACTCAAGTAATTTTGGAAAATATAAAAGAGGTTGTTTTCTTAAATGTTTATGAAGACTATCCTTATAGCGGAGATTATGTTAGACTTATGGATAGTGGGGGTTTTCTAGATGCATGGTCGAAGGATACTGCAAAGTTTATCGGGAACGAAATTAGTGCCAGAGTGGGGTATGATTGGGCACGAATGGAATATAATCCTGATGAACATCAACATGGTAACAGTGTTTTAGATAGACGTAAAAATCTTGCTGAATACATAGAATCTGGGAATAATTATGATTTTGGTGGATATGCTGGTGAAGCAAGACCTTTCTGGAATGTTGTGGAACGAATGCTAGAAGATGGAAGTTTTGATGCAATATTGGAAGGGGCGTTTGTCGCGCATGATATCTCGTTTATACGAGGTTAATAATATTTACAAAAGGAGAATAATATATGGAAGTTTTTACACAATTCTTTTGGACATTTTTACAAAAGGTGTTGGAACTATCTTTACCGATTTTGGCAGTTGCTTTCGCTACGCTTATTAGCGCATGGATTAAGGAAGTTATTGTAAAAATTCAAGGACAACTTAGCGATAAGAATAGGGCTATTTTGCAAGAGGCAGTAGACTTAGCAGTTCAATGTGCCGAGCAACTTGATCTTGACGGTGTTATTGTTAGCAAAAAAGATGAAGCTATTAAGATTGCACAAACTTATCTAGATTCTCACAAGGTTAAAATTGATTTGGCTGTATTAGATGCCGCGATTGAAGCTGCTGTCTATAATAATTTTAATGTAGGAAAAGAGAAATCACCAGAAGCTATAGCAAAAACTGAAGCGCTTATTGCGAAGGAAAATCCTGTTGTTCCTGTAAATGAACCATTGGTTCCGCAGGTAAAAATACCGGATCGTATTATATAATATTTATATTGTTTTTTAGGAATGAGGCAGAATATGTTAATTCATATTCTGCCATTATTTTTAAGATGGATTGGAGGTATGTAAATGCAAGAAATAAAAATTATAATAGATTATGATGTTTTGAATAAATATTATGATGAATACTTTAATAAGTATCCTAAGAGAAAAAAGAAACCAATTGACAAACCTTTTCCGCCGTCACTAAATCGCTTTACAGCAATAAAGAGAATGCAACAAAATGATATGAAACAAAAGTATAAAGAATTCTCGATATGGCTCGCAAGTTATTATAAAATTGCAAATCTAAACATAGATAAAGCGAAAATGACTTATACATTTTATTTTGCGGATCATCGAAGAAGAGATATGGACAATTTAATGTTAAGTCCTAAATTTTTTCAAGATGGTTTTGTAGAGGCAAATGTCTTGGTGGATGATAGTGGAGATATGTTAGAAATTGCTTTTGAAAGTTTTAAGTATGATAAAGTGAATCCGAGAGTTGAAATAGTTTTAAGGTATGATTATGAGATCTAAAATATTATGTGGAATATATTGTATTGAAAATATTATTAATAATAAAAAATATATAGGATGTGCCGTTAATATTAATGATAGATGGATAAATCATAGATGTGCTTTAAGAAATGATAGGCATGGGAATCATCATTTGCAATCAGCATGGAATAAATACGGAGAAGAAAATTTTAAATTTTATATTCTAGAAGAATGTGAAATGGATGTTCTTCATGATCGTGAAAAATATTATATTTCTTTATATCAATCAAAAAATAATAAACTTGGATATAATAAAACAGATGGTGGTTTAGGAGTATTGGGAATAGAATTTGATATCAAAGAACTTGAAAGACGATCTATTGAAAAAAAGAATAGAATAGTATCAGATATTACTAAAAAACGAATGAGCGATGCCAATAAAAGAAAAAGAATAAAAATAGATGAAAAAGAGAAGCAGAGATTATCTTTATTAAGGAAAGGGCTTCCTCCTGTAAATAAGGGGGTTCCAATGACAGAAGAACACCATGCTAAAATGATGGAGGGGATAAAAAACAGAAGTCAAGAAACTCGTGAAAAAATTAAAATGGCATTATTAATTGCCAATCTTGGTAGAAAAGCATCGCCCGAAACAAAACTAAAAATGTCAGAATCGCAAAAGCGAAGTAGGGCTGAAGGAAAAAGAAAGTCTTCAAGTGAAAAAATGGCAGGGATAAAGAGATTGAAAAACACAAGTAGTATATATGTAGGGGTTTCTTTTGACAAAATAAATAATAATTGGAGATCAAAAATAGGGATTGGTGGGAAAAGTGTTCATTTAGGAAGTTTTAAATTGGAGCTAGAGGCAGCAAAAGCATATGATGAAAAGTCTTGGGAACTTTATCACAATTTATTAAAACTAAATTTTCCCGTAGATTATTTAGACATGACATAATGGAGGAAATTAAAAATAATGGCACGTAAAACTTACAAAAACAAGTTCGTTACAGAAGAATTAATAGAACAAATAAATCCTATCAATAAAAAACTTGTAGAAAAATTTCTTAGAGAAAAATCAACAAGGTGTAGTGGCAAGACAATTTTGGCATATCAGAGTGACAGCAACATCTTCATGGTGTGGAATTTGCTTCATAATGATAATAAATTATTCACAGATATTAGAAAATTAGAGCTAGCAGAATTTTTTTCCTTCGTGGCAGACGAGATGCGCGTTGGTTCTTCGAGAGCCAATAGGCTTCGGTCGTTCTTATCATCTTTATCTATATTTATAGAAAAATTTTATGATACAGAATATCCTAATTTTCATTCGATAATTTTAAAAACAATAGAAAGCGCCCCTAAAGAATTGAGAAGAGAAAAAACAATTTTATCAAACGAACAAGTGAATGACTTATTAGAATATTTTTCTAAAGAAAATAAAGTCATTGCTTGTTGGTTAGCGCTTGCTGTATTTTCTGGATCTAGATTCTCAGAATTATTGCGGTTTACTGTTGATCTCATTGATGAGAGCAATACAGCTTTCGAAGACTTATTTCTTGAGACCACTCATCCCGTCCAAACAAAAGGAAGGGGACGTTCAGGAAAAATGTTATATAAATATATTCTCAAAGATAAGTTTATGCCTTTTTATAAAGAATGGTTAGTAGAAAGAGAAGGAATTATGAAAAAAAATAATCAAGAGCATAATTCTATTTTTATAAAAACAGATGGAACTCCTGCAACGGATGTAACGGCCAGATATTGGGTTTCTTTAATTGAGAAAAGACTAGGCATGTCGTTTTATCCACACGCGTGTCGCCACTTTGTAGTGACTGAATTTGCTAGAAAAAAGATACCTTCTCAATTAATACAGTCCCTAATTGGGTGGTCAAGCGAGAGCATGGTGAGCCTTTACACAGATCTGACAACGAAGGACACTCAATGGCCTGAGCTTAAAGCCCTTAAATAATGGGTAAAAACAAATAAACAGATAATATGCGCTTCTTGCGCAGAAAGGAGTGCATATAAAATATGAGTGAATATAGTATTCTTGCAAAGTTACAATTAGATACCAGTGGCGTAGAAGCGAAGTTAAAAAGTTATAATCCTGCAATTAATGTTAAAGCAAAAATAACAGGAATGTCAGATTCTGAATTGGCTAAATTAAATACTACAGTTGGTACTCTTCAGAATAAGTTAGAAAAATTGAAAGTATCGAATGTTGACGCATTTAAAACATCTGGAATTTCTAGTCAGTATGCTCATATGCAAGATCTTATCGGGGCATATTCCCGTGGTGAAACATCTCTCGATAATGTCAATGTGGAAATGGGGAAATTTCAAAATAATATAACACGGACTAATCAAGGTATTAGAACAACTACTAATAGTACAGATAATTTTACTACAGCAATAGGTAAGGCAGTTACTAAAATTGCTCTTTGGGGTGTCGCAACCGGCTTGTTGTACGGATCTTTGAAAAAAATTCAAGAGGGCGTTCAGTATATCAAAGATTTAAATAAAGAAATGACTGATACCCAAATTGTTACAGGGTATACTGAAAAACAAATATCTAATTTAGCTTCTCAATATAATGGTTTGGCTATAGAACTTGGCGCTACAACTCTTGAAGTTGCTAAAGGTGCTTTGGAATGGCAGAGACAAGGCAAGACAATTTCCGAAACCCAGCAGCTTCTAAGAGCAAGTGTTATGATGGCTAAATTGGCAAATATGGATCAAGCGGATTCTACCGAATCTCTTACTTCTATTATGAATGGCTTTAAATTAACTATAGACGAAGTTATTCCTACAATTGATAAGCTAGTTTCTCTTGATAATAATTTTGCAACCAGTACACAAGAAATTAGTGATGCACTCACAAAGGTCTCAGCAGTATCTAAGCAGTCGAATATTTCCTTAGAAGAAATGGCTGCTATGATTACAGTTGTATCGAGTGATACTAGAATCGCAGCGGAAAGTATTGGACAATCTTTTAAAACAATTTTGATGCGTATGCAAAACGTGAAAATCGGCAAATATCTAAGTGACGAAGGTGAAGATATATCAGATGTAGAAAAAGTATTGTCTAGTCTTGATATTAAACTTCGTGATGACAAAAATACTTGGCGTGATTTTAGCGATGTTCTAGTCGATGTCAGAGAAAAATGGGATGAACTAGGAAAATCTGGAGATACGGTAACGCAATCTATGCTGGTGAATGCTTTTGCTGGTCAAAGGCAAGCGAATATTTTAACCGCCTTGCTTAATGATCAAGAAAAATATAATCAAGCATTAGTTATTGAAGCAGAGGCTTTAGGAACAACGGAATCTCGCTATAAAATATTCAATGACAGTATTGAAGCTAATTCTAATAAACTTAAAGCTTCGATAGAAGCAATGTGGTCTAAAACTGTTTCAGAAGATTTGATAAAGGACATTTTAAAACTTGGAACAGGGGTTGTAAATTTAATTAGTAATTTAGGAGGATTGGTTCCTGTTTTACTAGCAATTAGTGCATCATTATTGGTTATAAAAGCTCAATCCATAGGCACTTCAATAATACAAATAATAACTTATATTCCGAGGCTAATAACCATGCTTGTTCTTTGGAAACAAGGAATGCTTGGGGTTGCTGGAGCAACTATGGCAGCAGCTTCGGCTCAGGCATTGCTAACAGGTGGAATAAGTATTTTAGTTGCGGGAGTTGTTTTATTAATTGCCAATGCTGATAAATTTGGCAATTCAATGACTAATTTAAATGATAAGCTTCAAAAAAATTATGAAGAAGTAACAAAGAATGTAGATGACTTGAAATCTTTAGCTTCTGAGTATGAAAATCTCGCCAATAAAGCAGACAAATCTGCCGATGATTTAGTTAGATTGATGGATATTCAAACCATTTTGAATACAAAATATGGATACGCCACAGATGGCGTTAATGCTTATACTGCTGCCGTAGATAGTAATAGTCAGGCAATTAAAGAAAATATTGAATGGATTCAGAAAAAAGCAGATTTAGAAGCAAAAGAGTTTATTCAAGAAAATAAAGAATCTTATGGAGCGGCGCTTGGATACTTAAGTACATCAACAACGCGGAGCGTAGGCACGGGAGTAACTGGTCTCGGTAAAGCAAAGCGATTTGAAGGAACCCCAGAAGAAATTCTTTCTGAACTCGGTAAGGAAAAAAGCAATCCTTGGATTAAAGAAATGATTGATACTTACCAAGAAGAAATATCAAGTGCACAAGAACTTATTATCAATTATGAGCATTATTTAAATGTGTTAAATGCTACAAACAATAACGCGGCTGTTTCAGCAAATAGTGTTACTGAGCACTTGAGAGAGATGCGCGAGGGCATTGCTGACACAGTTTCATCTATCGAAGAATTGCCTCCTGCTGTTGAAGATCTCGTTGCTTCTTCCGAATCTCTTTCTTCTGCTATGGATGCTGTTGCAAAAGCAGCGTCAGAGCAATCTAACGAAGGTAAAATTTCTTATGAAACTGCTTTAGACCTTATTACTGCTAATGCTAATCTTGCTCAATATCTTACTGCAACAGCGGATGGTTATATTTTTGATGCAGAGGCTGCCCGTGCTGCAACACAGCAAGAATTAATAAATGAATTCGCAAAATATGGTTTACAAAAAGCTGCGATAGCTGCTGCAAATGGCAATTATATTTTAGCTAATTCGATGATAGTAACAGCTAAATTGGCTGCTGAAGAAACAGCAAGATTGCAAGGATTGTTAAAAACTTTTGCTGCGATGAGTATAAAAATATCTATACCTTCTGTTTCTTCTTCTGGTGGTAGTTCTGTTATATCCGAGCAAGAAGAACTAAATAAACTTAAAAAGCAAGGATATGAAGATGAAATAAAATCTATAAATGCTCAGAAAAAAGCAGTTCAAGATCAGAAAAAAGCATTAGAAGCTCAAAGAGATGCTTATCATGATATTATTGATGCAAAAAAAGAATCATTACGTCTGGATAAAGAACAAAAAGATTATCAAGATGAACTGGGCGAAAAAAATAAAGAATTGGCAGACATTGATGATCAGTTATTTGCTATTCAGTTTGATAATAGTCAAGAAGCTAAAGCAAAACGTCTTAAGCTCGAAGAAGAAAAAGCTGAAAAAATAGAAGAAATTGCTAAAATGCAAGCCGATAGAACCTATGATATTCAAATTGAAGCCTTGGACGCTGAAGCAGATGCATATGATAAATGGATAGACATGCAATTAGCAGGCATAGATCTTGTCATTGATCGTTTTGATATTATGATTGAGAAAATCAATGAAATGATTGATGCTTTGTCTAGAATAGCAGAATCTACTTCTGCTGGCGGTAGTAATGTTGTTTCTAAACCTGCTACAAAAAAAATAGTTTCTCCGATTACAAAGCCCTCTGAAGCAAAAAAAAGGGGCACTGCTTTTGCAGACGGTGGTTCTTTTGAAACAAACAATGAAGGATTGATAAAGGTGCACCCCGAAGAAGTTGGCGCAGTATTAAACCGTTCTCAAATACAAGCTGCGTCTCCGTTGGCTTCTTTATTCTACAACATTATGAAAAAAACGGGTGTGGCATCACCACAATTTGTTTCTAATCTTTCCAATGACGGCAATAATGAAATTAATGTTACTATGCCGATCACAGTGCAAGGGAATCTTGACAAAGTAAAATTACAAGAAGTTAAACAAATGGTATTTACGGTTATGAACGATGTTGTAAATCATCGCGGGAAAAAAGCTAATGTATTTAACCAAAGCATTTAAGTTTATCTAGTCCTTAAAAATATTTTTAAGGACTAGATTTTATATACAAAAAAAGGAAAAATAAATGATAGTTATCAATCAGTTTTCAAATGAAAGCCCTGTTGCTGATATAAGTTTTCCTATAGGAGCTATTACTATGTGGTATGGATTAATTTCGGAAATTCCTTCTGGATATATAGTATGTAATGGGCTTAATGGAACACCGAATATAAAAGATAGATTTGTAAAAGGGGCATCTAATTCTACAGAACTTTTAACAACTGAAGGCGCTTCTACCCATTTGCACACAGGGGGAGGTGTAAGTAATTTTGCTCACGACCATTCCATATCTAGTTTTAATACATCTGGAGAGGCGACTTATCATACGGCACAAAGTGGAACAGGTGCTACAGCAGCGGCTTTTAATCACTATCACACTGTCGGTGGAGCTAATACCAGTATGAATAATCATACTCATGCGCAAACCGGTGTTTCTAGTACGGCTTCTTCTATGCCCCCGTACAAATCTTTGCATTGGATAAAAAGGATATCATAATGGCAGATATATTGTTTAATCAAATTATGGCATGGGGAGACGTTTCAGTGCCTGAAAATTGGCAAGTGTGTGACGGGACAAACGGCACTCCTGATTTAAGGGGAATGTTTATATATGGTGCATCTACTAATGACCAATTAAATACGAGCGGAGGAGCTTCAACGCATGGACATACATGCCCCGATTCTTCTGTGGGCGGAACAGCCCATTCCCATTCTTTTAGTATAAGCACAAGCTCGGCAGGAGGAAATAGCAGGGCATCAGCATCAGAAAAATTTGCGTATGGGGGTCACTCTCATAGTTATAGTGGCGAGACAAATCTTGCATATGAATATGCCCATGTACACACTTCTACTTTGGCTACTGCCACGGCTCTTCCACCTTGTATCTTATTATATTATATTATGAGGATGGTGTAAAATGGCAGTGCCTAAAGGAATTATTACGGGCTGGAATGATATTATTGAAAATATTCCATCAGGATGGGGGTTGTGTAATGGCACAAATGACACGCCTGATCTTCGAGAATTTTTTGTTTTTGGTGCATTAGATGACGCCGCTGTTGAAACAACGGGTGGCGCATTGACTCATACTCATACTTCAATTAATTTAGATTCATCGGGTGAACATACGCACACAGTTAGTGGCACAACTAATGCTTCTTCTGGAACAAGCGCATTGGCTTCAACATCGGGAGCATCAAGTGTGAGTCCAGATCACTCCCATAGTTTTAGTGGAACTACAGATAGTCAAGGAACACATAGTCATACGGTTGGAACATCAAATAGTTCAAGCGGACTTCCTCCTTATGAAATGTTATTTTTTATTATGAAATTATAAATCTGAAAGGAGGCATTATGGGGTTTTATGGTAATAGCTTTATATTTGATGGCATTTCTAGCGAAATTTATGATTTAAGGATATTTGATTTTAATAAGTCAAATCCTGAAAATAGTCCCGCTGGGGGAAATGTTAATATTCAAGAAGAATGGATATATCGCAGAGAAGTTCCTTATTTTTATGGAAGATATTATTCGAATTCTTTGGAGTTTGATTTTGTTGTTGGAAGTTTCTCATATATAGACGGAATTACAAGAAACGCCATTGAAAGATGGTTACTAGGTAGAAGTACATATTTGCCCTTAAGGATTGTTCAAAACGATATTTCTGATATTGTTTATAATGTTATTATAACAGCATCGTCTCATCAGTACATTGGTAATTTAAATTATGCTCTATCTTTACATGCCAAATGTGATAGACCGTGGGGAATTTCCTATCCACCACTTTTAACAAAGAGTTATACTAGCGGATCGGCAAATGAAACTTTTGACTATATTAATTATAGCGCATATGATGGTTATAATAGGCCGGTAATTACATTTACTACGGGTTCTTTAGGTGGCAATTTTTCGATTACTAACAACAGCGATATTAGCGGAAGTGTGGTTGGAAGAACTTGTAGTTTTTCGGATATTGCCCCTAATGAAACTGTGACTGTAGATAACGATAAAGGGATAATTAGTTGTACTTCTGGATCTTTGCTTATGAATAGATTTAATAAAAACTTTTTCCAAACAGTTAAGGGAGTAAATAATGTTACTGTTTCTGGAAGTATTACTAATTTTACTCTAAGCGCTATTTTCCCTAAAGGAGTTGGTGCGTAATGAATATTGTTTTTGACTATTTTAATCAGATAAGTATTCCTAACTTTTACTTATCAAATCCTGATGGAACAGCTCTATATAACCTAGGGACTATAAAAGATAGGAAATTTGAACTTCGTTTCAACAGTTTGTCTACTTTTAGTTTCACTGCTCCTGCGCAAATCAATGGGGTAGATATAGATTATTATAATTTTTTAGAATATAGAAGACTTGTAAATGTTGAAAATATTGGTGTTTTTATGATTACTGATATTTCTACTGAAGGAGAGGGGATAAAAGAAACAAAATCTATTGTTTGCAAGTCGCTTGAAGTTATATTTAATTATAAAAAACTTAGTCTTTTTCAAGGAACTTATAACTTTTATGATATTTATAATCCGCAGGGAACTTTGTTGCACGAGCTTTTATCATATGTCCCAGGATGGGGACTGGGGACTATTGACCCTGCTTTATTGGGAGTGTATAGAAGTTTTGATGTAACAGATAAAACGCTTTATGATTTTATGGTAAATGAAGTTAGTCAGACATTTCAATGCGTATTTGTTTTCGATAGCATCAATAAAACTGTTTCTGCTTATTCGCTTCCTAATGCCACTACTACAAGTGATATTTTTATTTCTTTTGACAATCTAATGAAAAGCTTTACAATAACAGAATCAACAAATGAACTTGTTACTGCTATGAATGTCATTGGAGGAGAAGGACTAGAGATCAATCTTGTTAATCCGATTGGGACAAATACTATTTATAATTTTGACTATTATAAAACCACTAGATGGATGGCTCAAGATTTAATTGATGCTTTAGATTTGTGGGAAGGGAAAATAACAACATGGCAACCTATTTATGCGAACCTCCTGACAAGTTTAAGAGTTGAAAATACCGCTCTAATAGGACTGGAATCTGATTTGGTAACTCTGCAAGGAGAGTTGGCATCATTACAATCATTAAAAGATGTGATGACACAACAAGGGCTACCGACTACAGAAGTAAGTGCGAGTATGGTGGTTGTTAATCAAAGTATTACAGATACAAGTGCAAGCATTGTTGTGGAGGAAGGTATAATAACAGGAATTCAATCTCAATTAACTTATATTAATTCTGACTTGTCGTTTACAAATCCTGTTAATTTTACAAGTACTCAACTGTCTAATTTAAATAACTTTATTATAGGGAATACCTATACTAATGTAAACTTTATAAGCACTACAACAATGACCGAGGTACAAGTTCAAGATGCTGCTCAAGACTTATACGATGAGGGGGTGAATATCTTAGAAAAAGTATCACAGCCAAGATACACTTTTGATATAAACTCTGCTAATTTTTTATTTATAAAAGAATATCAACCGTTTATTGATCAGTTAGAAATGGGCTGTGTTATGACGATAGAACTAAAATCGGGAACTTATGTTTATCCTGCTTTACTTGGAATTGATTTTAGTTATGACGACCCATTAGATTTTAAAATGGTTTTAAGCAATCGATTAAGATTAGATGACCCAAGTTATATGTTTTTAGATATTTATGGATCAGCCATTGACTCTGGAGTTACAACGAATTTTAATTCTCAGAAATGGAATAGTGTTAGTGACTCATATAATTCTTCTCTTTCTTCTGGATTATCTTATGTTTCTTCTGCGACAACTTCCAGTGCAAGCAATATATGCCTTTTTAATGGGATAACAGGAACAACTATCAAAGATGGTGGGGCAATGTATGTTGCTCCTTCTGCTTTTGCCTCGGCATTAAATTGTTCGGGAGCAACATTTGGGTATTCTTATAATGTTGGAAACTACAATATTATTGGGAGAAATGTGTTTTTTGAGGAAAGTTTGTCTTTAAATAGTTTATCTGGGTCAAGCACTAACCAATTATATCTATCTATCCCCTCCGCTATACATAGAACTAGTGCAAGCGTTACTGCATCTTTTTATCCTTGTTATGAGGGTATTACATTGAGTGCGGGGTATACAGATGTGGTTGGTTTATTGCCAAGTGGCGCTAGTCAAATTATGTTGCAACAACAAGGATCGGGGAAAATATTGTTACCAATAACATCCTCGATGCTGAGTGCAAGTGCTACAAAGATTTATTTATCAGGACAATATTTTATTGATTAAAGGAGGCGATAGTAATGGCAATAAAGACTTTCCAAAATATTACTGTTAATTCTTTGTCGTCTCTTACAATTATAGCAGGCACATATAGAGAATTAAATTTTTATATATATGATGAGAATGATGATATTTTGATCCCTTCGACAGGAGCAACGCTCTCTTGGTCATTAGCGCCTTATGAACAATCTGATTATATTTTGTTTACAAAGCAAGGGGTTTTTGTAGATGATCGTTTTGTCATATATTTGTTGAGCACAGATACGGAAAATTTATCTGGAAAATTTATTCAAAGTCCTTTGTTAGATAGCGGATTAGGGATGTATGTTTATCCTTTGGGGAGGGGTCTTATAGACATTATCCCAAGAATAGGAATGAGTTATTATGGCTGATTGTGTGTCTTTTAATTTATATTTTCCAAAAATGGAATATATAAGCAACGACGTTAATCCAATTAATCTAACAATAAATGCGTATCAAACAGGAAATTATCTGTCTCTTTTTTCTGGGTCTCTCATTGCTGATACATCTGGTTCTTATTTGAATGATGTTGGAATAAAAGATTATTATAGTAGCGGATCTCCTATTTATAATTTATATATGCCAGACAATGACTACTTGGGTACAGGACGTGATTTGAGTTATAGTATTGTAGTTTATGATTATCGTAGTGGCACAATTATATCCGATTATTCAGCGTCTACAATTTCTAATATATCTATTTTAACAATTACAGATTTTATAGAAAGACCAGTTTAGAGGAGTTAATATATGACTAGTACTTTTTCTAGTATTTCAACAATTTCTTTAGTAGAAACTACTTTTATTGCTGGAACATATTGGGAATTAACGTTTGATGTTTTTGATAGTTCTTCTCAACCTGTAGATATAAGTAGTTTTTCTCTTAGTTGGGTTTTGTCTCCTTTTGGGCAGCCCGATGTTACTTCAATTACAAAGGCAGGCATATTTCGTACGGATTATGCTCTTAATAATAGGTTTACCGTATATTTATATAGTACAGATACTTTATCTTTATCGGGGAAATATGTACAACAACCTATTATATCAGGAAATACAGGATATGATTTTCGTTTAGGGCAAGGATATATAAATATTCTTCCTGCTAATGGACAATAATATTATTTTAAAGTTTTTATAAAGGAGCTATAATGTGACAGGAACAACCGAATTTTTAGGTTTGACAACTTATAGTACGTTGACAGACGCATCTTCTGTTTTGATATATTCTTTTGTGGATGTTACAACAGGATGTTCAACAACTTCAAATGCGGGTATTATAGATAATTATGCTATACAAACTAGTGCCTCTATAACCGATATTAGTGCGTCTCTTGCTGCTGTTGAAACAAAGGTTTATGTTAATAAATCGGCGGTTATTCAAATAATCTCGCAAGATACTGTTGTGGATTCAAATAGTATATTTTATTTATATGCTCCGTCTGAAATAGACAGCATGAATCTTGTGAGGGCTCAAGGGTTTGTAAACACGGCTTCAGCGAGTGGTACCAGTGCATCAATGACAGTGCAAGTTAGAAATATGACAAAATATTCAAGTAATGATGCGTTATCCACTCCAATTATAATTGCTTCTGGGTGCACAGTTGGGACTCCTGGGGTTATCAATACTTTGTATGATGATATTTCGACAGATGATAAGATAAAAATATATGCTAGTGATATTTCTTCAGGGTCGCCAAAAGGATTGCAAGCTGTTTTAGAGTTTGCTTAATCGGAATAGGATAATAATAAAAAATGACAACCTCAACAACAAATTTAAGTTTAATAACTTATGACACAATAACAGATGGATCGTCTCTTGTTAATAGTTATTTAACTGATATGTCTTCTTCGGCAATATCTAATATGACAAAGATAGATGCTTTTGCCGGGAATACTAGTTCTTCTTTAACAGATATCAGCGGATCTTTAACTAATATATCTAGTGCTTGTCAAGTTCTTTTAGATTCATCTTCTTTTGTCCCTAACGGTAGAATATTAACGGCTGGAGAAGGAATATCAATTACTAATTCTTCAGCATCTATTGTAACAATTGGTGCTATTTCTGCTTCTGGCGCGCCAATAAGTGCTTGCTATGTTGTCCTTGAATTAAATTCTGGATTATCTGATGAAAAAGTTTTATTGTCGGGCAATGGCACAAATATTACTATTGATACGGGGGCTTCTTCTATTTCAATAGATTTGGCATATGCAGACGCGAATCAAGCTTCTTCTGGTTCTTCTGCTACTGCTGTTATTTCCGCAAGTGCGCTGTCTCAGTCAAATTATGGGGTTAAAACTGCTTTGATCCCTTTGAATGAAGGTACTGCTCTTGCAGGGGGTGAAACACGGTGTATTCGTATACCTCAGTACATGAACGGGTGGAAGCTTATAGACGCTACTGCTTCTTGCGGTGCTCCTAACGGAAGTGGAAGTTCAACTTCTGGATCACCTAGTTTTAACATACTGAGAAGTAGTGCCTCGTCAATGAGTCAAGTTGGTATGCTCACCAATCTAATAACAATTGATGAATCAGAATTTGATTCTTCGACTTCTGCTTCCCCTGTAGTTATTAGCGCCGCTAATACTGTATATACTGGCGATAAAGTGTGGGCAATTACTAGTGCAAGTGGTACTGGCGTAAAATATGCTCAGGTCTCTCCTACTTTTAGGAATATGCCATGATAAAACAATATAACTTTATACAGGACAGGGTTTTTATAATATTTTCAGGCAAGGTGATCTTATGAGTGTATCTTTGGTAGCTTCTAATCATGTAAAGGGGCAACCGCCAATCTCTTGCAATATAACTATTTCTGGAGAAAATAAGCTATCTCTTATGGCGGGACTTGTAACTGGAAATACTGGAGATCCTGGTAGTTTAACGGCGACACTTGGGGGAAATGCACCAACAGGAATAATTTTCAATACTTCGACAAATACGTATTATCGGTCTTTTATGTTTTATTGGATAAATCCTTCAGATGGAGAGGCAACTGCTCAAATAATTTCTGCAAATACGGCAAGAGCTTGGTTTATGATTGGATGCTTTAATGGCGTTAATCAAAGCGTTCCGTTTGGCACATTAAAAACAGGAAATGCGCTTGCGTTAACAGGAATAGCTTGTAATATAGGCGACTTGATTGTTGATTTATTAACAGGCAATCAGGACTTGGTAACTGGCACAAAAGATGCTACGTGGACTGATATTAGAAAAGATTATTTATATACTTCTGCAAATTATGGTAATGGAAATACAAGTTACAAAGTTGCTATATCGACTTCAGAAAGTTCAACCTGGACAGGACTAACTAATGTGCAATTACATAATGCCATACCAATTATTGAAGCTAGTGGTGATGTCGGTGAAATTTTAATTCCAACATGGATTTTTTAATACTACATGAAATCAACATTTCGTGGTGTGGTTTATAGTCTAAAAGGGCTATAATTTAAAATTATAGCCCTCTTAATTATAACTAATGAATATAATTTGTTTTGGTTATTATTAGATTGTTAACTTTCTAATAGTAAACCTTATTTTACTATTGTTTTTAAGGAGGTGTATAGAAATGATATTATGCTTAGACGGTCATCTTAGATATCAAGCAAAAATAGATTGGTCATTAATATCTAGTCATGTCCGCGTTGTTAATTTAAAAGGTTCTGAGGGAACATTTGATACACTTCAATATGATATTGTAAATCAAATTAAAATAGCAAATAATAATGGCATAAAGATAGGATTATATCATTGGTATTCGCCATCTGTTTCTATACAAGATCAAGTATCAACTATTATTAAAATGTTAGATACTTGTAAATATATAGAAATAATATGGATAGATATAGAGCAATATGGATGTAATTATAAAAATGAAGAACCTCATTATTCTCCTTCAGAAATATCTTCTGGAGTTAGACTATTGATTGATTCATTATTTTTAAAAACAAGTATTCCTATTGGACTTTATTGGAATCCGTATTTTATATGGGATAGAGCAAAACCAATGTTGGATTGGATATTTGAATATCCTTCTTGGATCGCTAGTTATATTTCCGTTGGCAAAAAAGATTATACGTGGGAAACATTGCCTATACCAAAAACTGTGCAAATTGCGTGGCCTTCAAGTTGGCCTGAAGATAAAAAAATAATACCCGATATTTGGCAATGGATAGGAGACAAATATACGCTTCCTGGTATTTGTAACAGTAATGGTGAAAAAACTGTCGTTGATCTTAATTTAATAATTTCCGATAGAATAAAGCAAATTTATAAAATAGAAGGAGATGGCATGAAATTATTTTATCCCGTGGATGAAGCAAAATTTGTGATTTCACAAAAATTTGGGTTAAATCCCCAATGGTATCCTACTAGTAAAGGACATAATGGCATAGATTGGGCAACTCCAGTAGGATCTAATGTTTATGCAATGCAAGATGGCGTTGTTGAAATTTCTGAAGATCGGAAAGAAAAATCGGGATACGGGCGGCAAATAAGAATACGCCACCTTGAAGGACTATCTATTTATGGGCATTTGAGTAAAAGATTGGTTCAAGTTGGTGAAACGGTTAAGGGCGGTGAACTGATAGGGTTAACGGGTGGAGCAACAGACGATCCGTATTCTGGATATTCTACAGGTGCTCATCTTCATGCCGAGTATCGTCTCAACTCTGGTGCACCTCAAGTTCCTGGTGGATATGTCTATAATGCCATAGATATTCTTCCCTTATTAGTTAGTAAAAAAACAGAGGAAAAAATGTTATATAAATTAAGTGTTCTTATTCCTAATTTGACGGTGCGCAGAGGCCCTGCTAAATCTTTCCAAGCAATTAGAAATTCTGGAATAGATATTTTTCCTGTTTATGAAGAAAAACTTACAACAGGAGAACCTTATCCTTTTGCTAGAATTAGTCAAACAGAAAGTGAGTGGGTTAGTTTAAATCCTCAATATTCTAAAAAAGTTGAAATTGTTGAAATTCCTGATGCCACGGTAAATTTTTCTGATGCTGAAAAACTACAAAAATTATGGGATGCACATCCTGAATTGCATTAATATATTGATAAAGGTGGCTATTTAAGCCACCTTTATTTTTTATTGTTTTAGGATTCTAAGATTGTGCGTTCTTTTTCTAAGTTTCTGTTTTTCGCATGATATGTTGTAAATTTATTAGGATAGCGTGATTGAAGTTTGGCGATATTAATATCTAAAATCTCTTCTGGATTTAAACCATTAGTATAGCATAAATTGCCCCAATACCACATAATGTCACCAAGTTCTTCTTTTATATTTACCCAATCTAAATTCTTATTATATGCTAATTCTTTTTTGAATGTGTCTGCCAACTCTCCAATTTCTGTCATCATGCCTAAAATCATATGTAAATCATTTAGCTGCCATGTTTCAAGATTAGCATTTGTTCTGTTCGCTTTTTCGCAATATTCTTTTAATTGCATATTTTCTCCTTTTATAAATCATAAGATGGTGATGTAGTTTGTTCGATTTCAGATTTACACCCAAGGCATTTCTTTTTCCCATTTATTTCTACGAGTTCATTATTGCAAACAGGGCATCTGTCTTTTTTCAATGCCTTGGGTGTAAGTACCTGTACTTTTCTAGATTCATTTCGATATTCTGCTACTCCTTTACAACCTAACTCCCAGGCTAACATCCCTGCTTTTGCCATAGTATCTCTATGAGTCATTTTAGGGAAATTCACAGTTTTGCTAACTCCAGAATCAACATGTCTTTGAGCTGCTGCTAAAGTTTGAATATGTTCTTCCCAAGTTACTTCCGTTCCTCCGTTTGAAGAAACTGCACATCGAAAATATTCTTTACCTGCCAAATCGTTTTCAAATGTGTAACTTCCAGTTTTGTCGTTTCTAATTGTGATTTCGGAAAATATCGGCTCTATTCCACTTGAGCATCCTGCTATTAAACTTATTGTTCCTGTCGGAGCTATTGTTAAAATAGTGATATTCCTGCGAGGAGAAGACAACTTAGAGCATTCAAAGGGAATACCAAATTCTTTCCCTCTTTTTTCAGATTCATCTAAGGCTATATTATAAATAAATTCTAGAATTTTTTCCAATTCTTCAATGGCTTTTTCTGATCCGTATGCTGTTTGTGTCATCAAAAGATAATCGGCATATCCCATTATCCCCAAACCAATTGGTCTATTTGCAAAACTCCAATCTCCGATTTCTTTTGTTGGGTATGTTGTTTTATCAATAACGCTATCTAAAAATTCAACAGCCAATCGTGTTGAGAATTCCAATTTGTCCCAATCGATTTGTTTATTTTTAGTTAAGAATTTTCCAATATCCAAAGAACCTAAATTACATACTCCATTAGGTGGAAGTGGTTGCTCACTGCCGTAAGCTCTACAATTTCATTTTGTTATATTTGTAGTTTGGACTATGCCACCATCTTTTACAAGATGCTCCTTGGTAGTCTCTACGGGCTTATCTTTCAATCTATCCCTCGGCGTTGTCTACTTCTAGAGTTTCGCCGATATTCAGAGTTTTCATAAATTATCACTAATATATGCCGCACAGTAAGTTTACGGATTTGTTCCAAATATTTCTTGTCCTACTTCTTTATATGGAGATTTATCTATTGCATCCTGAAAGAGGAGGCCAGGTTCACCATTTCTCCATGCACCATCAATAATCAAGTCATATACAGTTTTTGCGTCATATTCTTGATATTTTTTCCCATCAAACTCAGTCCAGTATTTATCTCCATTTTTTACCGCATTCATAAATTTATCATCGACTACTACTGACATGTTCGCATTAGAAATGCGTTTTTCTTCTGCGTCTTCGGTATCTCCATGCTTTGCATTAATAAATTTAATAATATCTGGGTGATAGACAGACATGGTGAACATAATTGCCATACTTCTAAAACCTGCTTGAGTCATAGCTTCTGCATCATGAGAAATAGTATCAGCAAATCTAATTGGGCCACCTGCATACCCGTGAGTACTTCCAGCTACAGAATTTCCTTCTGGCCTGATCTTGGTTAAACTAGTTCCACAACCACCACCTTTCCTAGCTACAAGTGCGAAATCAAGCTTTGTTTTGAAAATTCCTTCAATAGTGTCTGGAAAATCTACAACATAACAAGCTGATAGTCCAGCATTCTTTTTGCCTGCATTGACTAAACAAGGTGAATTTGGAACAAAATAAGTATTCAAAATCATTTCTCTTGACAATTCTTTATTTTTACTATCGGGAATTACATTATTAATTACCCTGTCTACTAACTCTTCCCATGAACTTTCACCTACATCTTTATTATAGTATCTTTGTTTTAAAATATTTTCTGCTGTTTTTGATAATTTTCTTACATTTGGAAATGTTTCTGTCAACGTCTATCTCCTTTATAAAATTTATTTTTCTAAAAATGGTACAATTCTATTAACTTCTATTTCTAAATTATCCAAACCACTTTCTGATTTAATTTTGTAATCAAATTTAAAATGGTCTAGCCCTGTTTCTGAAGAATGTTTTTTCTGCTCTGGTGTAAGACCATTATCAAAATTTAATCGTTCTACCCTAATAGATATAACCTTTTCTGGGAATCTAGCTTGTGGGTAATAGATTTCGTTGAAAAATCGCGTATCCGGTATGATAAAATAATCAAATTCTTGTGATAATATATCAATAACATCACAACTTTTTTCTACCCAAAACAGAGGGCGTTTTAAACCCTCTCTTACTTGTTCTGTCCCAAGTTGCTGAAGAAGGTGCCTTCCAGACTCTGATTTTTTACCGTCCCAACCCATGTATTCTTTTGCAATATATTTTAAATAATCCGCATTATGCAAAATTAAAGTTTTACCATTCAATTTTTGTTTTAAAAGTTCAGCAACGGAATCTTTGCCATGTTGTGCCTTTCCAGAAATAACAATTACCTTATTCATTTATGGGATATCCTTCTATAATTTTAATTACTTCAGTCCAATTATTTGCTCGTGGATACCAATCGTTATTCTTATTATGTGGTTGAGTAAACAATACGCCAATTCCAGAACAAGATTCTACATTTTCAAATTTATCGTCAATCATAAAATCACATCCTATAATGCTTTTGTCTAATGTTTCAACATATTCTGATTTTTCTTTTAGGAATCCCCATTTGTTCAGCCAATTAAATTTTACATAAGAAAATTTGGGTTCAAATGCTGTAACAAAAATAATTTTATATTCATTTTCTCTAAGAAAATTTATTCCATTAATAGATCCATCAATAGGTTCGACATAATTATAAATTTTTTCATTAGGATATTTTATATAATTATAAATATTTTTACCACATTCTGTTTTTACATACAAGTCTGTATCCCAACTTTTTATGTCTTCGGATTTAAGGTTATCAGAATAACTTTCGTTATATTCAAATAACCATCTTTTCATTAAATCAGCGCATACACCATCTACGTCACAACATATTGTTTTATTTTTCATAATTGATCTATCACATATTGCTCGAACAAATGTTTTTGAGGGGCGTATTCTCCAAAATATTCTTTCTCTGCTTTTAATCTTTCGACCAATGCTTCTTCTTTTGTTTTAAATCCTCCAAGACGTATTCTTTTTTTGTATGCCTGTATCACTGACATCCATAAACCTTTAGTTTTATCATAATTAACTCCCAAATATCCAGACGAGCTATTTATTTGTAATTCACTATTTTGAGAGTTTTCAAGTCTCGTACAAATTCTTAAATTGCTTTTTCTATTGTCTAGCCTATTTCTATTAATATGGTCTATTTGCACATTTTTATTTTCCAATACACCTAACAAAAACCTATGTATTTTTATCAATTTCCCATTGTATTTCCCTCTACAATATTGAGTGTTTTTGCTAGTTTCTAATCCCCATTTTATATCTTTTATTTTTTCAATATCATCTATATCTATTAAAGATCTACCTATTTCATTATATTTTTTATTCCTCAAAATTATTTCTGCGTATTCTTCTTTTATTATAATTTCATTTTTATCTTTTGTGCTCATTTGAGAGTTGTCTAGAAATTTTCCAAAATTATTATATTGGAATTTATGTTTTTTACATAAAAAATTATTATATTTTTTAGAAAACTTAACTGAGTCTCTTAATCCTTCTCTATTACAAATTGCGCAAACATGTATGTTTTTATCTTTTACAGATACCATTACACCACACCCCTAACCCCATCAAATACTAACACTTTTTTCCATCTCAAACTTAGCCCTAAATCCCTAAACTTATACTCTAACCTTAATCTCAATATCCATCTCTTAATAAAAAACATGTCACTAAAATCCATTGCCTTAACCCAACCCTCACACCATGAAATGTCACTTTCATTGGATAGTGATTCAATGTATTCTTTGGTTTTAGGATTATACAGCAATATCAATATTTTTGTCTTCATTTTTATGAGATTCCTTTTCAAAATTATCTACTTTGTCGATAAGCCATTTTATAAAAATTTGACTAACAATATCTTCTCTCTTGATGTTCAATTCGTTTGCACATTTGTATGACAATCTAATTACTTTCTCTGTGAAATCTTTTTCCTCTTTTGATGTCATTTTACCTCCTTATACCGCTATATCAAATTTTATTGCAGGATGTGATTTATAATTTTCTAAAGAAAAGTCTTTGTATGTCCAATCAAAAATATTTGTAAAATTAGTTATTTCTATAGATGGCAATTCCATTGGTTCACGCCATAATTGAATTTTTGTATTTTCAATATGATTTTCATAAATATGCACATCACCTAGCATTCCACATAATTTAGCAGGAATTAGATTGGATTCTTTTGCCAAAAGTTCTAGCAACAATCCGTAAGATGCGATATTATAGGGCAATCCCAACATTGTGTCTACACTGCGCTGATACCAGTTTAGATTAATTGTATTATTAATTACAATTACTTGAAACATTAAGTGACAAGGAGGAAGTGCCATTTGGTTTAGCTCTGGTGGATTCCAAGCACTTACGATCATCCTGCGATCATTTGGATTTGCCTTCAAGGTATTTACAACATTTTTTAGCTGGTCGACTCCGCCGAAATTACGCCATTGCTTTCCATAAATTGCTCCCAAATCATCTTCTTCCCGCATTCTTCGCTTGGTTTCTTCGTCTGTACCATATGGAACTTTTTGTGGATTACACCAGCTATTCCATATAAAATTCCATCTATCTTGTAGCCATTTTTTACTGCTCAAGCCTTTGATAAAAAATTCTAATTCTACTGCAATGTTTTTTAAAGACATTTTCTTTGTGGTAAGCAATGGAAAGCCTTCTCGCATATCATGTGAAAACATAGCTCCACTAATAGCAAGAGCGTTTACACCTGTACGATTTTCTTTTAATACGCCATTATCTAAAATATCTTTTACAATGTTTAAATATGCTTGCACAATTAAATTTTCTCCATATATTCATTAATTAATTCTTGTAAAATTTTAAAAGTGATTCTAGAATGTTCTTTTTCAGATAATAAAAAGTATTTTCTTTCCGCTAGAAAATCAATAAAATCTTTTAATTGTTGCTCTATTAACATTCTAATATCGTTCATGTTTTTCCTCTCTTATAAAATCTACATTCTTGACAATCTAGTTCAGATTTAATTGCATGTATCATCAAATTGTCACATCCCATCAATCCCTGAACTGCGTTTTCATTGGAGCACCAGGGAGGCTCGGGATATTTTTTTCTTATTCTGTTCCATGATAATGCCCTATTATAAATATCAAAATGTTCAGCAAATGTTAATTCGTGAAAATATTTAATCATTTTATTTTCCATTCTAATCTAAATAATATTTTACAAAACAGCGATCAATAATCTGAAATGCTAATTTTAATTCATCTTCTGTAAGTGGAAATTTATTGATAGTTTTTGATAGAAAAGTATTGACGGTATCTTCAATGCTATACATATCTATTAATTTATTTATTTTATCTTTACTTAAAATTTCCATTGTATTCTCCTTTCTTTTATTTTTAGAATATGAATAAGGATGCCCTATAGGTATCTTTATAATGCCTATATTTTTAGGAAAACCCTTTGGCATATCATTAAACATATTTTTGTCCTTTTTCAATGAAAGTGATATTTCGTGGGGTAAGTTTTTCCAATCTTTGTTTTGCTAGTCCAAAAATCTTTTTATCTAATTCAATTCCGACATAATTCCTATTATTTTTTATACACCATTCTCCAAGACTTCCACTGCCCATAAAAGGATCTAATATTACATCTCCTTCGTCAGTAAATGGGGCAATAATTCTGTCAAATAATTTTAAGGGTTTTTGCCATCGAATCAAATGCCCATCTTCTTTCTTGACTCGTTCTTTTGAAGTTGTAGTTAAACAAACATCGTCTATCCATGCTGTTGCTTGTTTTGTTTGCCTACCTGAAGGATTCAGTCCTTTGTTTTTTGTAACTTTATCTACTTGAATTCTTTCTGGATAAAATTTCCAATTTTTGCCATTACAGAAAATTATAATGTCATCATAGCATTGATGAAATCTATTCTTAGGATGGTTGCCCCATTCGTTTTTTTGAACCAAATGATTTACAAATGTTGCTTGACGGATATTCTCAAGAACATCTCTCACTAAATAATTTGTATGAAAATCCGTTTGGACGATAAAAATTCCATTGGGTTTAAGTAAATCGAAAAAATCATAAATCCATGAAAGGTTTTCATTCTCGTAGATCATGTCCGCATATATTAAATCTACTTTTGGTAGACTACAAACTTTTGTATTGTTTTGATTATATATTTGATAAGTCATAAATCAAATCCTGCAAAATCTCCATAATGTAATTGCCTCATCTCTTCTGCGTATGCACTAGCCTCATCTAATTTATCCAATGGAAAAGATTTTAATCTTGTATTTTTGCCGTTGACTTGTAATTGTACGACCCATTTGTTGTTTATTTTGCATACATTTCTATGCCCAGAAGTATTGTTACAATTTCTTGATTTTCTATTTGTCAAATTGTTTTTTGCTTTAATAATTCTTAAATTTTCTTTTCTGTTGTCTAGCGCATTATGGTTTATATGATCTACGTGGCAATTATCGTTCCCTTGTAAGTCTAAAACAAAACACTGCAACCCTATTGTTCGATTAATTGGAACGCCATGATTTGATGATAAATATTCTGTACAATGAGCGTAGTATGCCTTTGGGCTTTGCAAATATGCCGGAAACCAACTATATTTAAAATTTATTAATTTATGTAAATCTTCAGTATCAATCAATGTTTCCATATATTCGGTGTCTGTTTCTCTTAAGACGATATGTGTAATATCACTATCAATAATATATTTATTTATCATTTACTATATTTTTCTCCTAACTCAATATTCATTTCGTGTGATTCTTTTTACTCAAATATATAACAGCAATAATAGGCCAGAATAAATTTACCAATAATCTCAACCACCAAACAGCATGCAATTTCCAATTGGTAATTTCTAGATTTTTGTCAATACCACCCAAAACAATTGATCCAAACATTATCCATCCGACTATTCCTAAAATTACATAAGATGCAACTGTCATATTATTCTCCATGAAATTATTGTTTTATTGTAATTATTCAACTTTAATTAAAAAATCGCTATATAAAGACCACCTCGCATCTTCTTCTATTCCCCACATAATCCCATATTTATTACGAGCGAAAATTGTAAAAACAGTGTCTTTATTGTCTTCTAAAAATTTCCAGAAAGTATCAGTAATTGATCCAGAATCCTTTTGTGGACGATATTTTTCAATATCAATTTTTACTTTATTTCCCTCTTGCAATTTATTTTTAATTTCTACGCTATATTTTCCAACATTAATTTTCTTTGGCGGAAAATGAATAGCATCTAAAATTTCATTTTCAGAATTTGAAATCATGTTTCCTACCTCTTTCTTTTAGAATAATGCTTGCTTTTTGTTTTTTCTGTTTTAATTTTCTCATTTTTCTTTACTTCTTTTTTGTTTATAGGTATTTTTGAATCTAGTCTTTTTGGTATTTGAGGATTGCTATTTGTAAGTGTTTCTAATATCTTTTCAGTATTGTCCTTTATATACCGATGTATATTGTTTATTTTTCTGTAACATTTTTCTTTATGAAAAAATAAGTTACCATATCTTGAGGGATAAGCACCTTCTATTGGTTCTGACCAATACAAATCTTTTTCATTAATTTCTTCTCCACAATAAAAGCATATTTTTTTCAATAATTATTGCTCCCATTCATCGAATCTTTTTTCATCCAACCTATGAATTAACTCTATTACAGTAAGTCCAGATGTAGGCATATTGAAAGTATTTGGGTATAATCTTCGATAAGAATTGTATATACCCAATGCTCTAATTACACAAAACCAGACCAATCTCCAAGGTAATTTCTTTGATAGCCATTGATATAGTCTATCACGAAAGCTCATTCTTGTCAAGGTATTTGGGTCATATATTTGAGATTTACTCATATTATTCTGAACATTCTTTCCCAAGCAAGGCATAGGCGGCGAGTTCATCAATTACTGCTCGTAAACCTCCGATATCTTCTGCTCCATCGTAGTCTTGGGCGATTTCATATATCCATTTAAATGCTGTATCTTTGCTTGTAACTACTCGTTCTTCTTTTAAAAAATTATAACTCTTTTGAATTTGAATTTGCTGCAATTTTTTGCCTTCGTCTGTCATTTTAATTTTTCTCCTTTGGTGTTTTTATAGCTGTGTTTATTAACAATTGATTTTCTAAAAGTGATGCTGCGACAATATCTTCGATAATATTTCTTGCTGATTGCACATTTACATATTGTTGCCCTTGAGATGCCTGATAGATGAGCTGGATAAGCGATTTTGAAGCTCGATTTTTTAATGATTCTGATGCTGTTTCGGCGTTTTCTTTTGTAGTGGTCATTATTCATTCTCCTTTTAATAAAATTTGCATTTCATGGGGTTATTGTCCAATTCTTAATTCTGTCTATAGAAACATCACAATACTTTTGATCTTTCTCAATACAAATCCATTTACGATTAATGTTTTTAGAGGCAATTGCCACACCACACGATCCTGCCGTATTATCTAAGACAATTTCATTTTCATTAGTATAAGTTTTGATTAAATACTCAAGTAATAATACTGGTTTTTGCGTTGGATGTAATCTGTTCTTCAGTTCTCGATTAAACTTTAAAATATTTGTTGGATATCTAAAACCATCATTCTTAGTAATATATCCATCTCTTGTTCCTGTTTTCCCAAATATTTCGTTATCATTATATTCTCTTTCAATTTCATATGGTCTTCCAATGGTTTTTTGAGGATTATATAAAGGTAACTTTTTATAGAAAACAAGAATATTTTCAGTCTTTTTTAAAGGCATTTTATTGGCATTCAAATTCCCTGTTCCTTGTTCCTTTTCCCATACCCATTCATATCGTAACATTTCCAAATTGCTACATCCAAGAACTTTATCGAAAGGAAGTTGAGCAAACAAACATATAGATCCATTATCTTTTATAATTCTATTATATTGCAACCATAATTTATCTAGTGGGATAATTGTATCCCAACGACATTTTGTTGTACCGTAAGGTAAATCACATAATATCATGTCAATAGACTTGTCTGGTAATTTCGGCATCCAATCTAAACAATCACCTTTTAAAAGCATTCCACCTTTTTCATGATAATACGATTCTTTTGCTATATCTTTAAGTTTCAATTATTTCTCCTTCCAGACCAATAAAATCCTTATTTCATGGTATTATGATTGTAAAATTCTTAATGCCTTTTCATATCTAGGAATTAATTTTTCATATCCCAAATAACAAAATTTAGCACTATGAATATTCTCTTGTAAATCTGCAATTTTTACTTGTTTGGCTAATGCGTTTTTGGCTACTCTTGGGATGTAGTCTTCTAAATATTTTTCATCATCTCTTCGTGAAATAGCATCGACTGCAATAGCAATTTCTTCGCCAAATAAATTTCGAATATCTTCAAAAGAATATGGAGTGTCTTCAATCACATCATGTAATAATGCTACAGTTTTTAAAGTATTATCTTCAAAATGTCTTGAAACCAACAGGGGATGAACACAAAATGGCAAATTGCCATATTTTTGATCTCCGTGTGCATCTATCATAAATTTAATTATATTTTCAATTTTTTTCATATTTATCCTTATTTTATATCATGAAATACTTGTTCTATGGGCGTGGATCTTCCCAACCATTAACATAAATTTTATTTAATTCCCATAAATATTCATTATCCCAGTGTAACGCATAATTGGGATTATTTTCTAGAAAATTCAGCAGTTCTTTTTCTGAAGGAAATGATAATGTTGTAAATTCATCTATTCCCATTTTATCAAATTTTTTTACATACATATTTTTCTCCTATTCTGGTTCTGATTCAAAAGTACTTGAATCAAAAATCATTCCATCAGGGACATATTCTTTGTTTTTGAGAATATGTTGATAAACATATGTTATATTTCCTTCAGTTTTAGAAATATGTTTTGCGTGTTGTATTGCTGAAAACAGATCAATAAATATTCCTGAGCAAAATTCTCCAACGCTAGTATTCTTATCAACGCTATAAATCTTATTCATATCGTCTCCTTAAAATATATTTATCATTTCCAAAATAATAATTACGATTAGAATAATAAACAACCATTTTAAAACCCTGTGAATCCTATATAACCACATTATGATGCTGACCATCTTTTTGCTGTTGCATAGTTTCTTTTGGAGCAACATACATTTGGTCAACATGAAAATGCCCACATTCTTCACAAAATCCTTTATCGTATTTAGACCCACATCCACAAAAAATAGTCTTAGGGTAGTCGTCATATTCAAATTGATCAAAATTTAATTCTTTTCCACAATCACAAAAATATTTTATTATCATAATTTGTTCCCTTATATGCTATTATTTATTTCTGATAACAATTCAACATATTTTTTTAATGTTGTATTTCCCGGAACATTTAATTTTGAGTAAATTTTTGATAATTTTGAATTAATATTTCCAACAGTATCTTTATTTTCTATAGGAATATTATTAAAAATGCAAATTCTTTTCACCAATCTTAAATATTTTCTTTTTAGTTCAATTAGTTTATATTCTGGCGAATTTTCATAATCTAACAATATTTTTATATTGTCGAATCTAAATTCTGGATTTTCTAATAAAGATAATTCTGACATTAGTTGATTGTGAGCAGCAACTCTTTCTTTTTCATCATATTCTCTTATTGCTCTATATTCTTCTCTTTTTAATATTTTTTGTAAAAAATTCATATTATCCTTTCATTGCCTTCATATCTTCTACCATATCTGTCATACTACCACTATATACAGTGGTCATTGTCCCATGAAATGACTCTTTCATGGAGACTATCCAGTATTCACACGAACAGGTAGTGCTTCTAAATCATTAGTCCAAAATCCTTGCTTTTTCATCATATCTTCAACTGGGTGTTGCGGTCTCATTTTTCTATGCAAACAAGACCAAATAATTGATCCCCATGGTTTTTCATTTCCCTCTTTATCAAAAGATGATTCATACAAAGATTGAATTTCAGAATAATTAAAAAGCTCCAAATCTGCACAACCCCACCAAAATATATCATTGCAATTTACGCCCAATGCTATAACAGATTCATCTTCTTTTGACTTATTTGGTTGCGGATAGCAAAATGCTATTTCTGATTGCAATAACGCAGCTAATGCCGTTTCTTCTATAATTTCTTGTCCGTCATCATAATCAAAATACATATTATTAATTAAGTCTTGTGATAATTTTTTAAGTCCCATGAAATATTCCTTTCATTGTGTATTTATGCCAAATGTTTATCTTTTAATAATTCGCGCAAAAATACGTTTTTTTCACCGCCAATAAAATTTTTCCAATCATCGTATGTTTGTCGAGTATCAAAATGTTTATCATTGTCATGATTAAATCCTACATATTCTTGCCAATCAGGATATAATTCTTTGTCCCAAACTCTCTCGTCAACAAGAAAACAAATGGCAGAGAGAGCATAATTCAAATCTGGTTCGCAGAAATAAGAATGATTGATTCCGTTTGCTTCTAGATCGTCCATAATTTGGTTTAATGTTCCTTGCCCCTCAGTATCTTGTTTTGGAAATCTAGTCGTTCCTCCATTCAAAATTATCCAAGTTTTATCATTTATGAAGAAATCACGGAAATCTTGATTTTGTGCATATTGAATTGCATATTGAATGGCAGCATGTCCTGCTTGAATACCTTTTTGGATATCTGAAATATTGTATGGCACGAAAAAATAAAGTCTATATTCCATTTTAAAAAATCTCCTTATGTTTAAAGTTTACCACAGTTTGTTGAATCTGTCAAGAGTTTTGAAGCAATTTCTTGTAATTGATTTTTTGTGTTTAAGGTTGAATCATCAATAACCAATTCCAAAATTGTTGATAAAGCATTGCCTAATTCTTTGTTGGGTTTGTAGCCTAGTGCCATCATGTCGTTTCCATTAATTGCAAGATCCTTTATGCCAAACGGTTCTTTTTCTGTCAAAATTTCTTGTGCCATTTTTCTGATTTTTGGCAATAAATTTATTTTTTCTATTGACAATTCTAGATTTTGAGCACTACAATCTGCGTATTGCAAATCAAGCAATTTGAAAAACAATTCTTCGCCAATTTTATTTAACATTCTTTTGATAGAACGTTTATTTGTATCTATCGTTGCATCGTGATAAGAAACTAAAGTTACGACATCCTCAATAGTTTTATTATCGAAATGTAACCTTGTCATTGTCTCTTTTGCTATTTCTGCTGATTTTATTGGATGATGATAAAAATGATCTATCCCTTCGGGTGTTGTGGTTTTGGAGGAAGGCTTACCTATGTCGTGGAATAATATTGCTAATCTCAGTACTAAATCATTTTTACTGTTTTTTAGTGCTTCAAGAGTATGAATTCCTACATTATAGATGTGCCAAGGCGTATTTTGTTCACAAGAAAACAACGCATCAAGTTCTGGAAGAAAATGTTTTGATAAATTATTAAGATATATTGATGCTATTTTTTCAGGGTGATTTGATATTAGTATTTTACAAATTTCAGCATTAATTCTTTCTGATGATACATTTGCAATTAAATTACAGTTATTTATGATGTATGATTCTGTTTCTTCTTCTATAGAAAACCCCAATTGCGCGGAAAATCTTATCGCACGAAGCATTCTTAATGCATCTTCTCGAAATCTATCGTTCGCTTTTCCTACGCATTTAATAAGATGATTTTCTATATCTTGTAGCCCATCAAACGGATCAATCAAACCTTCGTCTTCATTATATGCCATTGCATTAATAGTAAAATCTCTACGGCAAAGATTCTGTAAATAAATCAAATCTAATATTAGATGCCGCCTGTAAGCCTTCTCCCGAAATAATTGGAGAATCTGTTAATCCAAACATTTTTCTTGTTGGTTTTTCTTTTGGTGGATCTAAAAACCATTTGCGGTGAACTTTAGCTTTTTGAATTTGTGCCCAGGAGTACCCAAGGAAAGTATGCTTCGCTTTCTTGCTTAAAAACAAGTGTCTATTTTCTAAAATCAAATCCCATTGTTTAGTTTTAAATAAAGTTTTTGATTCTGGAACAAACAAGAGTTCTTGAATGTTCGGATTTGAATCTGCACACAATTTAATAAACTTATCTAATGAATAAATTACACGGTCATCTTCGTTAAAGCCTGAGTCTTTTTGCTCGAAACGATTGAATGGATCAAGCAAGACTTTTAATGTCGGAAGACAAATTCCACGAAAATCAGTATCTGAAGTTTCGCTATTTGTTCCATATAATCTACTTCCAATAATGCCATTAAAAATCATATGTTCTTCTGGATTGAATGCTTTCATAATGCTCCTTTTATATTTATATTATACCCCATAAACCCTCATTTCATGGTAAGTTTATTCAATATCTCGGCCACTAAACACAATAAAACTATCGTTATTAAGACAACAACGAAACAAAATAAAATTATTTCTATATTTGCCATATTATTCCTTTGGCGGGACGTAGAGGACTTGAACCCCTAACCATTCGCTTTGGAGGCGAGTGCTCTACCAATTGCGCTAACGTCCCATACCTATAATATTATCATAGATGTGTTTATTTATCAAGTGTCTAATAATTCTAACTTATTTCTTTTTTCCATGTAATACCATGGAGTTGCGTTTTCATAGCCAACACTTCCGCCATGGAAATTAGCAAAAATTCCACCTTCTAATTCTATTTCATAATGGCTACCATATTCACTAGTGACATATCTCATTGTAATAATTTTTAGGTTATCTAATTCGTGAATTTCTTCAATTTCTTTCATTCTTCTCCTTTTAGGCCCATGAAACTATTCTTTCATGGTGTCATTTAGTTTTTTCCAATGCACATAATCTAATTCTGGTTTATCCCAACCCTCCCAGATTCCGCTTTCACTATTATGCCCACCGTTCCAAACAACCGTTCCCGTAAAATAAACATGATATCTGCCGTCTTCAAATGAAGAGGATTGTGTGGTCTTTTTTATCATGGGCAAAAAATGTTCTTGAAAAGAGAAAACATTTGATGTTTCGGCTTGTTCGCAAACTAAATAATCATCTGCATACTTTCTATCATAAAATATTTTTCCATCACGTAAAACCACGTTGGCTGAACTTCCTGCTAATTTAAATTTAGTTTTCACATTATACCCTTTTCCAATACTTCATTGTAGCAAAATCAATATTGTTTAATCCAATATCTTCAAACTCACTTATAACTTCTTTATCAATAACAACTTCCTCACCATTCTCAAACCAATGAATTTCTTCTAGTGGTGTACTATTTATGCATCGTCTAAAAGCTTCATAAATCTTAACATTCTCTAAATCTATATTCATATATTCTCCTTATTAATTGCTTCATCAAACCATCTAAAATATTTTTCTCTAAGTGCGGATTCTCGTTTATAAAAATTGTCAATTTTCTTTTGAACAGCGGATCCACCCTCATGAGGTTTATAAGAAAGTTTTACTGGTGGCGTACAGAAATGATCAAAATTACCAAAATCTGCACTTTCAACGACCCAATAAGTATTTAGAAGAATTAAATATTCATCCATACTTTCTATAATCCTAGGGTTAGAAATTTGTTTAACTTTCTTTATGAACTCTTCTTTTTTCATATTTTTACCTCATGAAATGCGTGTTTCATCTGGTAGCTTATAAATAACAACATTGTCATAATCTTCAAAAACGGTTTCTATTATTTTATACACAATATTCCAATCTCCACCTCCAAAACCACGCCCTATACCGAACGGTATAGCGACAAGGAGGTGATGATCTTTTGCAAATTTCTTTACATCTCCGAGAGCAGATTGTAAAGCAAAATAATCTGTTTGCAACCCTTTCCCATAACCATCTTGCCCAAATAAATTTCCAATAACTCTATTGGTGCGATTGTCTATGGACAAATGTCCCATTCCTAAAAGGTACTTTCTATCTAAACTGCCACAAAAAGATTTATATTGTTCATATACGGACGGATAACGAGATTTAATTTCCTTAGCAATACCGCTTCCCATGACACCTTGGCAATTTACTTGATGGCAAATAATGGTGTTTATGGGTGAATTGAAAATATCATCTTCGATTATTCTTATCATATGTTATTATCCTTCATAATTTCAATTAACACGTCACCATGACAAGCCAATGGCTTACACCAACATCCTAAAACTTTGTCTTTTAATTCTGGTAATCTTCGCATAATTTCAGTATTGTTTAATGCGTATTCTCTATATAATCGCAAAGAATCTTCCCTGTCTTTGCATTGATATTTTGCTAAAGTTCTTTCTTTCCAACTAAAAGGATTGCCCCAAATAGAAGGTCTGCCAATATAAATATCATATTTTTCTTTTTTACAATGAACTACTTTTGTTGTCATATTGCCCTTTAATGAAACGGATCATAATTTTCTACTTTTGGTTGAATTTTAAAAGTGGATACAATTTCTTCAATGCACTTTTCGCATAAATCAAATTCCCAGTTTTCTAAATCATGTTTTGTTGAATATCCGAAATGGATTTTGAATGGGAACATTGTTTCCCATTGCCATTCTTCATAATCATGTTCTGATTTTTCATCATCATAAGTCAAACCACATTTATTGCAGACAAGTTTTGATTCTACTAATTTTTTAGTATTAATTTCTTTATATTCTCTCACTTTTTATCCTCGGCAACAAAAATATTTTTAATTCTTTTTTTACTTCCTCGATGCTATTATAAGCTCCTGCATCAAATATTGGCACGTTATAATATTTTGCAATTCTTATTGCTTGTCCTGTTCCCCCAGAACCTTTTCCTTTTTTAGTCCAGCAAATTACAAAATCAGGCAACTCGCATAATTCTTCACCTAGTATTTGGTGACTATTTCTTGCCTGTAATTTTCTAGCACCATCTGACAGATTGCCCCATGCGGGATGAAATTTCTCTCCTATTTCAAAGGCTTTAGGCTTTGATACTATTAAGCTAGAATCGGAGTTTTCAAAATTTTTCCAAGGAATGTATATTTCTTTTTTACCTTTTACTTTATCACATCCTATTTCGAATGCCTGATCTGCACCTTTTGCATGACCTGATCGTAATGTAAAATTCTTTTGTGCTAAGAATCTTCCTACAATAATAAATAAGTCTAAAATCTCTTGCGGTGTTTCTCTAGATCCAATGCCTGTATAATATGCCAAATTATCCTCATGAAATGGTCGTTTTATGTGCTTTTATTTCTTATTGCCTTCATCATTGCGTCTTCCATAACAGTAGGCAATTCATCTCTATCTTCTTCTTTAATCAAACTCAATCCAGATTCATCAATTTCCTTTTCCGTCATATCACCAACCCATTCTAGGCGATAAGGAACCCCATACATATTACCAATTTCTAAATGTTCGTCTGAATGACCTTCATCTAACTGACAATGAAATGTGCAATGATTATCGCCATAATCATCACCAAACTGAATAATTGCAGAACATTTTGTCATATTTTACCTCATGAAATAATAGTTTTATTGTTGAAAGTTATCATTTATTTCGTCTTGAACTTTTTCTAATATGTTATATAAATTGCGATATTTTTCTTCAAATTCTCTTCGATTATCATACATGACACTAGTTTCTTTTGCTAGTGACAATAATTCATCTAATGCGTTACAGTATAAAGAGTAGAGAATATATCCATCAAGATTTTTTGCTTTCGTTTTTAATTCTTGGATATGTTCGTCTGTCCATTTGTAATAATTGTTTACCATAATTTACTCCATAGAATCTAATTTAATCAATTCATTTTGTGATGGACAATAAAAATAAAATTTCTTATTATGCCTGAATCTCCAACCATTTAATATTTCTTCTTTTTCTCTATAAACTGGCCCACTACAAGCAATAACATTTGCCTTATTACTACAATTTAGTATACAATTTGTGCAATATTTTTTATCCATTATCCTCCAATGAAATTGCGCTTTCATTGGGTAATTTAGAAACAATCTCAGCCCATTTTTCTGTAAAGCGATATGCTAAATCGTCAAAAATTATTTCATTTATGTCGGTTTCACAATTGTCTCTAAACAAAGAAACAGCACGGAGATATCTTTTAGCTGCATCTATGGGGTCGGTAATCTTATTTATTTCTTCAAATTGACTAGTATTTATCATTATGAAATCTCCATTTCATGTTAGTTTTCTTTCGATATTTATATTATCGTGTCCAGGAAAATAAATATTATTCCTATCAAAAGGGACATCTTTTTTATCTTGAAAATAAATAGAAAATAATTCATTTCCTAAATTTTTTATATTAAGGTAAAATGTTTCTTGGAATCCGTTGTCTGATAATATTGTATTCAGAGTTTCTTTATCTACAACAAATCTTCTATTTTTCATTGGTATCCCAATAAAAACATTATCTTTTTTAATTTGTACATCCATTTTTATCCTATCTTGTAATATTTATATCATATTTTCTTTATCTTGTCAATACCCAATTACCATGAAACTTCAATTTCATGGAGTGGGATGAGTGCTTTCTTGATAATTCTCAAGAAGTTCCATGCCTTTTGGATTGATTCGCCAACCATCTTCTCCAGTTTTTGGATCAGCAACATATTCTGCAAAACCTAAACTAACAAGATAATTCATATCTTCAAATAGATGCTTCATCGCCTTATATTTCAAACTAATCTTCTTGTTCCTCATCCGTCGAAGCCTCCTCTGATTTAGATTCTTGCTTATCTTTTGCATCTTGTTTTGCTTGCAAATCCGCTTCCATTTTCCCACTAACGTAATCTGATGATAGATGCTCCATAAACCTGATAATTGCTCTTTTACATTCAGCACTTAATTCTAATAGTTTTTCTCTATCAACTTCTAAGGATGCTCCATTAGGAAAAATGATCAATCCCTTGTCTTTTTTCTCTCTATTTTTTATTTTATTATTTTCTTCAAAAAATTCTATTACTTTATCAGATAAGGAAAAATTTAGATTTGTAAGAGGATCAAACATCCTTCGATATTTGTATCTATCTGGTGGAAAAAAATTCCACGCATCATCAATTTTACCATGCCTAGTACTTTCTAATAGCTTATCTATAAATTTCATTATGCCACTCCTCCTTACTTTTTCCAGTTAATCTTTTTATTTTATCCCAATCTGGAAAATGCAATAATCCTATTGAAAATGTATCCTCTTCTTGCTTATTATCGTTGATTACTTCTTGAAATTCATCTTGCGTCATTCGCTAATTCCTCCTGAATTTTCTTGTCGAGTTGCCGTAAAATATCTGTAGCTTTTGTTTTTATTTGCTGATGCGCGATTGATAGTTCCGAATGCTCTGCGTATAAGGGGCATTCGCTATACCAAAAATCTGCATCTTCTAGTGAATCTTCTAGAAGATCTGCGAGTTGACAAACATAAGTCTTATATTCTTCTTTTTCCATATCGTCTCCTTATGTATTCTCTATCATATCTATAATTTGGTCTCTTGGTGGATATTTTCTTTTATCAAAATCAAAGAATACTTCTTCAAAATCATATTTATGAACTATCTTACCTGCAATATATTGATCTATATCTTTTCTGTAATGAGTATATGCAGATTCAAAATCATCAAAATCTTTTATTTCTGCAAAATCTTCTTTTGTTTTACAAACTCTATATATTTCGTTGGTTATCATATATTGTCCTTTATATTATTGTGAAACTTCTATATTTATAATTGCTCCGTCATCTCCCACTAGTCCAAAAATACCTTCTTGTAAAATTAGGTATCGAACCATTTCCTCAAAAGTCATTCCCGTATTTTTTAAATCTTCAGGGTCGCAAACACCTGATAATTTAAATTTTACTGTAATTATTGCGTTCATTTTTATCCTTTGTATATAGAAAAATTATTACGTCATACCAATTGATATTTTAATTCCATCTTTTTTAGGCGGAGGAGGAGCACACTTTTGGCATAAGTTTCTTACCGAAAACCACCATGCTTTCATTGCCTTTTCTGCTTTTATTATTTCTTTTTCTTCGTTTGTTAATAATTCTCCAAACATAATTTTTAAATCTAATTCCCAGTTCCCAAAAAACCAACTAGGATTACCGATGCTCCAAAAAAAATCTTTTCCACATTTTTCGCATTTTCCAGAATTTGTTAAGCTCATAAATTTTCCTTTTTTATATTTAATTCAATAAAACATTTATTTCATAGGGTTAATTATCTTCTCGCATATTTTTAATCATTTGTATTACCATACGCGCCCATCCATAACTACCTCTGTCACGCATTTCATCTTGTGCTCTTTCCCATTCTTCTCCACCTTCTTTGTCAAGAAATTCGCTTATTTGATCTGCTGAATTATAAGAAGATACTAATTTCCCAACAACATCATCATAAATTTTCTTTTTTCTTTCTTGAGGCGTTTTTGTATAGTCCATACATATATCAAAGATTGAATCTAAAATATCATCTGTTTCTGCTCCACAAGATATTGATGCCATTATTATTCCTTTCTATATCCAATGAAAGTTTGATTTCATGGGGTTATATTTAATGCATTGAAAAACTAGGGTTGTCATCTTCGCTTTCTAAACAATAATCATTTATCCCTGTGCATCTTTCACAATTACATACCGGATGTAATTCTTTATTTAGTCTATCAATTTCATTTAATAGATCAGTAATAATATTTTCTTTCCCTTGATTGTCTCTACGCAATGCTTTATACATTTTTTGTGTAAACATAATTATCCTTTTTCTCTATCCCATGAAAACTTCATTTTATGGTGATCATATAGAATTTACAAATTCTTTAAATTTTGTTAAATCTTTTTCTTCTACGCAGACGTTCCACACAAATGAATCGTCGCCAATTAGTAGTTTCCACGCTTGTTTGATTCTTCGTCTAAAAGAAGTAAACCATGAAGCGTCAAAGGATCTAACATAATAAGTAAATGATAGGGAATTATCTTCGTTGCCTTCTTCCCAATACCATCTCTCAAATTCTAAAATTCCACATCCGCAGTCACATTCCAAATAAAATCTTTTATTCTGATCTCGTATTCCCATTTTTTTCCTTTTTATTTTTAGTACCACATGAAAATACCATTTCATGGGGTTAAAACTTAAATAATTTTAAATATTCAAGTGCTTCATTATAATTGTTAAAAACAATGTCTGCGCAATCTAATACAAATGCATGATTATGCAATTCATCAATTACAACAATTGTATGTTTTCCTAAAAGGTCTGCCCAAGCAAGTTCCATACAACAACCGATAGAAATTCTTTCTGCTCCAGTAAAATCTAAAAATACTACATCAGATTGAGTGACCATCCATTTATCACGTTCTTTAATGGCATGATTTGTTGCAACAGGATTGAGTGAATTTTGTCCTGCTGGTTTTGCTCTTTCTTTAGGATCATTTCTTAAATAATCTTTGCCCAACATTGGGTGAAAAACTTTAAAATTATCTTTTAAGTCCAAGATTGCTTGGTCATAATATTTAAATATTTCTTCCCTTGTCTGCCCACTAATTGGATGTGCTAAATATATATTCATAATTCTCCTTGTTCGTTTAATTTATACAATAAGTTTACCACACTATTCTTCTGGTGTCAAGGGTGCTCGTGAATCTGTATTATAAAATCCTTTCCCATTAAATACGACAGGAGTAGGGAAGAAGATTCTTTCTAGGTGTTCACTTCTGCATTTTGGACAATATACTTCCCATGATTCTTTCATTGATCTAAAGATAGAAAATTTTGTATTGCATAATGTACATTTAAAGTTGTATTCAGGCATTTGTTTTTTCCTCTAATATTTTGTCTAATTCTTCTGGTGTAACTAACTCAAACTTGCTTATAATATAATGTGTTCCAGTTCCATCTGGAACAAAAACATTGTTAATGTTTGGTTTTGTGTTTGGTTTTTCTTCATACCATCCTTGTTTTAATTTTATGATTGCGCCCACAGAAAAAGGCTTGTTGTTGTACGTTGCTTTATACATTTTAATTGAGCCTTGTGTTCCTTTAGCCAAATTATAACATTCTAGCCGTGGAGCGTAAGTAAGATTTAAGTCTTTAATATAATAATATTTAGTTGGGAATTTTTCTTCTTTATATTTTTTATTTAATTCAGGATAAATAGATTGAATGGTTCCCAATATTTCAAATTCATTTTTCAACTGTTGATTAAACGGAATTTTTTTATTGGGTAAATTATTCCATATTTCTTTTAGTGTTTCTAATCTTTTTATTTTTGTTTTTTCAACATAAGTTTTTTGATATTTATTTTCACCATCTGTGAATTCTTTATAAATCTCATATAATTTTCCATTGCTCCCAAATTTATCAAAATAATTAATTTTAATGAGCTTGTCCCATTTGGCAGACATGTATCCACTTTCTTCCGCATAGACTAGCAACTCAAGAAAATCATTGCCGAGAAAATCAAGAGATAGGTTATAAAATTTTTCTCCAACCGTATTTCCAAAACCTTTTAAAATTTGCATAGATTGATTAATTTCTTTTGTAGCAGCATTGGCTACAATTTTACGATTATCTTGACCAAATTTTAGTGAAGGAAATTTTATCCCATATGCTTCTTGTGCTTCTATTTTTACTTCTGATAGCCTGTTTTTATCTCCATCTTCTTCAAGAATGTTTAAAAATACTTCATAAAATTCCAGGGGATAATGCGACTTCAAATATGCGCCATATAATGAGTCTCCCGCTACACTATATGCATGCGCACTGTTGAAGGAATATCTGCTAGAATCATCAATAATTTGCCATGTCATTAAAGCAACTTTTTTTGCTTCTTCGGCGTTGAGATTTTCATCATCAACTAATTTTTTTTTCATTCCAGTAATAAATTGATCTTTATATTTTTTTACTTTTTCGACACGTTTTTTAGCGATATTTTTAATAATTTCATAAGTTTTGGCGATAGGAATTCCAGCATATGCCATTACCTGCATAGCGTTTTCTTGATAAATCATAAAACTATATGGGAATTCTTTTGTTTGAATCAACTCATCAAGAGATTTTACGCCATACTCAAATGCTTGCCTGCTTTCAAAAGCATCATAATTTGATTTGAAACCAGGTCTTACGGCAGCGACAAAAGCCGAAAGTTCTGAAATATTGTGAGGCTTATATTTAGTGGCTCTACCTCTTGTGCCTGTTTGCTCAAATTGATTGATTCCTTTTGTCCAACCATTGGCGTAAACATCCCATACTGATTTATCATTTTCGCATACTTTCAATAATTCGGGGATAGTATGTGGGCATAAATTAATTCTCTCGTATACGCCATAAATTAATTTTACAACATTAACTTTAAGTAAATCATTTTTTAGCAACTTATAGTTTTCTGCAAATAAACCATCACAACACGCACAAATATGCTCTACGTTGCCTGTCTTGATTTTTATTAAACCAAATTCCTCACGAATATCTCCATTATTGAAGAGAAGTGTTGCACAAGGATGGGGAGTTAATGAATTCACTAATCCTAAATATTTTTTGCTTTCATTGAAAATATTATGGTATTTAGGTTCAATATAATCTAAAACATCAAGAGATTCTTTTTCTTCTTCGCTTTCGGCATGTTTCAAATCCATGTCATATTTTTGTAGTTGCATTGAAACATCGTTTGCAGTATCAAAATCTATGTTAGAAATTCTTGAAAATAACTTCCATGCTCCAGATGCTTTCACGGTTCCAAAAGCAATCATTGGATAGCTATGTCCTTCGCCAATAATAATTTCTTGTGCTTTTACAAAAACTTCTGGATTACCTAAATTAAAGTCTATGTCGGGTAGGCTTTTAGTTTCTAACAATCGCTCTGCGGAAATAAATCTTTCTGGAAACAATTTGACACTCGCCGCAATTCTGTCTACTGTGGTAAAATCTAAAAGTTTAGAAATATAGAAGCTGACAGCAGATCCGCGCCCCGTTAGTGTGATTTGTCCGCCCATTTCTTTGCCTTTTTTAATAACTTCGTAATCAAGCAAAAAATAATCAGCCATATTAGTTTCGAAAATAGTGTCTAATTCTTTCCTAATTTCGCCCTCATAATAAGCATGCTGACTTGAAAAAATGTTGTTTTTTTCTTGTTCCCATTTAGACCAAACTAATGTTTCAAGAATTTTATTTTTATCTTCTTGCTTATGATTAGGATATAAAGTAGGCAGTTTAATAATATCGGGATTAAAAACAATAGAATTATATTCTTTAACATCATTGAATATATTGGTATTATCTAATGCTTCTTCAATTTTTACATCATTCAAAACACCTTGGTCTTTGAATCTTTGTAGTGCTTCTTCATAAGAAGGAAAATCTAAAAACCAGTTTTGTTCATCTGGATATTCAATACCGCGAGACAATAAATAGTCATCTCGTTCTTGTGCTTGGTTAGGATATATCATATGACTATCCATCCCTGCAATAAGTGGAATATGATAACGATTGGATAATTCAACGATTCTTTTATTTAATATTTTTTGTGAATCTGTATGATGATTTTGTACTTCTAAAAATAAATTATTTTCAAAGTGGTCTAATAGTTGTTCAATTATATTTTCTGAATCTTCGTATTTCCATGGGAACCCAGCAATACAAGCCGTAGTAACCCAAACATCATTTTTAGGCAGATTGAACAATAATTCAAAATCACATCTTGCCTTATAATAAAAGCCCGATACATTTGATTCGCTCAAAAGTCTATTGATTGACTTTCTTCCATTTTCATTTTTCGCTAATAAAATAAGATGTGCATTTGTTTTATCTTTTTCAAATCTATTTTTAACGGCATAAACTTCAGAACCCAATAAAGGTTTGATATTAAATTCCTTTGATAATTCTATTGTTTCAATTACTTTGCCCATCCACCCATGTTCCACGCCGCTCAAAACTGTTTGTTTTAATTCAGAAGCACGTATAGCGCGATCTCGATTAGAAATCACGCTATCTGGAGTGCTAATGTTCGACATAGATGTATGCGAATGATAATTGATATAATTATTCATTTTAATCCTTCATAAAATCTGGTGAAGCAAATCTTGGATCTTCACTTTCTAATGTTGGAATAGGACGATTCCTATTTTTATCCCATCCATATCTTTTAAATAATTCTCTTGCGTTAGAAAAAAATCTGTAAGATTTGTAATTGAAAAACAATTTATGTGCTTCTATTTTTCCCGTATAACGATTTTTTAAAATATTTACTTCAACGTCTTCTGAAATAGGCTCTTTCCCCTTTTTCCAATTCCCTTTTCCATCCCTTTCTCCGGCTTTATCTTTTTGGGAAAATCTTTTTACGGAAATAACATATTGCGCTAAATTAGTAAGTGCGCCATTTCCACCAACATCATCTGAAACAATGTCTACGGTTCCTGCTTGTAATTTGCGTGGATGAATAACAAGAATGATTAAGACATTGTAGGTTTTTGCATGTTTAATTAATTCCACAATAACATTTTTTTGTTTCTCTAAAAGGTTATTATCATTGGCACCAATATCAATAGTTGATAAATTATCTAAAAGCCAAATTTTAACACCATATTTTCTAGTAACGCTAACTGCTTTGTCTAGAATTGATTCTAATTTGTTGTCGGTCTGGTTATATGTCCATGTTCTTCCATGATACCACTCTTTCATTTGTTTCATTGCATCTGCATTGATAACATGAATGTGTTCTGTTTTCATCTTAACTTGTTCGGGGCCAGCCATAGATAATTCTACCCAACTTTGCAATACTGGGGAACTTAATTCGCCACTAAAAATAAAAGTATCATATCCTTGCTCTAATGGTTCACACACAAAACATTGGTTAAGCAATGTGGACTTGCCTGCCCCCCTGAGACCTGTCACAACAATGACACTACCAAATAAAAATTTATAAATAGTTTTATCTATTGGCTCTAATCCAGAATATAATCCTGGCGCTAATTCTATATCAAAAGGTTCAACTGATGATAAGTCCTCAATACCTTCAATGGGCAATTCTTTTGCTTCGGTAATTAAATCTAGAACCTTTTGTTTTCCACAATAATAAAGAACTTCATTAATATCTTTTACGCCTCTCTTTTTTCCATCTGCATCATTAATTTTTATTTCACTTCCATCTTTGTCCAAGAGGATTGGCATATCTACATACAAAGTACGCCATACGCCCAAACGAGAACATACTTCTTTTCTCATTTTTAATCCGGCTTCGTCATTATCTGACCATATAATAATTCTATCGAATAGTTCTAGCCAATCCCACGAAGCTTCTATCCACCCATAATTATTGGCCCCTAAAGGAACACTAACTGCATTCTTATATCCGGCTTCAATGGCGGAAAGACAGTCTATTTCTCCTTCGCATATCAATAGTGGCCCATTAGTAAAATCAATGCGATTCATATTAAATAACAATGGCATAGAATCTGCATCTTGTTGACACCATGTTTTAGTATCGCCTTTTTTGACTTGTTTTGCAGGACGATATTTCACTAATGTCAATACATCATTGGTATCATAATAATTAAATACGATATTGCCATCATTGCTTTGTTGAACATCTGTCAAATCTAGCGTTGTATTAGAAATATGTCTTAATTTTAAATAATCCTCTACTTTCGATCTATCTTCTGAATGATCATAAAAAGGATATTTATAATATTTTTCAGTTTTTACACCTTGCTCGCCAAAAGAATACTTTGTTTCAGTTTGTTCAAATAATTTTTGAATTGCACCAATAAAAGTTAGACGATTAAATTGCATGTAATGATCTACAATATTATAATGGACGCCACATCCAAAACATTTGAAGGCATTATCTTTGTGATTCCAAATAAAACTTCCCGTGTCCTCCTCGTGGAACGGGCAGAGAGATTTCAAATTTTTATCATCCCAATTTTGTAAATCGAGATCATTTTTTATAATATTTGCTGCTTCTTCACCCAATGTTTTTTTTGCTTCAACGATTAAATCTTTATCAATCAGCATTTATAAATTATTCCATTCTATAAAGGCGGAGAAAATAAACTCCGCCTTTATAACTTGTTGTAATGAAATTAACTAGAAGGGCAAATCGCTAGAAGATGCTTCAACAGATTCTTGAGAATTATCATCGGTTGATTTCTCTCCAGCAAACTCCCAATCCCAAACAGTAAATTGTTTTGGATAAACTTTTGTGCCATCTTCTTTTTCATAGACTTCATTTGTGAGACTGCAACTCCCTGGTTGAATGTAAACTCCCTTGGAATTGCCATCTGCAAACTTATCAGCAGAATTAATGGCATTAATCAATTCATCGATTTTGGCATGCGCTCCAGCAACGAAGTGGACATTGGTATAAGGACTAGGAATCCACTTATCTGCTTTTTTGTCGTGGCGAGAATCTCGGAGAAAGACCAAAGAAAAACTACCTTTCTTTTCAACTTTTGTTGCCAATACTTTAGATTTGCAATCGAAATTCATTTTACTTTTTCTCCTTTTTCAAGTTCTCAACTTCAGCCAATAGTTCAACCAATTTGGATTCATCATCAATATGCTCTGGATTCTTATCTGGAGTATATTTTTCCAAAGTTTCCATCAACTTTGTATTTGTTTTTCCACCAAGTTCTTTACAAACACCAATAATTTGTTTTTGCAATTCACCGATTCGCACCGGAGAAATTGAATTTTCAGTGGCGTTATCATTAATGGACTTCAGAATATTTTCAATGGTCTTGTAATCAGGTTTTTTGATATACATTCCGAGAGTTACAAGCCCCATACCTTTAGCAACAACAGCATTGTTATCCATATCCATCATCAACGAGAAATCGAAGTCATACTCAAAGCCATCCCTCTGTTGAAGTTCCATACCGGTTTTTTCATATGTTTTCTTGCCATTCTTTTCAGTTTCCTCGTAGGCTTGTTTTGCCCTCGTGCAGAAAATGATATGCAATGGTGATCGAATAATGGTATCTACCAAGTCATTTTGTACGGGTGTACCAACTGCCCATCCAGCATACTGATTTCCACCATAGCGCGTCTTTGCTGCGTCTGAAACAATTTCGAGCAATCCACCTTGCCCAGAATAGAAATGGGTGCTACTATCAACAATAAGTTGACCAAATCCCGCTTGTTCTACTTCGTGAATAGCCTTGATAAGCTCACGAGGATCAAATGGGGGTTCCCAATTGTTTACCTCAAAACCAAACTTATCCGCATAAAGGCTGGCACGATAATGCTCAGTGTCAATAACGGCGGTTGGTTTCTTTGTGATATTTTCAAGATATTGTGCGAAAGTCAGGGATGTGTACGTCTTGCCGGAGCCACTTGGCCCACCAATAACAATTCTAACAGGCTTTTTGCCTTTTGTTGCCTTAGTAAAACTAAAACTCATTTAATCTCCTTTATCTATAAACTTACTAAAATTTTGTGTTGCAAAAAATATGGTGCATAAAATAATGCTTTCATGGGGTAGCGTGGATTTTTCACCTCCTGTTGTTATTATATTTGATAGACTATTTTTTAGGGCAATGGGGATAAATCAACTATTTAACGGAAATTTCAACGCTAGGCTTAACAGGCTCGTTGAATTCGAGCGTTAATGTTAAGACGCCGTTTTCTACGACTCCATCTAGCTTTTTGATTGAATTCTTTACCCTCTTTTGCCAAAATACAGAAAACTCCCTATTTACGGCTTCGTTGTTGGTTTTACCTTTTACGGTAATAATTTGCCAACCTTGATGATCTCTGTCATTATCTACTTTTACATCTAAATCCTCTTTCCTTACTCCAAGAACATTTACCATTAAAATGATTTTTCCATCTTTTTCGACAGAGTATTGTCCGTCCTGTTCTTGGAAAAGATGTTGGAAACAATAGTGTAAATCATCAAAAGTGGAATAAAAATCATACGGTGTTGCAAGAGTGTAATTCATATATAAACCTCCTAAAAAAATAAAATAAAGTAAAAATGTTCCCCCATTGCCCTAGTGTACCCTACAGGACTTGAACCTGTGACCCAGCGGTTATGAGCCGCTTGCTCTAGACCAACTGAGCTAAGGGTACAAATTTTTCCTCTTATTCTCTTACCCTTTTATATCGAGGAATCCTGCTGATCTTTAATCCGAGTTTTATGATTAGATAAGGACTTGCCCCGTCGCCTCATTCAAGGGTACAGGATTAGTTATGCACTAGATATCTAGTGCAAATAGCGGGCACATGATTCTAACATGTGTGCGAAGCTTATGAGGCTCCTGAGTGAACCACTACTCTAACCCGTTATAAAAATATCTTGGTAGGAATTTACATCCATTGTCCGCCGTGTCAGCCGACTTTACCAGTAACGATTTCCACGTCTAGGCGTACGCCTTTTACGCTCAAGATATTTTGTTTTTTGGCTATCAGGTCGCTCTTTATTGTGCGTCTCGACTCGAACGATCATCCAGGAACTTCCCACAATAAAGCCCTCATTGCGCCATAAAAGGCAGTCCTTTTCAGGTAAAGCCTCCGTATTATTTATACCACACAATCCCGATTTTGTCAAGGGTTTTGGTGGTATCAATTTTATTAATATTATTAATGTCGCTTACGTTCCTTCTGTCTTTCTCGATGTGTTTTAGGTGCATTTGCTTTTTCTGCATTGAATTTTGCAAGTTCTTCATTGTGTTTATTCATTTGTTTGATTTGTTTGTCATTCATAGGATTCTCCTTTGCGTATATTTTATTAAGTGGCACATATTCGGACATTTATTTTGTGCCGATCTTGTCAGCAAATTTCCCTTACAACTTGTCGTCCTGCATTCCCTATGGCGACCCCATCTCCTTCATCAATACGGCTACCCTTGTGCTAAGGCATAGAAATATTTATTGAATTAATTTAATCAGTTCATCTTTTGTAAGTTGTTCCATTTTAAAGTTATAAAATGTTTGACCGTCCTCAGAAATTGTTGGATCAAATGGCGACATAATTACAATCCAATCATCTCCAAGTTTTTCTTTTACTAAAGAAACAAACTTTCCTGCTGTTTCTGGACTAACTCTAAAAGCGTCTCTAATTGGAGCTTTTGTGTCCATCATCGGAATTTGTAAATGCAAAATTCGTTTTGTCATATTATAATCCTTTCTGATCTCAGATATAAATATAGGCGCTGTCACGTCAATAAAACTCTTGTTTCATGGGGTATTTACTCTTCCTCAATATCCCATTCAGAAGCATTATCCAATGGATTAAATTCACTATAATTTAATGATCCTTCTATAGTTTCTCCATCACCTTGATATACAGCTTCTAATGCGTCTTCCTCGTTTTCTGCTTCAATTCTTACTCGTTCAGTATACAAATGTTCCGTAGTTACGATATATGTAGGCATAAAATCCTCCTTTCTTTATTAATTATTTCCCATGAAATTTTCGTTTTATGGGGAAGTTATTATCTAGTAACGCCTTGGGTTCTGAGAGTTTTAACAATAGCATCAGCAACATCTTTTGCAGAAGGAACAGAATAACCATTGATTGTTACATTAATATTACCATTATAGGCAGGTAGTTCTACAAATCTTCCAAGCATTGGCCTATCAGATTTAGCATCAACTTCTTCTTTGTTATATACGGTTGCACATGTCAAATTTACCCAACCATGTTCATTCTTACTCCAAAAGGCAACTCCGTCTTTTACTAACATAATTACATATTTACTATCTTGCATTTTATTCTCCTTTTTATATTTGATTATTTGTACCAAGCGATTGCAATGTGACCAAACCCAATTTCCCATTGATACCCTTGGAATTGATGATAATACTTATTCCAATTCTTATAAATAAAAATTCTTAATCCTTTGAAAAATATGAATTGTTTTAACATAGGATTATAAATCCAATTCTCCTCCATTATTTTCTCCTTCTTAACATGCAATATCTTGCATAATAAACCCTATTTTATACCCGAACATGCAATTAATTTCATATTAAAGTGCATGAAATATCTGTTTCATGGGGTATTTTTTGTATTTAAAGCTTTTAAAAGTCTATTTTTACCAATTTCAAAGTATTTTTCATCTAACTCATACCCAATATATTTTCTATTTAAATTTATACAGGCAACTCCACTTGTGAAACTTCCTGCGCAATTATCCAAAACAACTTCATTCTCATTCGTGTAAGTCTTAATTAAATATTCAAATAATGCAACGGGTTTTTGTGTTGGGTGCAAACCCACTTCAGTATTAAACTTTTGCCAACTAGAAGGAACACGTAATTCTCCACCACCAGACGGTGGTCTTTCAAACTCCCTATAATTTTCTGATTTTGTAACTGTGTTGAAATCATATTTCATTCTACTAAGACCAGATCCAGTTCTTTCTTGCATCTGTTTATTATAAGTCCACTTTCCTTTACTGAAAATTAAAACAGATTCATGTTCCTTCATTGGTTCTCTTACTGTATTTGCGAAATTACTTCCTCTATTTTTAATCCAAATCCATTCATGTTTGTACATTTCTAAGTTGCTCATTACCAACATTGACGTAAACGGTTGAGATGCAGTAAGAGCTATAATCGCATTATCTTTACAAATCCGTTTATATTGTGTCCACAAATCATTTATGGGCAAAATTGAATCCCATTTGTTTGAAGTTGTTCCATACGGCAAATCACATAATACCATATCAACATAATTGTCAGGAATTAATTTCATTGTTTCCATACAATCGCATTGTTTTATAACTATATTGTCGTTTAATCTCAATAATTCCTCCTTTCAATGAAATGGCAGTTTCATGTAGTAATAATTACTGATGTAATCATATGATCTTTACAATACTCTAAGAAATCTCCGGCAGATAAATTGGAAGATAACCCAGAAAAACTATATAATTCATCAGCAATTTTATATCTAACTTCTACTTCGGTAATTGTATAGTCTAAATACCAATCATCTCCGTTTTGATGTTTATCGCCTACATCTTTTAATTGATTTCTAAAGAAGTCCGATACAATCAATTCATCCACATATGCCGGTTTAATATATCCCCAATAACTGTCTTTCCTTGTGCCAAACAATTTCTTTCTTGCCAATTGATACGTATATGTACAATCATAAATATGTTTCATTATTTATCCTTTTATATAATTTTACCTAATGAAATGACGCTTTTATGGGGTTATTTTACTAACCAAAACTCAACATGCTCAACACTCACATATTCATCTGGTTTTGTTCCTGGCTTCATTCTCAACTCTTTTTTATCGCTCGAAAAATCAAAGATATTTCCTCCGCCACTTAAAGCTTCTTGTGGATTAACAATTCCGTCTTCCCCTTGAAAACAAATCTTATTGTCATTGCAAAACAACACTTGATATTTTTTCATTTTTCTCCTATGTTTTCTATATTTACATCTAAACTATATTCTGAATATATGCGATTATTTGATAATTTTGAATTTCCATTATATTTCCAACTATCTATTACTAAATACGAATATGGATTATACTGTTCAGTTTTGTCAAAATGATTTTTAATAGTTCTCCAAGTTTTTAGCAATGAGGTTAATGCCAAATCGTAATCATTCAAAAATACTCCAGCGTCTTTGAATGGATAATCATCAGGATCAGATGATTCTATATAAGCATGATATATTTCAAAATTTTCCATTTTATCTCTTTATAGCCCCATGAAAAAGGCCAATTTCATTGGGTTAAACATCTTCCGTGAACATGCCTTCTTTTGACATCCAATCTTGAGCATCATCAAGAGATAGCAATATTAGTAAAACCGATTCTGCCATATTATCAATAGTATTGTCCCCAAGCCATGGAATATCTCCAAGCATATTTCCACTTTCTGTTTCCCACCAATCTTCAAGGTTTTCTGTCAAAGAAACTTTCAACTTATTCTTGACTGTATTTGAAATCATATTATCTCCTTATTTATCTAATTTTATTTTAGTCCATGAAATGCCGATTTCATGGGGTATTTCTGATTATTAACTATTATCAAATATAATAGTTTCTCCATTCGTATAGTTAATAATTATTGTTTAATATCATTAATTCGATAAAATTCAGCTTCTTCATTGTTTTCAAACACAAAATCATCAATTTCTTCATGAGCGTAATTTAAAAGATCAATTAATCCCACTCTGAAAAGAAATCCATCTTCATTCCCTGCCGGTTCATTTTCAAAAATGAATTTCTCTAATGGGTTTGCGTTGTTTAAATCGACGGCTTTACTTGCCTCTGTAAAAGTTGGAAGTTCAATTTTAAAATCCTTCATCAATTCTAGTATCATAATATTGTTTTGCCAAAAATAATCCTTGATTAATTCCTTCAGCCCATGCCTTTTTAATTTCTGAAGTTGTATCCCAAGCGTCTGACCGATCAACTTCGCGTTTTACCAAATACTCCAGTTGTGCCAAATCAGATTTTAGAAATTCTTGGACTTCATCTTCTGTCAATAAAGTAACACCATATTCGTCTTCTAGCTCTATCATTTTTGCAATTAAATTTTCATCTGTTGCCATTGTTATTCTCCTTTTTATATTTAATCTAATAAAACACTAATTTTATAGTGTTAAGTTCTTAAATTCAATAGCTGCTTCTACACCTTCATCAAACTCACTCATTCCTCTGGCATTATCCCATTCGTAAAAACTTCCATCGTTTTTCTTTACTTCTTTGATTAATTTATCAATAGCATAATAGTGCCTCAAAATAGTGCTTAAAGATTCACCGTTTACAATTACATTTTTTGTATTCATATATCTCCTTATATTATACTAATTTTATCTTATTTGTCATACCAAATGAAACTTGCGTTTCATGGTGTTAATTTTTTCCAAACCCATCCTAATAACAACTTATACCAAAACCGAATCCATAAATTAGGAAATGGATGGGTAGATTTTGCTATAATAATACCATTTCCAATATTAAGTTCTGATTTATAATCTGTACCTAGGGATAATGGCTCTCCAATATCTATTGATTGTGATTCTGTATTTGTCATTTCATATCTCCTTTTTCTTTTAATACTATCACATATTTATATTCTTGTCAAGGTTAAATGCGCATGAAACGGGCATTTCATGGATTCAATCCATATAAAATATAATTATTTTTATCAAGAATCTGAATCGCCTCATCGTATGTCACAACTTTCATTGTATTATCGTTCAATTCTTTCAATTTACCTTCGGCATATATTTTGGCAGGATATGCTTTATTTGGAAAAGTTATATCATATTCTCCAATAATATAAAACATGTTGTCTAAATTATATTCCAACATATCGCCAACTTGGTAATAGTTATTTCCAAATCTATTATAAACAGAATGAGTACAATTATGACCATTTACAATATAATATGTAACGTTACAATATGGACATGTATTTGTTGGATCGCCAGTAGTCATTTTTATTTCTCCTTTTTATTAAACTGATTTTAGGTGGCAACCCGAATCAATTAAACGCTTTTAGTTATAATTTCGACAGGAAAACATTTTTTCCCAGTCCAAATAACGATGTATTCTGTCCACCCGGTTGTATCAAATTCACTTCCGTAATATCTTTGGGGAAGAATTAGAAATCTGTCCACTTCATTTAAAGATTCCACAATTTTCAAAAACGGGTTTAATGCTTGCGGGCATAATAAAAATCCTTCTATTCTCACGTCATCGGAATTTGAATCATCGCCACTAATATTATCTTTGTTATTTAGATAGAATTTCAATGCCTCTTGCACATTGCTTTGAAAGTTGTTTTCTTCAATCTTTTCATAATCTATTAGATACCTTACTTTCTTGCTAATCTCTTCACCATTCAAAATACCCATTACCTTCACCTTATCCTTTTCTGTTGCCACCTAAAAACAATCTAATAAAACCCAATGAAACCACTATTTCATTAACTATCTCCTAAAGTTAAAGGAATATCGCCATCAAATTCTTCGTCTAAACCATCGTTTTCTTCATCTAACGATTTAATGAAATCATCAATATTATCAAATCCATCCCCATCTTCTTCATTATCTCCATTATCATTAAACATAACCTCCCCATCTATTAAAACAGGTTGATCTAAGGCTTTTAAACACCATTCCAAATATTTACGTAAAGATTCAATGGACTCTCCATGAAGTCGCATCGGATTTTCTGTATAAGCATAAATAGTATTATCGTCATTGTAAAACACTTCTCGAATAGAATATTCTGTATAGTTTTCTTCTGGATAATTTTTTTGTATAACTCTATGATTCCAATATGACATTTTAATCTCCCCACCAACCATATTTTTCACGTAATGTGTCAAATAGTTGGTGCTTATATTTTTCTTGATATTCATCAATTAATTTGGTCATTTCGTCAAATTCTATTTTTTCTTGTTCCCCCATTGATTGCATCGTGGTGTATTCATGCCCGTTTTCATCGGCTTTGTGTAACCATACAACAGGGTATTTATCAAAATGCTTCACCGCTAAATCAGTTTCATAATCATTTGATATTAAATTTTTACAAGCCTCCAAGCAAGAATTTATCTGGTCAATATCTTCTTGTGCTGATTCTTCGCAAACAAAAGTATCAACTTCCATATATCGCTTCATTCTTTGCAATTTATATTCTATAATTTCTAATAAAAAATCACCGCTCCAATCGAAATTATTCCAAAGCACCTTTAACCACCCTAAAATATTTTTGATATTAAAGGGTAGATTTTTTATTTCTTGAACGAAATCGTATCGCTGTGACATATTTTTCCTTCTTAATCTAATGAAATCTCTATTTTATTGAAGACTTGTCTTTTAATACTTTTAAAATAGCTTCTTTAACTGGTTCTTTTATGGCATCGTTATCTTGATTTATAAAAGATTCAAGAATGTCACGAATAGATAATTTGTCCAATTGTTCTTTTTGTATTTTATTTAAAATAATTATGCTTTCTGCGCTTTCCATTTTCAGTCCTCCTCTTTATTGCAATGAAACCTTTATTTCATTAGGCAAATTTATAATCATCGGCGAATTTAATCAGTGTATTGCAAACCGCTTGACCAAAATTTAATCCATCACCTTCATATCTTAATTTTTCATGATCGTTACACTCTGGACATTCCAAATAGAATGTATAAAAAACTGTGTCATAATCATATCCTGTGTATCCAAAGTTTTCAAGTAATTTTACAACTTGCCAAGTATGACTAATATTTGTAACAGGATTCCATAAACCAAAATCAGTCACATAATCATCTTCATGTTTTCCGCAATGACAGGCATGAGGTACAATTTTTTTATATGCCGACATAGTATCAGCATTAAGAACTGATAAATTATCCATTTGTGTGCCGTAATATTCAATCATGCCCATAAAGCACCTCTTCCTTATTTGCCGTTTGTTGGGATCATACTTGACAAAAATTCCATCAAATCAATATCGTTTATCATTTTACCTTCTGGTGTTGACCAAATTCTTATTTCGAATTCTGGGTTTATTGTGCCCCTAATGGCAAGAGTTCTACCATATTTATCGCTCTCATATACTGTTGCGATAACACTGTCATTATTTACGAGATGATACGTTGGTTTATTCATAATTTCCTCCATGAAATTTCCCTTTTATTGGGATCTTAAAATAAAATCAATATATGCCTGCGCTTTTTCAAGAGCACTAGTTGTTCCGATGTTTTGTGCAGTTCCTTGAGAGAATCCTGCCATGTAAGCATTTTGCAAAAGTTCTTCCAAATTATCTGTTTCTGTAAAGCCAATAGAGGGATCTCCCCATTCTGATTTCCAACGCACAACATGAACTCCTACATATTGGACTGGATTTCCATCAACAAGTTCTACTTCTTTATATAACATATTATCTCCCATTCTTGTTTATTCCCCATGAAATTGAACTTTCACGGTGTAATTATTTATTTTTCTTATATTTCTTTTTATATGCCTTTTTTTCAACCGCTATTTTTTCTGTTTGCTCTTCAACAATCTTTTCTAACGGAACCGCAACCGTGGTTACTACTTCCTGTTTTACAGATTTAACAGTATCTTTAACAGGCTCATCTGCTTTTAATTCCGATTTCAATATATCCATTTCAAACCCGTTTTTTCCACGCAGTCTTGCCGTTAGAGGACTAGAGCCAGTCCCTTTGTGAAAATATAAGATTTGATATTCGTTTCCTTTAATACTAATAGAATCCCCGGCATTATATTCAGTCATAATTTATTATTCTCCTTTTTTAATCTCTGTTGTGTAACCCAAATTTTTATGAGATTTCTTCATCCCATTAGATTAATATATTTATAAACATATCCGCCATATGCATGTTTTCTCACATAATCTTCGGCTACGATAAAAGAATTAAAATACAAAACTTCTTCATCAAAATACTTTCCATCACGCATAATCTCAGCAGTGTAATTTTCTAAACAAATTTCTAGTACAATCCATTTTTCCATTTTATATCTCCTTTTATTGAATACATTTTTTCCATGGCGAATTAACAATATTTTCGCTTATCACAAAATATCTTTCTGGTATGTTGGTTTTATATGCTATCAATTTTCTGGTTTTATTACTCATAACATTTGTACCAGACATCATTGGCATCCAGTCACATCCTTGGAAACTTTCATCATACCATTGTACGAAACTCAGCCATAATCTTTTATCTAATTCAACATATTCTTCTGTATTCATTGCAACGCCTCCATTTCATTAGATTGAAATATTTTTATGCCGTTAGGACAGACATATCGGGCATCGGCTGTGAATCAAATGCTGCATCAACAGCTTCTGAGTCTTTCAATGCTTCCAAATAAATTGTCGTGGTCTCAAGTTTTTCATGACGAGCCATAAGTTGAATAACAGGAGTTGGCACACCTCTAAGTGACGCATTACAACACATGCTTCTCCTCATAGTATGGGGGGTAACTAATTTCATTTTTTCAGAATCAATTCCTGCTTTTCTTCCAGCAGACTTAATGCGTTCATAAACAGAATGAGTATTTTTTACTTGATGTTCTCCAACCTTAGAGACAATAAGATATTCACAATCATTTTTTCTATTTTTGAGATATTCATCTAATAGAAATTTAACCACAGGAGGCATCTTTCTTTCTTTATAAGAACCACCCTTACCAGACACTCCAAGTTTATCTCCATGGATATCAGAAATAGTTAAATTAATAAGTTCTTCTCGACGCAACCCCATATATCCCATTAAAGCAATTGCAAGTTTTGAATTTATACTTTTTGAAACAGAAATCATTTTTTGTATTTCATCATCTGCAAGGTATAATTTTTCTTTTGCCCTTCTTTTTTGATCGTAATCTTTATTACCACTTACTTTTTTTACGCTAGTTAGCTTGATTGGCTTTAAAATATCTTGTGCGATTTTATTATGATTTTTCAACCACGCAGAAAATGCTTTTAAAGAGCGGAGGTGCTGGTTATAGGATGAATCTTTGATAGGTAAAGAGTTAAGATGATTTTCGAAATCAGACAATTCTAATTTTTTGTAATCTTCTAGGGTTTCAATATTATAATGAGCCAAAAGTTGCCCAACACAATTTTGATATGATTTCCTAGTGTGATCAGATTTAATATCTTTTCTATATAAAAATTCTTGAAGTTCTTTCATAATGCCTCATTTTCTATAAAGATAATATTATCATACTATTCTGAATCTGTCAAGTCTTTTTGAGTATCTAAATAAAATTGTTCCTCCGTTTGGATAGTGGAAACTGTTTCTTCTGTGAAACTGCAAGCTATTAGAAATGCTTTAAATGCTTGTAAGTAATCTTCAATTTGTTCACCATTCAAAGATATTTCGGCAATAAAATGTTGAGGATCACAGAAAGACAACGGCTCTTCGGTTAATTCAAATTTAATTTTTTTCATTTTTCTTTTCTACCTCGATATCCATATTTTTGAGAAAGTCATTCACATGAACAACATCATTAAAATAATCAGTTAGCCAACCATCTTCTTCTGTCTTAACAACTTTTTTAGCGTAATAATAAAATCTATCAGCCAATTGTTGAAATTGGCGATATGTTGATTTTAAAAATGTAAGCAGATCATATTCGTCTTGTGAAATTTTAGTTTTCATATTAATCCTGATTCTTCTGCACACCATTTATGATAAGGTGCATCATCTATAAAAACTGCTTTTGTTAATTTTACATCTTTTAAACACGCTGGGCAAATTACAGAGTCCCAATCCTCTAAAATCTTATCCTTAAATTCTGCCTCGCTCTTTACATGTTCATCTCGCAACATTTTTTTTAATTCTGCATCTGTTGGCTCTGCGTCTTCAAAATCATCCATGCTATCAACATCTAAATCCTTCATTTTACCCATAATCTTTTCTCCTTAATGTAGGTTCAATTTTGTAAAGTTTACACTATTTTTGTTATTTTGTCAAGAGGCACTTTCTCCATATGGAGAAAGTGGTTAGACCTACCAAATAGGTCACATGATTGTATTTTGATGTCAATCTCCGCAATACATTTTTACAATCCTAATAACTTTTCAACTTTTTCTAATGCCAGTGCCAATTCTTCTCTATTTTTGCATGGCTGACATATCTCATCTCCTCCCATACAAATAATTTGGCTGACCGCAATTTTTGCGGGCTCATATAAGTCTATTAATGCTTCAGTCAATATTGCTATATATGCATCTTTATTCATAATTTATCCTTTCAAATGCATGAAATGGTTCTTTTATGGGGTTACTTAATATTGGTGGTTTTTATACAAAAATCTGCCAATGCACAAAAAACATTTCTAATTATTTCTCTGCTCGTTTCTTTTTCTGAATAGACGGTAATTCTCCCATCATAAGTTGCTTGTTCATTATCTATTCTATAAACTTCAAGACTGTTTTTACCAAATTCTGGGTCATCCCAATCTACATAGAGTCCATTATCCACTATGTCCACATTTAAAATTTCCATTTTTATCCTTTCTTACCACATAAAATACCGGTTTCGTGGGGTATTATTTATTTAATTTTTCCCAATCAACAGGAGCACCGTTTTCATCACTACCACATTCTGGACATTTTATTACTTTTCTAATAGTTAATCCCGCATCCATAGCATAAACACAATCTCCATGTTTTAAAGAGTAAACTCCAAATCCAAAGCAATTTTCACAATTTTCAATGTGGTGCGGAGTACATTGGGTACATAACCTATATATTTTTTTCATATTTTTCCTCATCTAGTTTTTTAATTAAACTTTATATTTATGCACTATTTTTTGGAGCTTTTGTACTCCATTTATATAACAAACAAGCTATTACAATTATTCCATGACCTATTTCAATGCTTATGAAAACTGGAATGCCTAAAATTAAAAGTAAAGAATATAAAATATACCCAAGCCAATTACATTTTTTATATCCATCTTTAATTTTTCCATATATATATTCTCTATCAAAACTATCTAAGATTGTTAGAAAAAACCCAGAGAGAAATCCCACAATTCCCTCAGCGACTAAAACTAAAATAACTATAGCCATTCATACCTCTTTTTGTTTTTATCCGATAAAATATCAGTTTCATTAAACTTCAGACCATCCAATAATTTTACCATCACTAAGTCCTGCATCAGTTGTTGAATTTGGACATTGTTTCTTTACTTCGTCAAAAAATAAATGATGTAATTCCATGGGCCTTGCACCTAAATGATATTTAATTCCATTTTCACCAATTTCTTGCGGGAAATCCTGTCCTAAAAGTTTTTCATTTTCGTCATATGTACAATAAACTCCTACATATTTATAAAATAAATCATGCCAATATTGTGCTTTTTTATGTTGATCTTCGGATAATTCTATTATAGCATATCGCCTCCACCATCCGATGTCTTCATATCCAGTTTCTTCGTCGTATTTAGCATAATCTATTGCCTCATCAAAAAGAGAAAACCAATATCTTTGATTATTATAAGAAAGCATTCCGCTTCTAACACCATCCCAATAACCAGAATACCAAAGATATTTTAAATCTTTTCTTAAAATTTTTGGCAATTTTATAATTTCGTCTAATTTTAACTGCATGAAATCCTCATTTTATTAAGTTGGATATAAAAAACCGCTAGAATCTTTCCGATATGTTTTCCCATTGGCTTCAAGTTTCGGCTCCTCTTCTTTCGGTCTCTCTAATCCATCCCAACACTTCCTACAAATTTCTACATCTTTTTCAAACTTAACTGTTTCCCCATAAATTTTAATAGCTTCTCGCATCAAGACTTCTGGATTCCATTTTTTAGTATATTTAAATGGAAGTTGGCAACAGGTACAAATTTTTTGATTTTTTTTAAGATAAGGTGTTGCGGGTTGATCAGTCATAAGTTATTCTCCTAACATTCCGTATTTTTTTATACATTTTTGTTCGTCTTCAATTAATAACTGTTTTACTTTTTCCCCACCTAAAATTCCTACTATTGACCATAATGCAGGAAGATAATCAGACCTGTCATTGAGATAGATTACCATTATTGCTTCAGCCAAAGCTAATTTTTCTTTTTTAGTCATTTATGTTCCTTTCAATGAAATATGCATTTTATGGGGTTAATGGAGGTAATGTTGTCATTGAATATACTAAATATCCAGCAAATACAAATAGCCCCATAAGGTATAATGAGCAACATATCGTCCAAAAAACAGGATGAGATTTCCACCATTTTAATAATTTATCTTCTTTTTCGTCGTCCATATCATCTCCTTTTTCTAATAAAATAAGTCATTCATTGGGAAAAAACTTGTTTATAAAACAACTCAGACTTATAACCACAATTAGAGCACGTTGCCCTGACTACAATTTCGCCTTTACGCTTTAGGGCATTATCTATGTCTTTTTGATTGTAGTTGTCAATTTGTTCGCATTTAGGGCATTTATGTTTGTAAATTTTCATTCTATTCTCCTTTTTTATTTATCACATGAAACAAGCGTTTTATCGGGTTGATGATGTAAAACTTCCGCTACATTTACTATAATCAACATTTAAAAGACCTTGTTTTTCTCTTTGTGCCAGTTCCTTATCACTATAAGGAATAGCTATAATACCAGTTGTTTCAAAGAGGCTAACATGTCCAAATATAACCCTATTCCCCTTTTTGTCTACAACTTTCCCCGTATATGTCTCTGGAATTTGCCCTTCTCCGTGATATCTGTCACAAAGAGCATAAATATCATCCACATGTAAAAATTCTGATTCATTATAATATTTCGACATATCTCTCCTTTTTCATTTAACCCAATGAAAGTAAAATTTCATGATATTAATATTTACACTTACCTTTTTCTTTAATGATTTTTTCACATTGCTTTTTAATTGCATCTCTTACCCAATCGGGACAACTATATTCTGTTATTATTTCCTCAATATCTAATGGAAAAAATAATCCTCGCCACACTCCGTCTGCCCATAGTTTTATATTAAAATTTATCGATCCTTTACATAAAAGCAATTGATTTAATAATTCTGGTTCAAAGCATGGAATATTCTTTCCTCGACTATCAATGTTATAAAAAACTTCTTTTGCAGATTTCCCATTTTTGTCTGATATTGCTTGGTATTTAGAAGGAATCCCACAAAAATTAAATATATCCTTATTCAACAAATAGAAATTGTAATCTCTTTCAAAAATCTCTGAATATTTAATAGGTTACTCCTATTCTCCGGCGCATGAAACAGTCGTTTCATGGGGAGGCAAACAAGATTGCAAATCACTCATTAGTTTTTCCCACGCTTCCCAAAATTCTTCTTTAGTTATTTCAATCCATCCATCATATAGAGAAGCGTATTCTCTAGTGTCAATATTTATTTTGTTTTCACTAGTTTTTTCGAAATTAAAAGATAACAACTCATCATTTTCTCCCATACAATAAATATTCATATAAAACCACCAATAATCTTTTTCTTCTTTCGGACAAGAAAAATTGTTTCTGATTTTATAGTATTTTCCGACATATTGAATGTCTCGATCATATCTTTCTTGATCTTCAATTTTGCCCAATTCTTGACGTGCTTGGGAAATAATGTTTTGCAATTCTTGTTTTCTGTTCATTTTATATCTCCTTTTTATTTTCTAATGAAAGAACACTTTCATGGTGTAGCTAAACTATCAATATAATCAACAAAAATTTTTGCTTTTTCTATAATACTTATTTTCTTATTTAAAACATCCCATTCGTTTTGATTATCCATTAATTTATTACAATTCTCTTCAATTATATTTTTTGGTGCTTTTGATATGAATTCACTAGATAGCAAATTGCATAATCTACTTATATTTTTATCAACTTCTTCAAGCCTCAATTTATCCCCTTTCAAATCTTTTTCTATTGACCAGTTTTCAGGGATAGATTTTACCATTAGCATAAGACCAGAATTTTTACTTACTATAACAGGATAAGTTAAAAAATCTTTATAAAAGGTATAGATATCTTTTTCTGGCGGATGCCAATCTATTTCACTATTGGTAAGATATTCGATTGACTTGCATTGTTCCATGAATTCAATTTCTTCTTTTGCATTCATAATAATTCTTTCATAAATGTATCGTAATTCATTGTATTAAATTTAGAAAATAATTCTCTCGCATCTTCTAAATAATCTTTTTTCCATTCTTGTACTAACGTTCGACAATTATAACAATCGTATTGTTTTCCAGAATCAAAATGCCTCCATGCTTTATACTTCCAAATAATAGATGCTATAAACAAGATATTGTCATCAACTGTTCCAAAGTCATATATGCTTCCCTGTCCACATGCATCATATATTTTTCCCCAAGGGTCATAATGTATCTGAAATCCGCAAGGATAACTTCGCAGGCACATATTATCACTTATTTTTAAATTATTTAATTTTTTGAATTCTAAATAATTATCACAAGATTTTCCTCTTCCGTTCGGATAAACTACATAAGGATATCCTGGAAAATGATTTTTGTTATATACAGATTGATCATAAATCCAATCATGCTCTGACGATGGATAATTTAAATTATATTTGTCTAATATTCCAGCAGAAAATATTTCTTGTAGTTTGTCGTCTAGGTATTTTATTTTTCTTTCTTGGATATGATAATCATCATCCGACAGTCTTATAATAATTCTTTTTTCTTGAACTCTCTTTGATATCAATTTAAAAAATCTATCTACTAAGACTGGCTTATCTAACCACCAAGCGTTTGTTCCAATTGTGATAAAAGTATTCCATGTTTCGACTTCTCTAAAAATATGTTCAAATTTAGAAAAATTTATTGTTGGTTCACCGCCTATCAAATTTATACAAGTAGGCAGACCCATTTTATTTAAAAAATCTATTTGCTTCTTTATTTTGCCTAGTGTTTCATCTGACATATATTCCGATGAATCATCTGGACTACAATCATACATACAATGTTTACAACGATAATTACATTTTCTTGTAATAAGAAGTTCTATCAAGATCGTCGTATTACGTTTTTTACAATCTGCTACAATTCCATTGATATAATCTGATATCATATATTGGTTTCTCCTTGTTTTTTTATATTTATACAAGAAGTTTATCATTAAATGTAAATCTTGTCAAGGGTTAATTACCACCAAATTATAATTTCATAGTCTCTTTCTAATACACAATATTTCATTGCGCAAGATATTCCTTGTGAATTATAATAATTAGTAATATAGTCGATGACATTATTACTATCATCGACTATATTTAGTTTCAATCCAAACTTGCTTTCATTGACTTCTTTTCTCTGCGATATGATTAGATTGAGATAATCTATTGCTGATTGAATATTATATTCTACCATTTTATTGATATTGTGACCTTACAATTTCTTCAAATATCGTTAGTAATTTATCAATATTAGCATCCCAAGATTGAGTAAGGGCAAATTCATATGCTTTACCATTGGCTAGTTCGCGTTTTTCTTCAATATTTTCGATAGCATAAGACATTGCCTGTTTCCAGTTATCTAAACCATTTTTAACAAGAGTCCCATATTCACCAAGCTCTTCATATGTTTCCATATTGGTTCCAAGCCAAGGAACTTTCATAACCATATACTCCAATGCTTTAATCCAAGAACGACGACGATCAAATTCTGTTGCAAGAGGGCAAAGTCCAATATCATACGACGCTACAAGTCTAGACCAATCTTCTTCAGGAACATAATCTGCAAATTTTTTTCTGTCGTTAGAGATATTTATTCGGTTATATACTTTTCTATCTCCAGTCAATAATAGTTTTACTTGTGGGTATGTTTTAAGGATATAGGTTAAAGCTGGAGCAATACCGCTATTCGTGAAACTTTCAAAATGTGACATACTTCCCGACCATCCAATAAATATCTCATCTTTACTATGAGGGAATAAAGGTTCTTTGTTTTCGTATCTATCTAATTTTAAATAATTTTTTGTAACATAAGTTGGGCCATATTCATCCCAATCTGAAGATAATATTCTGCTAGGGGTAATAATACCCTTTGCAATCTTTAAACCCCATTTAAACTGTTTCATAGCAGGAGGTTCTTTTGGGCCTAGCATAATTCTGCCATCTGGGGTTGTTCCTTTTTGTTCTAATCCCTTTGCCCAGAAATAATGTGAGGCATTCTCAGGTTCTATGAGGTGGTAAGCGTCATCAAAAATTATTGCTAAATTTTTATTCCTAACTTTCCAAAACTGCATATATGATAATGTGTCATCAAAAAGATTCCTCTCTATAATAATAATATCCGCATTCATACATAATTCTTGAGATATTGGTGAATTTGTAATAAATTCATTAATATGAATACAATCGGCAGTATGCTTTCCGGTCTTATTAATTGCTTCGGCAGGGAAGATTGCATTATGCAATGAACAATTGGCTCCCTGAGCTGGATCGGCATATATATAAAGTATTTTCAAAATTTATTCTCCTATAATCCGTAATCTTCTGGGTTGATATTTACATGACGTAAAATATTATTCTGTGCTTCTGTGACGTATTTTAAATCTCGTGCAGTTGAACGCCAACGCTTAAATATTTTAATCCAATTGGGAACAAAGTTTAATGTCCCTGTCATATTTGTTTTATCTTGGCGTAGAGAACATTCAGTATCCAGATATTCTAATTCTTCGAAATCGTTGGTTCTACTTAGCGAGACCCAGAAATCGTGATCTTCACTTGTGGTCATATCAGTATTAAACCAATAATTATTAGAATTGTCCCACGCTTTTCTTGTAAAGAAAACGTTTGCGCAAGGTGCTATGTTCTGGATCAAGATCAAATCTTTATCGAAAGGTGACGACCAATAAAGCTGTTTATGTATACTGCGATATCCCGAATCTGTCTTTTCCCAAATATCTTGTAAAGAACGAGTATAAACAACTTCAGTAGATAATTTTTTCATCATATGAACACGCATCTCAATAGCGTATTTCATATAAATATCATCGTCATCGCAGAGACATATTCTATCTCCTGTACAATTTTTTAGTCCTGTATTCCTTGTTCCAGCCAAGCCAAGATTGCGGGAATTTTGTAGGTATTTGATACGAGAATCATTGAATTTATTTACAATGTCTTGAACATCTTCTCCAAAATCATTTACCAACATTATTTCTACGTTTCGGTAGGATTGATTTAGTAATGATTGTAACGTTCTGGGTAATAGCCATTTTCTGTTGTAGGTTGGGACTAACACGGACACGAGAGGATCAGCCAAGTTTACAAATTTTGTAGGATTGCGTTTGCTCATAAAGATATATCCTTCCATGTTTTACCTTGCGCAATTTGATTAATACAAGCAACAGAAACGTTATAATCTTTTGCTATATCTTTTCTGTTTTTTATTTTTTCCACTAATAATTTTTTTATTTCTTTTACCTGATATGAATTTAATTTTTTAGCTCTTGGAGATTTTGTAATTCTCCCGCCCATACCTTTCCAATGTGTTCCTCTTATTATAGATTTTATCATACTTAAACTTATATTAAACATTTCAGATAATTCTTTACGATTTTTTAATCCATCAGCAAAACTTTCTCGAATGTAAAAAACATCCTCATTTTTCAATTTAGATCTTCCGTGATTTTCACATTTTGCAGATCCATCTCTGCCTTTATTATGTCTGTCTTGCACATTATCGTAATTCGTCCCAATGAATAAATGAGAAGGATTAACACACTTTCTGTTATCGCAAGAATGGCAAACTGACATCCCTTTTGGTATACTGTTTTTACCGTGTTCAATCATGTAAGCAACTCTAGACGCTCTAATAGATTTATAGTTTATGCCAAACATCCCATATCCTTTAGTGCCTATTCCGGCTTGCCATTCCCAACAATCATTTTCACCTAATATTTTTACTTTCTTCCAAAAGCGTTTAATTAAACGATTATCGATAATCCAATCTTTTTCTAAATCCTTTTCTTTTAAATATAAGTGTTTTGGGTTACAACAAATATCGTTTTCACAAATTCTTCCTATGGGCATTTCTTTTGCCGTATTCCCATAATATATATAATAAATAATATGACGAACATTTAAAACAGAATAATCAATAGAACAATAAAAGCCGGTATTTTTTCTATTAACGTATCCTAACCAATTCCAACACTCATCTTCTCCCTTTTTATCAACCTTGCTCCAAAATCTTTCTAAATCTTTTTCAGTTAAATCCTCAATTTGCATATGTGTCCACCAAATTTATACTTTCTGGAATCTCATGCGCTCCACTACTCACATAACCATCAAATTGTTTACTTTCAAACCTCCCACCTTTTTCATAAATCAATCGAAGAGTATCGGGATTGAAATCTGCACTTCTATTAGGATGCGTTGTTTGGACTTTATTCATCGGATAACTAAAAGCTACTGATTTTTCAAACATTAATAAATTAGGCCTATCTTCTAAACAACACGAACTCATAATTGACTCCAACGAATTCGGTGAGTTATACTCGCAATCCCTTAAAATATCAATTACATTTTCAACGGGGTAACAAGAAGAAGACAACTCTAAACAATAGTTGAAATCATATTCTGCTGTTTGCCAATCATATTTCAAAATATTTTTTGAAACTTTTTCAGTCTTTGGAATGGCTTGTTCACAATTATATGGAAAACAATAATTAGTATTTAAACCCAAACGTAAACTAAAACCAATACAGTCTTTATTTTCAACAAGTGTTGAAATAACCTGTTCCACTGAAAAGTTGTTAGTACATATGGTGTCGTCAGTTAAGAACACGGCATATGCGGGGGTTGATTTCTCATTTTTACCCCATAAAATGTTGCTTTCATGGAGTAGCAAAGAAAGCAGGTCTTTTTTGAAGTTTTCCTCCTTTTTGAAGCTAATTTGGGGAAATTCCGACATTAAATTGTCAAAAGACTTCCGATATTCTTCATCATTTCGATATAAAACAGTAACATCGGAAATTTCAAGAATATCTTTGCAATGATTCAGTAAGGTTTGAAGGCACAACGTTAATTGTAAAGGACGGTTGCGAGAAAAAATAATCGTTCTACATTTTTTCATTTCTCACCAAATCGTCTATCATTCTTTTTAAAGCTTCTTTCTTGTCTTTCATATAGTCGTTATTGCCATCACCATATAAATCTTTTGACCAGTTGGAGCTTCTAAAATGGAACATAAAAAAGTTTTCACTATTATATACTCTGAATAAATCAAAGCAATAAGGTTGAGGAAATCTATATTTATCAGCGATTTCTCTGTGCTTATTATATCTAATAAACATATTTTTAAAATAATTAGAATCATTTTTTTCGTAAGGAAAAATTTTATTTATTCCCATAATTTGTCTAAATGTAACTTTCCCATTTGTAAATTCAATCTTGGAACGCCCATCTAAATTAACCTCTAACACATTTTCTTTTATGGAATTTAATTGATCCCATGTAAGATATCCTTTTTTATAATTTTTGTCTTTTAGAAAATAATGAGTATATCCTCCGGTGTCAGTCTGAGCATCTTCAACCATTCCTAATGAAAAATCAAGATTTTTATGAACTTTGTCTAAATTTAAGCAGTATAACCCTGCCCACATATATTCTGTATCTAAATTCTTTCCAACATATTGCGGAGAATATAGAACATCAATATTATTCATCTCTTTTTGGATATCGAAATAATCAACAAAAAACATATCACTATCCATCCAAAACAAATTTCCATCAAGAAATTTTAAATAATTATTCCAAATATAATTTAAGCTATCAGAAACAATTTCACTTGGATCAGAATATAAATCTCTAAGAATAAATGGATTCTTATGCTTTTTTATTTTTCTAATCATTAATTTCAGACTAAGTTTTTCTTTTTGTGGTGAATAAAATTCTTGTGATGGAACGTCTACACACCTAATTCCAAGCCTAAAACAAATTTTATTTATATTATTTTTTCTTTTCTTATCTCCTGCATTATTAAAAACAATGTACTCAAAAGGAATTTTGCTGATAAAAAATTTTTTAATTGTTTTGTACTGCAACTCAATAAAGTCTTCATTTCTGTCCACTAGTGTTACTATATAATTCATATTTATCCTCTATATCGAGATGCAAGAAATTTTTGATTTTTTTCATATTCTCTTTCCTGTGCAATATTACATGATTTACAAAGCCCGTCTAGAGGAATACAATCTCCTGGACATTTTATAACTGTTCCACATTTAGAACATTCATAATACCGAGGATGATCTTCGTAATAACTAACCCAATCTACTTGCCCAGGATATTTAGTGTTATAATATTTTGAAACATCGGAACTCATTAGTTATCTCCTTTTTTTATTTGAAAGATTCATTTTTCACCAAATAATGCCAATATCGTTGAACTGGTAAATCATAGGTCATAACTTGATTTTCAATGGTAGAAAAATCAGAACGTTGTCTAGCAATCATCGGCACGACAATATAGGCTCGACAATTTGGAACAAGCCAATCTCCATATAATTGATCAATGGCAAACCCTGATTTTTGTGTAGAATTATTTTCAAGAAAATTAATGGCAGTTGACAAAAATTTCTTATTAAAAAAGTAAGCATGCGTGCTCTGACAATGACTCAGTCTTGCCCAATGTTTTGTGACCTGATAAAACGGACGAAGAATATTCCCTCCAAAATAAGCCATATCCCAATTCATATCACAGAGTTCATCTAATGATGCTTCTAAAACTTGCCTACAATCTTCATCAAATTGCACATCATCTTCCATAATTAAAACATTCTTATTTTCCTTTTGTGCTTGTTTTAATATTTCTAAATGACTAAGAAAACATCCAACTCTACCTATTTCATTTTTAATTGCCTCAAATCGCTGTGGATAATAATTAATTTTATAAAATTCGTGATCGCATAATTCCCACCGATCAGTTCTTTCTTTCAAATTGATTAAATATCCTAATTCAAAAATTTGATCTAACTTCATTTTATCTCCTTATCATAACAATATTAAATCCATAGGCATTCATCATATGCGTGGTCATTTCTTTTGATATCTCATCGTTTATTTTAGTAAGAAAATCTTTATATTTTGCTGAAAGAGGATGATTCTCATCATATAGAAAATAAAAATCAAAATATTCTTGAAATTCTTTAATAATATCATTCAAACAAATACCATCACCTCTATCAACCCACGTTGATGCCCATTCAAATTGAACATATTTGACAGACGTTTTTATAAAATTAGTATCGTCTAACAGTATATCAGGTTCTCCTCCTTCAACATCCATTTTTAAAAAGTCAATATAACCTATTTTATTTTGTTTAATATAATCGGTGAACCTTACAATGGACAAAGTAATTGGATCAGATGTTGAAACATAAATATATTTTCTTCTAAAAAACGATTGACCATCGGGATAATAATCTATTTCTTTAGTTTTATTTCCTACCCCAAAATTATTCAAATATACTGTATTGTCATGAATATCTTTTAATTTTTCTTTACATTTTTCATATGGTTCTGGATTAGGTTCAAAATAATGAAGTATTTTATTTTTGCTCATCAATACATAATCTATATCTTCCCTACATCCTATATCAAAAATAACATTACAATCATTTTTTATTTTTTCGTAAAACAGTATTTCTTCTCTTTGTATCGACATATATTCTCCCATAATTTAATTTTATAATCTATTCACTATAACACATATTTCAATATTTGTCAAGGGGCAATTTCTTTTAATTTGAAAAAATAATCATTATGAGACCCATCATATCCAAGATCATCAATAGGATTAAAATTAGAAATACATCCTAAATTTTCATATCCCTTGCTTTCCATAAATGGAAACAATTCATCTTCTCCAACATTCCATTCTATCAATGCAAATTTAGGCGCATATTTTTCAAATGTTAATCCCCGTAATATTTCTAGCTCATAGCCCTCGGCATCTAGTGAAAGAAAATCAATTCTATCAACACGGCATTCTTGTAAAATAAAGTCAAGAGTATACGCGGGAGCTTCTACGACAGAATTCTTTTCATTGTGCAACCTTCTTCCACCAACACTTCCCATCGGATGTCCATTGAAATCTCCCTTGATAGTGGATTCTTTATAATCGTGTGAAACCAATGCCGCATTTATAACAATATTATTTGGTCTATTTTGAGCGCATTGTTGTGCAGCCAATGGTGACGGCTCGATCAAAATTCCTCTCCAGTGTCTAGCCATTTCTAATGTGTACGTATTCGATTGGAACAATCCGTTATTCGCGCCTGCGCAAACATATATCCCATTATCAAAATTCAAATAGTGTAAAATTTCAATACTGCTATCACGACTCATTCTAATTCCTTCCTTAGAATATCTTCCCACGATACGAATGGTGACATCTCTTTGCCTATATGTGCGCACCTACCTGGAATACTAGCCAACATCCTTCTACCCTTAACCTTAGTTAAATCAATAAACATAAGAAAATCCATGGGATGCGTATCTGTATCTTTATTATATGCTAAAATTAATTCATAATCTTTTTTCAACTGCTTTACTGTCGTTGCAAAAGTCATCGTAGTACTAATCATTTCTTTCCAATGAGTTGACTTTGTGATTACAACTTTAGTATCTTCTCCGCCACCATGAGAATATGGATTATATCCACCATCTTCAACCCCTTTATATTTGCTCTGACAATCATTCAAAGTAACATAGTCTGCAATCTCTAATCCTTCTCGAATTAGTTTTTCACTCTCTGGCAAAAAGGCATAATCGTCTTCTACGAACAGAATAATATCATCATCTTCACATTCGTTTATTGCCCTATCTAAAATATGTCTAAAAGACTTCACATTTCCTAATTGTGTAACTTCAATGCTTTTAGGATTATAACTGCGAATAAAATCAATTGTGTTTTCTATACAATTGTCACACGTAACATTTAAATTTTCAACCCCAAAAGTTCTAACTAAATTCTTGAAACATAGTTTTCTAGTTACAAAATTCAAAGATGTATTTGCCAGATTGGTTCGTCCGAGAGGATTCCCGTTATCCGAGATGCGCAAAAAGATATTAAAACTCATGTATAAACTCCTTAAACTTTTCTTGATTATTATAAAGATATGGTGGAAAGCTTTCATCAATTGGAACAATAGTAAATTCAGCAGGACGATAGAAAAAATCATGTTGATTTGTAATACAATCATCTATAAACTCTTTTATATTATCAACAACATCTGGGCGATTTATACTTTTTTCACCATATGATTGTATTTTTTGTTTTATTGCATTGGTATTTCCTTGAAATGAAAAATGCCAACCTGCGTTTTTAACAATAACTCCTGATAATCTTTTCATGTCTCTAAGTTCATTCATAGATTTAGATTTGAAATTAGCGAATGTTAATAATCTATTTCCAATCCATTCATCCGTTTTTAAACAATTGAAATAAAACCAATAATGGTTGAGATTAAAATTATAAACTAAATTTGGATCAAAATTATCAAGAACGTGTTTTACAGCAAGAATACTTGGAATTTCGTCGGCATCGGAAACAATAACGATATCGTCATCTTGACATGTTCCCATTGCTCTCAATAAGCATTCTTTCTCATATCCATCTCGACAATAATTTTTTTGTGTCTCAATTCCTCGAATGTTGATTTTAGTTTTATCTAAGACAATTCTGTGTGTTTCATCTTTTGCTTGGGTTAGAGATAGATCAGAAAAATCATCGGGGGTATCATCTATAACCTGATGAATTATTTTTGGTAAGAATTTTGCAAATCTTTGTTTATTTTCTTCAAAATATAACAATTTGGGCAAACCCTCTTGATGCGACTTTGTGCTTTCTGAAACAATAAAATAATCTACAACATCGTTTAAAGTCTCTAATGCAATTTCGAGTGTATCCAACTCATTAAAAAATTCCACTGCATAGAAAACTTTTCTTTTCATCCTATATTTCCTTCCCTATCAATATAATCCCATTCTTTTACTCGCATATCCGGTAAAGACCAGAAGTTGGCAGGATGATTGTGCGTGAACCAAAATTTGGGACAAATAATGTTTTCGAGATTTTTATTAGTCCATGCTGCCCACCAAGCAAAAGTAGAATTGGAAAGAATAATATTTTGAGCACTATTCAAAATAGCATAATCAACAGATATATCTCCGCCTTTATGATGAGGGGCAATATATTTATCTGTACTGCCATTAGCGGTGCTGCCCACAAATTCAATATTCAATTCCCTAGCATATTGATTGCCTAAATTATAATCATCTGATAATAATACAAATTGCATATCGTTGTTTCGAAGTAATATTTGGTGCATTGCGTTTTTATAATATGAAACTGGAAGTAATGAGCCTGCCGGAGATCCCACATAGTCGCCCCCACGAAGATGCATGACACAAATGCTAATATCAGAATATTGTGTATTAATTTTTTCTTCTTTTATTTTCATCCATTCACAAATAACATCTTTATATCTTTCAATATAAGACATTGCTTGCATATTACCTTCTATTTTTGTTCCATCTTGTACGCTCATTAGTCCTAAATCGGCAGGAGAAACATCAATACGATATTCATTCGTAACAAAATTTTCTTTATAATGATATTTTATATCTTCAGGGGTGACTTCTTTGCCAAAATCTAAATCAATAATATCTTTGCCTTTGTAAACATCTTTGCCTTGAATTCCAAAATCGTAGCCATTACGTAAGGCAATTACGCGAGTAACTGCATAGCAAAATAACTGGTTCCCAAAACCGCTCCCTTGATATAGTTCATTTATAATCATACAGCATTCCTCAACATATAATCTCTGGCCCGAAGAGGACTATCATTATCTCTTTTGAATTTATTAATCGTTTCAACATCAAAATATTGGCTATCTAAATACCAATCTTCATAAGGATCGTTGCCCATGTTTTCCGCATTACCATTAACTAAAACATATCCCAATGATTGCAATACGTTTCTTGATTCTGCTCTAACCTCTTCATTATATTCAACTGGTGTTTCCTTTGAATAAAAATCATGTTCATAGGTTATACAGGAGAATCTATATTCATCTAAAGGCAATAATTTTAAACATGCTAAAGTATTCCCCATGGGTTCAATGTCTAAAGATAAATAGTCATACCTTTTATTATTCCCTAGAATGTTTCTATAGTTCAGAGTCAATGCATCTGATCCAAAAAAATGACAGGTTCTTTGTGCGTCGTATAATGATCTCATACTAGCATCAATTTCAACGCATATTCCAGTCCATTTAAAGAATTTTTCTAGAAGATATGTATTCGAAATAAATATTGGCGAGGACGCACCTATATCTAAAAATAGCCCATTCTTTTTCCCATTCAGCGCAGAAAGTACGAATAAGTCCTGAAGCGCTTGACTGTAATTTTGTTCAATATTCTCCAATCCATCGAATGGAAACTTAAAATCATTATACATTTCTTTTTTATATAAATACATAATTATTCCACCTTCATGTTTCTTAACAAGACATCGCCGTCTAGTCCATTACTTTTGGGCGCAGGATAAGTTTCTATAATTTTATAGTTTGGAAGCATACTCATAATATTGTTCAATGTTGGTTCATCCTTATATATTTTTCTGTCAGAATATTCTGTATATAAATATTTTACTTTATTGTCAAACGTATTTCTACCACCATAAATAACCATATCTTCGCATCCTTGGCAGTCTAGCCAAACGAAGTCCGCTCGCTCAATTCCCATAGATTCTACAAAATCATCTAACTTGGTTGACTTAACAGTTGTCTTTGCAAATCCTCCAACAAATTGAGGCCATGTACGATAAAGGACTTCCGTTGGCTCTCTCATGGAGCTAGAAAATATTAATTCTTCTCCTGTTGATGGGCTTTTGGTTGATTGATAAAAATCGACTATCCCAGTTCTATCTCCGACAATTCCTTCATATAATACAACTCTGCCGTCATGTATAGTATTTATAATTGTGGATATATTTCTTTGATCTGGCTCAAACAAAAAATATTCAAAATTTGTTTCATTAAATAGTTTGATAAATTCTCTGCTATCGGTTCCGTCTCCAGCCCCTATCTCTAGGAATACAGGATCGTTTCTTTTTATCAGTTCTTTAATTAGATTTTTGTTCATTAGTTTCTTTCTTATTCATATTCGCTATTTTCTCATTGATATATGCGACTTCCGCATTAATTATTTCTTGAGTAATTCCGCTAGTGGCTTGACCTTCCCATAAATATTGAACTATCACTAAATCTTTCAAGACTTTTGGCAATCCCCATTTTTTATACATGCGATAATATTGTTCACAATCAACAAAACATTTTAGGTTTTCATCAACCAAGACAGGATTATCATCGTTTAAAAAAGATAAGCAAGATGGTGTACCGATAGTATTCTGAAAATAAATTTGGTCATTCCATGTGGGAATTTGCTGTTTGAACAATCCCAGCCTGTCTTTGGTATGCATATACATAGACGCCATCCAACCAATATTTTTATCAAACGCATCTACAATTTTTTGCAAAGAATATTTATTATAGAAATAGTCATCTTGGCACATGATTTGGATAATTTCACCAGATGCATTTTTAATAGCGTTATTGGTATTCCCAGCAATGCCTTTTTTACCTTCATTTTTTATATATTTAATATTTAAATCTTTGATGCCTTCTATATAGTTTTTGATTACTTCATCTGCCGAATCATCTGAGATTACGATTTCGAAGTCTTTAAAAAGCTGGAGTTTCATCTGCTTAAAGTTGTAATTTAAAAAGTCAACCCCTCTTCCATCAGCTTCATATGTGGGGATACAAACTGATAATAATGTCATTTAATTTTTATCCTTTTCTTTATGTTAATTTTTTTACTAAATTTAATGCGGATGCGATTACCATATCCATATTCCAATAGCGGTAGGTGCCGAGTCTGCCACTGAAAAAGACATTTTCTGTATTTAGAGATTTATATTTTTCATATAACTTAGTATTCTTTTCATCATTGATAGGATACGCTAAAATATCTCCGCCATTTCCGGTAGTATACTCAATAGCAGTAACAACATTTTTATGAGAAACATACGGATTGGAATAATTATAACAGAATTTTCTGGCATAAGGCACATCCATTCCTGGGTATGCCATCATTGGAGTACCGATATCTTCAGTGGTATAAATATAATTTACGCATCTATAATCTAATTCCCCAAAACAATACCCATAAAATCTGTCAATAGATCCAGTATAAATTAATTTATCATAGATATTTGAAGGCTGAAATTCTTCGTTTAATTTCACTTCAATACCATCTAGCATAGCATCAAACAGAGAATTCCATCCATTAGCAGGAACACCTTGATATCTACTTGTAGAATAAACATCCTCATAGTATGTTCTTACTGGAATTCTACCCCATAAGCTCAATGGAAGATTTTTTGGCTCCGTGCCCCAATGCTTTTTGAGATATCCGTACATAAATGTTTCATATAATTCTTGCCCAATAACACTTAATGCTTTTTCTTCAAAATTTGCAGGATTATCTATTTTTAATCTGACTTCTTCTATTTTTTCTTCTGCTTCTTTAGGAGTAGTAATACCCCATAATTGATGTAGGGTTGATAAATTAATAGGATAAGAATAAATTTTACCTTTGACATTTGATTTTGCTGTTAGTCTATACTCGATAAGTGGTGTGAATTTATTAACATAATCCCATAAAAATTTGTCATTAGTAGTATAATAGTGACCACCAAAACAAGAAGAATATACATCTCCAATTAATTCATCGTGACAATTTCCACCAATAAAAGCCCGTTGTTCAACAACAAGACATTTATAGCCTTTGTCTGTAAGTTCTCTGGCACAAGTTGCTCCTGCAAGACCTGCGCCGGCGATAACGTAATCATATTTTGCCATTAATTATATGCCCCAGCGTAACGATGGAAGCCAAATGTTTGTAATCCTACATTTTCGGGAACTAAATTCTCATAGGAAAACTTAGCAACAGCTTCAGGGAGAGGATAATTTATCCCGTTTTCAATTAGAGTTTTTCTATAGTAAGAATTCAAAAGTCCATCATCATTGCTGTAGCCTCTATCATAAACGCATTTTAATCCTAGTTTTTCTACTGTGTCATACAATTTTTTGCTACGAAGTGAGAATCCGCCATTTCCGACACGCACCATTGTATTTGTGCTCACCGAAATGAATTCTGGTCTCTCCGGCCATAAAGCTCCAATGAAGTCGTATTTCAACCAATCGTCATCCCATAGTTCGGGATGAATGACATATCCGTGATACTGAACCATCAAAACATGTGAGGTATCAAAATATTCACCCAAATGTTCTACAGCAAATACATCAAATTCATGCGTATTTGTGATTTTAGGATAGTATTTATATTCAATATTGTCGGGTAAATCATCGGGTTTAACATCTGATACCAATACAATTTTAGCAAAATTTATTTTTTCCGCAGAAATTTGTAAGGCTTTAATAGTAGCAGGAATTTCTATAGAGCTAATAGCTAATAATGTAACGTCTGGTAAATTGATTTTCATATCTGATCCTTTTTGATCGTGCAATAAATATTTGTTGTCCATAATAACATCTAATGCTTTATAAACATCGGTTTTTGGTTTAAATCCTAAAGATTTTATTTTGCTAACATCTAGATACATATCTTTTGTTTGAACAATATCGTGGAATTTAGATGGGCCAATTCTATTCACTTTGCTAGTTGAATTTAAATGTTTTTTACAATAATTAATCAAATCTCCAAATACAGTTTTCTTTCCATTCCCAATATTATAAATTTCATTAGTATTTCCTTTATTTATACACAAATGCATAGCAGAACAAATGTCGTCTACATACATATATTCTCTAAGAAAATCACCATTATGATAGAGATTTACTTCTCGATTTTCTTTTAGTTCATTAATAAGATATTGAAGTGCATTCTTTTTCTTAGGTACGATTTTATCTGATTCGCCAATAACATTACAAAGACGAAATATACGATATTTAATATCAAAAATTTTACAATAAGCGATAAGCATTTGTTCTGCCGTTCGTTTCGTAATAGAGTAAAAGCCAGTAGGATTACAAAAACATTCTTCTTTCGCTGGTAGTTCTACATTTCCGTAAACAGACCATGTTGAGACTTGATTAAAAACAAAATCATTACCAAATTTCTTTTTAGCACTGTCTAGTATTTGCAACATAGTAACCACGTTTGTATCGAGATCTTTTAGAACATCATCGTAAATATTATAATTATGTGTAGTACTGATAAAATTTAAAATTTCGTTGGTTTCCGACTCTCTTTGCCCCCTTGGGATTTTTACTATTTCTTCTGGAAACATACTACAAAATCTGCTACCAATAAATCCACTATTACCAAATACTGAAATTTTATTCAAATTAATTCTCCAATGTTTTAGTCTAATCTTCCACCACAAGTTCCACAACGAGGCGGATAATTCCATTTTTTAAATTTTTCAAATTGCGATAATAATTCTCTTTTATCACTAACTCCAGTTTGTAATTCTGTAATACATAATTTAATTCCATATTCATATGCCTCTTGCTCTGGAGTTTTCTCAGGTTTAGACTTCTTTTTAAGCCACATCTTCAGTCCTTTTGCCTAATGACGGATCAATAACACATCTAACAAACCAATGATTCTTATTTCCACAAGGGCAGAGAACGTCTTTAAAGTGAAGATTATTTAATTCTTCTACCGAAGACATTGAAAAAACATTGCCACAAGGGAGTTTATAAGAAAATGGCAAATATTTTATACATCCCTCTTTTGCTTGGTTTAAGAGTTCTAAAGTGGGAGCAGAAATATAGAGCGCAGTAACACTATAATTTTTATCATTCATATTTAGTTTTATTGTTTTTGGTGTTGAAATATCAGTAATTATCATGTTTTTTCTATTTTAACCATATGAAATGTTCGTTTTATGGTGGGTTAAAAAACTTTTGACGCAAGCTCTGCGACATCATTGTTCAAAGCGTTAAATCTATCATTAATATCGGCAGCAAACATTTGTAGACAATCTAGAACTGTCCTTGATAACCCTGTTTTTTCAGAAATAATATTAAACATTTCGGCGCTTCCATCCAGGGGGATAAATTCTTCGGCTTCTTCGTCCCAAAATCCAAATTGTAATTCTGAAAAATCACTATCATATTTTGTTTCGATCAAATCTGTCGCTTTTGGTGTTAGTTTTCTCATTTTATTTTTCTCCTATACAATCCAACTTCCAATATTTTCTTTTTGCATTTTCTTAGCATCTTGCCAAGACAAGTCTTTCCCCACTTCAACCAACTTGCGAGTAGGATAATCTTGATCTTTGTGTTTTTCCATTACCCACTGAAATGCTTTTACTGCAAATTTCTTTTCAACTTTGTTTTGCAACTTTATACCTCCTTTATAATTTTAGATTTACTTAATACTATCACACAATTCAATTTTTGTCAAGGGTAAAATAGGACTAATTTTCTATTAATTTTGTCGCGATAGCATTTCGCAATAAAAAATAATGATTTATCGCGTCATTTTGTCGCGATTATTGACGCGATAACCGCATGAAAGTCATATTTCATGGGGTAATTTATATATTTCTTAATATATTTACATACTGAATGTCTTCAAAACCGTCAATTTCATAATCATGAAAATATATTAATTTATTGTTTTGAATCTTTTTTATAATATCAATCAACGAATCTTGGCTACTTATTTTATCTAATACATTTATAGTATTTTTTATTTTATTGTTTTTTCTTATCCTTTCATATGTCTCATCGTCTTCGTTTTTTATGATCAGCAAATCATTATACCGAATATCAAAATTGAAAAATTTTGACAACGATAAATATTCTGTTTCTGTCATTAGAGTAAATTGATTATAATTATAATTCAATCTCTGTTGTGATCTTTGTCTGGCATTTATTGGATTTGTAATATTATTAATTTTAGAAAAAATGTCAATAATATTTTGAGAGCTATACTTATATTCCGATAGCAAAACTTTCCTTTTTATGTAATCTCTAATTCTAGAATAATGATCCAAATATTTTTCTGTATCATAATTATCGCTAAACCCTATTATAAGATAATTTTCTGTAGATTTCTTTACTGAAAATATTCTGTTATCAAAATTATTAAATTTTGATTTTTCTAATATTGCGAATCCTTTATTTTTTAATATTTTTTCGAAAAGAATATTATCAAAATTTCTAGATACTATAATGTCTATGCTTTTACTTTTTATATCTTCTCGATTGATATCATGAATATTTTTGTTAGAATTAGCAATCTTCCACTTTGACAAATCTTCTGTATCAGAATAAGGAAAATTATTTATATCTTCATAATTCATATCCCAATAATGTTTTGGTATATTTAAATTAAATTCCTTATATTTTTTATAAAATGCAGAAAAAGGCTTCATCATAAATTCACGGGGATTATTACACCACCCTGCAATAGCAGTGTATAGTTTCTCATAAGGGCTTCCTAAATATTTGTTGTATCTCATAATATAAGGAATGCATCCATATTGCATCAATACAAAAATTCTTTCAAATGTATTTTTTATATCATTAATCCAAAAAGATTCATCATACTTATCATACTCATCATATGCGCAAAGAACATACATTTTAGTTGTTTTATTGTAGTATTTTCTCCATATTTTTAACTTCTCGATTATCATTTCTTTATCTTTGATACTGTCAAAAGCAAACATAAAACCATTGTTGCACTTATAGTTTGCTGTAGATAAAACTTTTGCTTTTTCGTCGTTGAGAATTCGAATATCCATACCTTGTTTATATTCAAAATACTTTTTAGAATTTTTTAAATTATCAAAAACAGTTTTCCAATTTGAATAACCTAAAATATTATCATCTAAAAGGCAAATATATTTTCTATCTTCATCAACAAATTCAGATAGGTCGCTGTGCTTTGTGACTTTTGAGAATCTTTGATTAACACAAAAACTACAATGCCTAAAACATCCTCTCGTCGTAAACCCAATCGAATAATCAGTATAATATTTAAAATCTATTTTGTTTTTTCCATCAGATATTTGCTGATCTACCCAATTTTTATATAAATCATAATCTGGCATATGATGTTCAATATTGTCAGGTAATGATTCTGCTTTATCATAAAAGAAACCCGTTCCGCCATATTTAACATTTTTATATTCGAGAATTTCTATATCAATAGGAGTATCAGTAAAAACTTTGGAGACATATACGGTATCGTATTGTGATAGTTCGTTATAATTTGTTTTAAATACTACATTGTCACCGATAGATTTATGGTAGCCTGAAATTTTCATTAAGGCTAAATTAGGAAATCTATGTTTGTTTTTACCTATAATTTCAGCATCAATAACTGCAATATTCACATTTTAATCCTTTTTTAATCTTTACAATGAAATAGTCATTTTATTATCTTACATTTGCTGCTAGCTGAAACATTTTATGATTTTCATAAAAATTTATATCACTAGCAATTGCATTTTCCCAAGGTTGAGCATATGCCAAAGTAATCCAATATTGTCCTTTTGACTTTAGTTTAAATTGTATAACATCTAAGCCATTTATACAAGTGTCAGATTGTGATGTTCCAAACGAAACATCCTTTTTGCTCATTGTTTCCATATAGCTATTGATATAGGTAAACTCAACAATTACCCAAGTCAAAGTTTCAGAACAATCATTTGGCAAACTTATTTTAAGGGTATTGTCTTCATTAATGTTTAACATGGCTCCATTATTATCCTCATATATATTTATTATTTTAGAGCTGTTACAACTAGTTAGACAGAATCCTAGCAACAAAACTAACATCAACAACACAAATTTTATTTTATTCATTTTAGCACTTTGATCATTTTTAATATAATCTTATTATTCAATTCCTGGAAATATTACCCAATAATCACCAATTTTCCAAATAGGTAGCGAAAACCCTGTCAATTTTGGAGGTCTATAAACTGGCGGTGATTCATAATGTGTGGTATATTTAACATTTTCTAAAAAGAAATCTGATAACTGAATTGCTGGATATGAGTCTGCCAATTCTGGATTCACTTTTGAAACCAGTATGCCGTCCAATCTTCCATCAATTAAAATATCTTCTCCGCGAACAGTTTTCCACATACCCCATCGCTTACCTGTTTCAAAATCAAGTTCGACCACCTGATTTTGATAGACAATTTGCCGATATACATCAATTTGTCTAGAAATATCTACGATTAGAAAAGGGCCATCCCAGCCAAATTCTGGATTATATATCCATACCTCGTGTCCTACTTCAGACCAAAAAGGAACAGCAACCGATCCAACATACTTGCTTATATCGTATCCGCCTTGTCTTGCCGTTGCTTCCATTAAGCCTCGATCATAGACTACAGCAGAGCCTCCGGCAACTATAGGCATTCGCAACATTAGCGTTTCGTAAGATGGCACTCCTGCTATCCAATAATTTCCTTCCCAATATCCATTATAAATATTTTTATCATTATTGGTCGTCCCATACTCATAAATCATTTGTGTTTTGTGTGGAGTTGGATATGATGTGGGAATTATATCTAATCCAGATGCGGAAGCCATATTCATGCCACTAAAAGCAATTAAAAACACTAATATCAACAACAAAAATCCAATAATTAATTTAATTTTTTTACTAACATTCATATCAATGATCCTCCTTGTTTTTATGAAAAACTATTTTACTTCTACGGATATTCTAAAACTACTAAGTCCATTCTCTGTAGAAAATGTAGATAGTTCTCCGTTTTCCCATTCCCAAGGATGGACATAAATAAGACTAATTCCAGTATCTCCAATAGATATTGCTTTAAAAGTAATTGTTGAAATGCCATCTGCCCCTACGACATTATTTCCAGCATTGGATGTAAACTTATAATCTTCTATTTGTTTTAATATACTGCTATTATTATCACTCTCCTCACCAAAATCCATTATTACCCACATATATCCGGTCGAAGGGTTGCTGGGCAAATTTATTTTTATGATATCATTTACAGAAACTACAAATGTTTTTCCCCCATCTTCCATATCCACACTAATTGTTTTTCCACGATCACAGCTAACGAGAAACATTGTTATTGCCAATACAAATGCACAAACTGTCAATCTTATCTTATTCATATTTTCTCCTTACTTTGCAAATAGATTATTAAAATTGAACAAATCTTGCCAAAAACACCAAAACTTCACAGAAAACCACATATCTACCCACCATTGTGGAATTTTATTCACAATTTCGTTTATTTTTATTCCATCAATTCTCCATTCTTCTATATATTTCGGATCTACTATTATTTCAAAAGACCATTCTTTTTCTCTTCCCCGAATATCTAACGAATATAATTTTTTCACCACCATAAACCATGCATAAAAACAAACAATAAAATAGAAAGTATAAAACTTGATAACAATAAAATTATAAAAATAACTTTATTCGAACAACCCCAATCAAATATTAAACTCATAAGTGATATAATTATATAAGAAAATGCAATAATTATACAGTAAATGCTAAAGTAAACAACATTTGATGCGTTTTCGGGAGTTCCAAATCTTGTTGCAAAATTATTCATTAATGTTAAAGTTGTAGAACTACTAAAAAAAATAAAAAATGCACTAATAAATAATATTCCAGAAAAACGCATCAAAATTGATTTATTTTTACTATAAATTAAAAGAAAAACTAATCCGAAAATAAAAGCTAATAAAGCAGACACAGAAGCGATGTGCACTAAAATATTTAAAATGCCTGTATCCAAAACAAACATAATATTTTACCTTTCTAATGAAAGAGTCCTTTCATTGTAACATCAAATATCCGCACTTCATCTGATATTTAGTAAGTTTTGGCAAGTAAGTCATTTGATATAATTCTGCTGCCAAATCATTTAAAAATCCAATTTGTGCTTGTCTTCTAGCATCATCAATATCTGTTGCTAGAATCCATCCCTTGATTTCTTTCGTAAATTGATCAATATTTAAAATAGTGACCATGCGTTATCCCTTCTCACAAAAAGTCTTTTCATGGTATATTTGCATTAATAACAAAATGATGCAAAATACCATCTTTCGGCAAAACTTTTTCGCCATCAATAAAAATTTCAAAGTTACTTGCCCATCCAGCAATGCCAAGTTCTTTCTTTTGATCAAGTTGTAATTGTCTTACAAAATTAATCATTTTGTCATAATCTTTTAAATCTCTAACCATTTTTTATTCCATTCTCCATGAAATAGTTCTTTTATTGGGCATCTTTAATAATAATATGATATGTATTTATTGGAATTGCCGTCATGAGCAATCCATCAAAAGAAACTTCTTCAAAACCTCTTTCAAATTTTATTTCGGCATTATTATATTGATTATTCATTACAACCCATTCTTCACCATCGTCTGTTTCAGCTATAAGTTTTATTTTTTTAATTTTTTTCATATTTCTCCTAATAAAATATTGATTTCATGGGTAACAATCCCTATATAGTGGCATATCGCCTAACGATACAGTACATATGGTGGTTAATTTTATTATTCTTTTTCTTCTTTAAAATATTCACGAATTTCTTCTAATTTATCTTCTGACGACAAAGATTCTTCGTCTAAAATAGATAAAACATCGTCTCTAAATAAATTGTAATAAAACTTATCATTTTCGTCATTAGCGACAGCAATAACGTCTTCGGCAGAAGTATTTGGCTTACTAATATTACCATGGGTCACATTATCATAAACCTTAGAAACTTCTCCGACGAATGTTGAATAGTCTGTGAGTTCTCTTTTAAGATGATCTAAATTAACTGACCCATCTTCATTAATGATCAGAGGCTTCCAAAATGTATCAAATTCTTCTTCAATATCTTGTAATTCGCTTTTCGTTAATTCACTATATTCTTCCATTTTTATTCTCCTTTTATCTAATTCTCGCCCATGAAACAAATCTTTCATGGGG